CGAGATCGTCGTCGAGAACGACGACGTCACCCCTTCGGGGATCACGCCGGAGTACGACGTCTGCCACGAGTTTCCGACGTGCCTCATGTGCATCGGCAGCGCGGTCGACTATCTACCGCGGTTCGCGCGTGACCCTGTTATCAGGAACGCTTGGGGCTTGTCGCCAAGGTTTCTATGTCTCCGATGACCAGTTCCTGTCGTGTATGCGATCGTCGTCGAGAACGACGACGTCACCCCTTCGGGGATCACGCCGGAGTACGACGTCTGCCACGAGTTTCCGACGTGCCTCATGTGCATCGGCAGCGCGGTCGACTATCTACCGCGGTTCGCGTACGAGACAGTGGGTGAGGTGATCGTCAACGCGGCCACGCTGAAGAAGCTCGACCTCAAGTTCCGCGACGGTTAGCTGTTCGAGCGCTTCGCCCGCTCTTTTTTAATCCAACGAGCACGGAACTGGCGGATGTCGGGGATCGTGCACAGGTCGACCTTGCGGCCACCACGCTCACGCATGACGGGGCCTTCGGCGCAGCTCTTGATCAGCGCGTAGCCACCTCCGTAGCCGAGCAGTGCGCACCGCTCGTTGCCACGACACGCGCGATACCAGTCCTGCAGGTGCTTGGCCCCGTCGAGGTAGTCCTCGAGCACGGTCTGGCCCACGCACTTCGTTTCCATGGTCGGCTGCAGCACGCCGCATGCGGTCTTGCCTGCTACGACTGGGCCCACCACGCTCGAGGTGTAGCGGCTCTCGAAGTACGCGGTGCTGAGCAACATGTCCGCGTCGATGCCGTAGAACGAAGCTGCGATGCGTGCCGAGGTCAGGTGCTCCATCGCCGCCGGCGCCGTCAGATCGTTGGGGGCCGTTCTTCGCAAGGCGTCGGCGTCGTTGGGCGACGTGAACAGGAACACGAGCACCGCGGCGATAATGGACATGCCGCCGCTATATCACGGCATGTCGATTTCCAACCAACCATTGCGCAACCATCCATGCATGCGTTGGGGACTACCGATCCCGATGGATGGCGTCACATCGATATCCGGAGGTGCACCTGTGCGTGTCCACCCAGGCCCATTGCTCGCAGGACCGTCGATCATCCATTCACCTGCGGGGGTCTTGCACACGAGCGACATCTCACCGTTGCGGTGGTAGCTGTCGTCTCCGTTGAGCACGCGCCAGTCGTAGAGCGCGCCGACAGGCGCATCTCCGATCGTGACCAGCTCTTGGTTGTCGCCACGTTGATAGAGCCGCGTGTGGCTCTCTTGCTTCGCGTCTTCGGGACGGAACACGTAACCACACGAGCACGCGGTCGGCCAGCGCGGATCGTCGAGCGCAACGGTGTGCTGCGTGCGGTCGCCGTCGAGCGACGCTTCGAGGGTTCCCGCCGCGCGTGTGACCTCGATCTCGACGTCATGGGTCTCGTAGGACGTCAGTTCAGCGCCGGGGTACCGCGACTCCCGTCGACCACAAGGCGGCACGCCGTCACGCGCGAACGCGTACCGACGAAGTGTGACAACGACGTCATCTGTGGGCGTGAGCAGGAAGCAGCGATGGCGAGAAGGCATGACGTTACCTCTTGGGTGCGAACTCCGCCGCAGCGTCAGGAAAGTCGCGCGGCAGGTCCCTGAACTTCGGACGATCGGGCGTCGGCACAGGCAACGGCTGCTTGTACGTGTCGACGGGCGCGGGACGGTGCCCGCTTGCTACGGGCGCGGGACGGTGCACGCTTGCTACGGGCGCCGTGTTGAGCTTCGCGAACAGTGACTGGATCAACGTGTCGGTGGCCTCGAGCCGTGCCTCGAGCTTCACGACGTAGTCGTGCTGGGTCGTCGCAGTCGTCTGCAGCTCCTTGACGGAAGTCGCGAGTGCCGCATAGCCGCCGGTCGCTTCGTCCTGGGTTTGTTGATACTTGGCCTTCAACTCCTCGTGGCTTGAGAGGTAGCCGAACCAAGCAGGCGCGATCCCGACGATGGCCCCGACGAGAAGGGTGATCAGGGTCTTGGGGTTGGCCGCCATCTTGTAATGATAGGAGGATTTTTTTGGCCCCGACGCAAGGGGGCTGAAACCCCCTATAATTTCCCCGTGCGAACCGTCTCGCTTGCGGGCGTCCTCGACCAGCTCCTCTCGGCTGCCAGCCGCGAGAAGACCGCTGAGATCTCGACGAGCCCGAAGACCTTCTTCGTGCACGTGCGTGTGCCCGAGCACGTCGCTGAGAACCTTCGCGAGATCCAGAAGAAGGTCATCCCGGACGCTGCGAAGCACTCCGACATCGACCACATCACCCTGGTCTACACGAAGAAGCCGCTCGAGGACCACCCGCCCGAGAAGGTCCACGCCGCGCTCGCGGCACTTCGTCAGGTTGGCGAGAACGCCGAGCCCATCGAAGCGAAGATCCAGGGCTGGGGCTACTTCGATGGCGCGGCCTCCCAAGGCAAGCGGAACACCGCGCTGGTCGCGTTGCTCGACGCCCCTGGCCTCGAACATCTGCACGTCGACATGGTGCGCGCCCTCAAGGTCCACGGCATCGACCCGAGCGACAAGCACGTGTTCACGCCGCACATCACGCTCGGCTACCTCGGTGACGCTGGGCGCACCGAAGAGCCACTGCCTGTGATCAACGGACGATTCACGATCGACCGAGCGCACGTGACGTCGCGGGACCACCACGAGATCCCGTTGACGGGCGTCGAACGTTCGATGGGACAGAAGGCCGCCGAGGCCGCCTTCCCCGGCTTCATCACCAACATCGACGACGCCACCAACGCCAACGACAACTACCGCAAGGTCCTGCACACCGCCAAGAAAGAGCAGCTTGTCGTGATGTCCCTGCCCAAGGGCGGCGACATCGGCTCCGAGAAGCATCCGAACACGGACCAGTTCATCCGCGTCGAAGGCGGCCAGGGCAAGGCCGTCTTGAACGGCGTCGAGCGTCCGATGCGCGACGGCACCGCGCTCATCATCCCCGCAGGCACGCAACACAACATCGTCAATACGGGTGACGACCCGCTCAAGCTCTACACGGTCTACTCCCAGAACGAGCATCCGGACGGCATCGTCGAGAAGACCAAGGCCGACGCCGAAAAGAAAGAAGCCGCACTCGGCGTCAACGCTGCCAAGTTCGCGACCGACTTCGCGCCCAAGACCAACTTCTCGCTGGACACGAACGCGCTGCGCTCGCAACGACACGAAGGTCCTGGCAAGGGTCAGACCTCGCCGGGGATGGGCGGCGTGCCCGCACAGACCGGCGGGATGCATTCAGGTGGCGGCCTGCGATGACCGAGCGTCCCGTCTACGTCGGCGTTGGTGAGTGCGACTGCAAACGCATCGACACCAAGCTCTATCACGTGCCGGGCACCGAATTCGCTCGGCGGCCGGTGTGCGCCGTGTGCCTCGTCGACCACGGCTTCGAAGTGCCCACGCCGCGTACCGCCGACGACCTCGAGGAGATCGATGGGCGTCCCACGTGGAAGCCGATGCCGACACCGCCTCCGTTGAACCCCCTCGTCCATGCAGGCAAGCTGGACCTCGGGTACGGGCACATCTTCGAGGCGGTGCTTGGCAGCGACGAACAGCTCATCGGGTGGCTGCACACTCATCCCGATGCTCGAAGCCTCGAGGGGATGCTCTGCCAGTCGTTCTGTGCCGTCCGCCCGCTCAACGGCACGCCGATCCATCAGGTCGTGAGCGTCGATCCTTTGACGCTCATGCCAAGCTTGCTTTGCCGCACCTGTGGTGCACATGGTCATGTGACCAACGGAAAATGGGAGCCCTGCTGATGTTGCACACCAAGACTCACGTCATGATCGACGGCGCCATGCACACGGTCGCGCGCGTCGACAAGCACGAGACCGGACCGCACCACACGCATCGCGTCCATACCGGATGCGGCCTGACCATCGATGTCGACGTCGGCGGAGAGCGTGCGCGTGCCCGTTCGCTCGAGCGTCACGGTCACGTGATGGCCGAGCCCGATCCCGCCGTGCGCGCAGCCCATGCGCCATACCACCTGAAGGCGGCAGACGAAGCGGCCTCGAAGGCCGAGCCCCTCGATGGCGGACGGTGGCACGTCGACGCCCACGCCCGTGACTGTGCCGCCTGTGTGGCGCACGAGCGTGGCGCTGCTCCAGTGACGCACCCGCTGGGGCACACCAACGCACGTACGGTCGAAGCGGACATCGAGACCAACCTCGCGTGTCCCAAGTGCGGCACGAAGATCTATCGGCGTCGTGCCAGCGAGCAGTTCGCATGCACCGGCCAAGGGCACGAGTTCACGGGCCTCGAGCTGATGGCGCACGTCAAGGACAGCTTCGATAGCCTCACGCGGCTCGTGATGCCGGAGTCCAAGTAGATGTCGCTGCCCACGGTCACCCAGACATGGACGTACTCGTTCAACAACAGGTACGTGTACACAGGTTCATCGACGCTCATCACGACGATGGGCGCCTTGTTGTTTTCATGGGTCGGCGTGGGCGGCTTCCTCACGACGACGATGGGGTACACCGTCAAGGGATCGTGTGACGGTACGACCGGCGCGATGGACGGCGTCAACCGCATCACGGCTGCGAACAAGTGGGCCACGCGCGCGACGATCGCGGGCGCCGCGCAGTCGTGGATCGTCCTGACAGACGGCGCCGGGATCGACTGGTTGTTCACGTACCAGTCCGTCGCGGATGACGTCTCGCGGCTTTCGCATTCGCAAGGCGGTGTCTACATTGCGGCAGGGACTCCAGCCCAGCAACCCACCGCGACGGATGAATGCTTCGACACCCAGAGTGGGTCTTGGATCAACGGGAACATCAGCGCGGACCGCGTCTGGCATTTCTGGGGCAGCAGCGACAAGAAGATGTTCCGCATGGCGATCTATCGTACGGGAGTCCTTGCGTCTTTCATCAAGGGCGAGAAGTTCACGGGCGCCCTGGTCGCACCTGCCACGTTCACGCTTGCTGTCGGCGGCGGAACGGTCGCGGCTCTCAAGTCATTCTACAGCGGCTCGTCTGTGTCCTCTAACAACATGGTCGGCTATGTCGCCAATGCGGCAGGCGACGTGTGTCGGTTGCATACGTCGGTCGATGCCAACTGCAAGGCAGGCAATGGTGGGGAGCTTATCGGAGGCATGGCAGGCCTCTCCGCGCTCATGAACAACGAGCGCCCCCTTCTTCAGGGTGGTGTCGGGATCCTGTTATTCCCTACACAAACAGGTTCGATCCAAGCCAGCACGGACGGCAAGTTGGGCAGCTTGTTCGACCAGTGGTACTCCATCTCGAACAGCGCAACCACGCCCGCCGTAGGTGACGTGTTTGGTAACCTTCAATTCTACACGGTCACGCCCGGCATCATCTTGCCGCTTGACGGCGTAACAACCCCACTGACGTCCTGACATATGGCGCTACCTACCGTCACACAGACCTGGACGACGTCGTTCAACAACCGATACACGTTCGTATCGGTTCTTGGCGCGATGCAGAGCTACATGCTCTCCCTCAAGGACTTCTTGAAGACGACCATGGGCATGACCGTCAAGGGTTCCTGCTCGGCAGGTACCGGCGCCATGGACGGTGTGGACCGTTGGACCGTCGCCACCGATGTTGCACCACGCAACAACGGCGCTGCCGGTTCACAAGCCTGGTTTGTCTTGACCGACGGCGCAGGCGTCGACTGGTGCTTCTCGTTCAACTCGGCCTCCGATGACATTTTCCGGCTGGCGCATTCGACGGGCGGCAACTACGTCGCCGCGGCTACAGCGAACCAGCAACCCACCGCTACGGACGAGTGTTTCGATGCGGCTAGCGGTTCTTGGGTAAACAGCACGGCTAGCGCTGACCGGGTCTGGCATATGTGGGGCTCGAGCGACAAGAAGATGTGGCGCTCGACGGTCATGCGGTCCAGCGCTCTCGTCATGTATCAAGCAGGCGAGAAGTTCACGAGTGCGCTGGTTTCACCCGCAACTTTCACACTGGGCACTGGTGGCGGAACCGTAGGTGCGGTCAAGTCATTTTATAACGGTTCGACTTTCAACTCGAATTTCAACGCCACGTATGCACCCTCCGCTCTCGGAGACCTGTGCCGCGTACATACGAACCAAGACATCAACGCAGCAGCGTCGATTGGCGGTGAGATGCCTGGTGGTGGTGTTGGGTCCTTGGCTTCGAGTGCCGTGCTTTTCAACGCAGAACTTCCACTACTTCAAGGTGCGACTGGCGAACTGATGTTCCCTGCTCAAATGGGAAGCAGGCTTGCCAATGCCGACGGTAAGCTCGGAAGCAAGATTGACAGCTGGTACGTGTTGACCAACAGCACGACGGTTCCGGGCCTTGTTGATACGTTCGGTACACTCCAATTCGTGGTCGTCGAAATTGGAGGCGCGATCATCCTACCGGGAGACGGCGCCACTACGCCGGTGTCCACATAATGGGTCTTCCTACCGTCACGCAGACTTGGACGATGTCGTTCAACAATCGATCGATCTTCGTGTCGATCATTCGAACGATGGGTGACCTGGTCTTCTCGCTCAAGAACTTCTTGAAAACGACGATGGGGTACACCGTCAAGGGCTCGTGCGACGGTACGACCGGCGCCATGGACGGTGTTGACCGTATCACCAGTGCGACCACATGGGCGACCCGTAACAACGGGGCTGCCGGCGCGATGTCTTGGATCGTCCTGACCGACGGCGCGGGCATCGACTGGTGCTTCTCGTTTAACTCGTCATCTGACGCAATCGTTCGGTTGGCACACTCGACAGGCGGAAACTATGTAGCCGCTGCCACTCCCAATCAACAACCGACTGCGTCCGACGAGTGTTTTGACGTTGCTTCCAGTGAATGGGTCAACGCAAATAATACTTCACGGCCTTCGGATACGGTTTGGCACATGTGGGGCTCGAGCGACAAGAAGATGTGGCGTCTTGTCACGGCCACTGGTGCCAATCTGGGTGTGACGGGACACGCTTTTTGCGCCTATATCGCCGGTGAAAAGTTTACGAGCGCCCTTATAGCGCCCGCTTCTTTTACGCTGGGCACGGGCGGGGGCACCGTTGGCGCTATCAAAACGTACTATCAAGGCGGCAACGGAAACGGTGGTCGAATCTACTCCCTCGCAACTATTTTAAACGTGATCTATACAGGGTCCAGTGTTGCAGACCTGTGTCGTGTGCGTGCAGGGGGCGCCGATACTAACGCGCTAGCCACCATCGGCGGGGAACAGCCGGGTGGCGCGGTTGGGGCTGTCAACGGGGGCGCGCAATTCTGGAGTGCAGAAAAACCAGCCCTGCAAGGCCACAAGGGTCAACTCATCTTCCCCACAACGATGGGCGCCCGGAACGCATCCGCAGACGGTAAGCTAGGCACGAAGATTGACCACTGGTCTTCGATTACCAACGTGGCTGGCCTTCCTGAATTCTTGGATTCATACGGCGACAAGCAGTTCTGGGCGATTGCTCCCGGCATCATTCTTCCCGGTGATGGCGTAACGCGCTTGGTGTCCCAATGACAGTTCGTACAGGTGTTGATATGGGGTCACCAGGCGCGATCAACGTATCGCCTGTGGTGCGTTTGGGAGACGGTACAACGCCCAGCAGTCTTTACGTCTCTGCACGGTCTCGCCTGGGTTCTTGGCGATCTCCGAACTCGAACTTGAGGCAGTCCATGCAGGTTATCGAAGTCACACAAAACGTCGCAGTCTCGATCCCTGTGTACATGCGCAGCACAGATACGGGCGCTGGCATCTCGGGGCTTGCTACGGCGATGGTGATCACCAGCAAGAAGACAGGTGCAGGCTTCCTCACGATCACACCCAGTATCACCGACCGCGACAACGGTTGGTACGATCTCGCCTTCACAGGCGCGATGGTCGACACGTTGGGCTTCATGCCTCTTCGGATCACGGCGGCTCCTGGAATCGGCCAGACCGGCGCGCAAGAGAACGACGAGATCACGGTCAACATCATCGCCATCAACAAGAACGACGCGGTCCACATGGGGCTCAGCTCGTTGCCCAACGCGACCGCGGGTTTGAACGCAGGGCTCCCTGTCGTCGGGGTTCAAGTCCCTCTGCCGAGCGCGGGCGCGGCCGGGGGTCTGCCGTTGGTCGGCACCCAGATCCCGCTTGCCGCCGCAGGCACGAACACCGGCCTGCCTGTCATCGGCACCCAGATCCCGCTTGCAACCGCAGGTGCGAACACAGGCCTTCCCGTGGTCGGCACCCAGATTCCCCTCGCAGCGGCAGGCGCAGACACGGGCCTGCCCGTGGTCGGCAACCAGATCCCCAACGCCACGGCCGGATCGTCCGACGGTCTCGCGATCGCCGAGCAGGTTGCCAACATCGCGGTCACAGGTGCAGCGCTCAACGCGATCGCGACCTCACGCACGATCGTGTCCGGTACTGAAGTCGGCGTGCTCGCCAACTCCGACACCCTCGACCGCGTGTTCCACACGTTCACCGACGTCGCGGGCGCGATCGACTTCTACTACGAGTTCAACATCGCAGCGATCGCCAACGCGGCCGGCGTGTCTGTGCAGTGGATGGGCTACTTGAACACGGCAGGCAACACCATGAAGGTGTACGCCTGGAACTGGACAAGTCTCGCCTGGGACCAGCTCGGCTTTATTGCCGGGTCCGGCGACACCGTCGCGTATGGCGGCGAGTACGCGCTGACCAACTCGCACTCGAGCGGCGGCCTCGTGCGCATTCGGTTCGCGAACACCGGGCTCACGACCGCCACGTTCGCCACCGACCGGATCCTCCTGGGCTATGTCGTCTTGCCTGCTTCGACCTCGGTGACGGTCGCGGCCATCCTCGACGCGTTGCTCACGGGACACGCGGTCGTTGGCAGCATCGCCGACGGTATCGCGATCGCGGCAGGCCTGCTCCAGGGCAACTTCTTCATGGACCAGACCGACAACACGAGCCCGAACGGTCAGACGGCTGCGCGGATGCGCATCTTCCGTGATGGCGTCGCCACGGCAGCCGCCACAGACGGCGGTGTCGCTGAAGGTGAGTTCGCGACGTTCCTGGTGACGACGACGTACGTGGGGCCGAACAAGATCGCGACTCATCGGGTGGTGCGGCAGTGAGCGCCGGCGGACCTCTTGGCTCAAAGGGCGTCGCCACCGGGCGCGGCGTCACGGTCTCCACCAAGGGCATGGTGTCGCGGTTCGCAGCGCCTGCAGCCCCCGCGCCTTCACCCGTGGGCGATTCCCTGTCGCTCCCGATCACACACCTGCCCATCCGGATCGTCATCCCCACCTCGATCAACATCGCGCTCATGGCGATGGAGAACGTCATCGACAACATGCGGGTGCAGCAATCCTCGAGCTTGGATCTGCCCAGCATGTACAAACGCGCCTACCTCATCGCCTACGAGACCGATGAGATCGCCATCGTGAAGCCGTGATGCGATGGCACCCAACGAAGTCGATCAAGTTGCACGCGGGCTCGCGAACCTGCGCCTGCAGGTAGATGCCATCGAGACGGTCGCCAAAAATGCGTCTCTGCCCGAGACCATCGCGCAGGCACGCAAGACCGTCCGCGGGTCCGCGGTCATCGTCGCCATCGCCTTGATCGTGTCGTCACTCATCAAGTTCTGGGGTGACGAACACGTCCGATCCCTGGAGAATCGGATCGAACAGCTCGAGGTCCGTGATATGAGGCATCCATGAAGCGCGCGATCGAGATTCTCAACTCGCCCTCGTCGGACTACACCCCGTTCGTGCTCGAGGTGAAGGAGCCTGGCGTTCTTCGGACCATCCTCACGGGCTACGAGCCGCCGAGCACCATCATCCCTGCATCGATGGGAAAGCCGCCCGAGGCTGAAATGATCCCCCTGCCAGCCCTGGTCTTCGAGGTCGACCCCGAAGGCAAGCCCCACAAGCGGTCGTTCGTGTGGTTGCCCGCAGGCAAGGCGCTCGATTTCGCCGGCGCCCTGATCTTCGCTGCGACGTACGTCGATGAGCGGACCGGCATGCCGCTCATGCTCTACGAGGCGGTTGCGGGGTGAGCGCCTGGCAACCCATCAAGCGGTTGCAGCGTGAGTGGAACGAACGGTTCCTCAAAGCCCTCGCTCGCCTCGAGCGGGAGCAGCGGCAGAAAGAACGTTGTGGTGGGTGTGGTCGAACATTCGCGGAGCATCCGTTCGAAGATTACGAGGAGTGTGTTCGCAAGGTGTTGAACGAAGCGTGATGGACGTGTTACGGACGAGGTGATGACACCCAAGGAACAGGCGTTGTGGATGCTCGACGCATCTGAGGTACGTGCAGGCCAGACCTGGCGGCATGTGAAGACCGGGAACCGCTACACGGTGATCGCGACCGGTCTCGACGAAGCGACGCTTGCGCCGGTCATCGTCTACTCCGGCCATGACGGTGTCGTGTGGGTGCGGACGCTCGAGGTCTTCACGGGCAACACAGAAGAGGGCAAGGCACGGTTCCTCCTCGTAACCGAGGAGACGGAGCCACAGACGGCCCCGTTCGTGAAGGCCGAGAAACTCGAGTCTGCGCGTCGCCGTTGCTGTCTGGCGTCGAGCTTCCCGCCCTTCGACCACTCGCTCGATTGCACGCTTCGCTCGATGCAGGGGGTGCACGCGTGAGGCCGGACTGGGATGAGTACATGATGCGCTTCGCCTACACCTCGGCGATGCGTGCCACCTGTCCTCGCCGTCACGTCGGCGCCGTCATCGCAGATGCGTCCTATCGCATCGTGGCAACCGGCTACAACGGCGCAGCTCGGCACTTGCCGTCCTGCGACGAGGTCGGCTGCCAGATGGTCGAGGGCCACTGCGTACGCACCCTCCACGCCGAGTCGAACGCCATCGACTATGCGGGGCGGTTCGCGGGGCAGTGCACGCTCTACGTGACCGTCACGCCGTGCTGGGACTGCGCCAAGCGCATCGTCAACTCGGGCATCACGCGCGTCTGCTACGACGAGCACTACGAGAGCCGCTACGGCAAGAGCACAGACGTTCCGGACTATCTGCGCGAGGGCGGCGTCGTCGTCGATCGCATGGACCCCAACGTGATGACGCGCTACAAGGTTCTGATGGGCTTGCTCGACAAGCCCTCCGACATCGCGGTGGTTTCAGGGCAGCACTCGACCATCGTTCCGCCCAGCGCGTGCGCGATCCATCGCTTCGACGGTGACGGTCCATGCGTCGTCTGTGGCATCAGCGGTAGCTGAGGTGTACATGTCCCCGTACGACGACGGCTGGCTCTCCGGCATGGAGATCTCTTGCACGCGGTCGTGCTCGCGGGGTAAACCTGGACGCATGCGAACCTATCGCTCGGCATGAGGCCGTACGACGAGTACTTCACGGCGTGCGCCAAAGCCGCGCTCGAGCATGACTTCGACCCGATCCCCTGGATCGACGCCCCTCACTGGCGTCGTGAAGCCGCCTACGCGGTGGCCGAGGCTGCGCTCAACACCAACAACCCAGACTTCACGCGAAGCGCATGGCTCTTGACGATGTCGTTGATGGGTTGGCGGTGGGACAAGATTCTCGACGAACAAAAAAAGACACATCCCGGGATCGTCTACGGCGAATTGACGCGCGGCGGTTCGAAGCACTGGGAGAGCGTCGTCAAGCAGGTACGTGATGTCGGGCGTAAGCTCGGCGTGAGGATGACAGGACCATGAACGAGTTCCAGATCGGCGACACAGTGAAGTGGCTCTCGCAGGCCGGCGGGTCGACCAAGACCAAGGAAGGGCGCATTGTCGAGATCGTGCCCCCAGGCGTCATGCCCGACGTCCCGAAGATCACGGGCTCACGCCGTGTGGTTAGCTACGTCGTCGAAGTGACGTTCCCGCCGGGCGATCGCCGAGGCTTCATCACAGGCCCCATCCGTACGAAGAAGCCCCAACGCTACTGGCCCCTGCCCCAGAAGCTGAAGCTGGTGTCGAAGCCCTCGTGATCGTCGCTTTCACCGGGCACCGTCCCGACAAGCTGGGCAACTGGGATCCCGCACATCCCGTGGTCGCGCGCGTGAAGAAGGCGCTTCGCAACGGCCTCATCGAGAACTGGCCTTTGGTTGCCGTCTCAGGCATGGCCCTTGGTGTTGACATGTGGGCGGCCGAGGCGTGTGTGGAACTCGGCATTCCGTTCCATGCGGCCCTGCCCTGCGATGGCTGGAGTGAGAATTGGCCGTTGCCTTCACGGCAACGCTACCAAGCCCTCGTGAAGAAGGCCGCCGAGATCCACGTCGTCAGCCCCGGCTCCTACAAGCCCTGGAAGATGCAGCGACGTAACGAGTGGATGGTGGATCACTGCAACCTGCTCCTGAGCATCTGGGATGGCAGCGCCGGCGGCACCGCAAATTGTCTCGAGTACGCGGACTACGTGAAACGTCCGGTGAAACAGCTCCAATGGCGTGAGCAGATGTTGACGGCCACATCGGATTGCTAGATAAACATCACCATGCCCAAGCCCAAGACCAAGTTCACCGCCACGTTCACCGCCAAGCTCGGCAAGACGCCCATCACCATCAACCTCCCCGTCGACTTCACGGCGACGGGCGTCGACAGCGCTGACATGCTCGCCGAGGATCTGGCAGGCGTTGCCGCCGACGAGCTGCAGAACCTTCAGGAGAACGCCATCCTGAAGCTGAAGAACAAGGCCGACCTCAAGCGCGCGTTCAAGGCGTACGCGAAGGCGAACCCGCCCAGCGCGAACGCGTAGCTTGGACGGCTACATGTAGAAGCTGCTGGACAACTACACGTGAAAGACGCCAACTCGGCGTCTTTCTTCGTTTGGAGACCCCCACGGGGGTCGAACCCGTGACCGAAAGTTTCATCACACTTCCGCTCTACCACTGAGCTAGGGGGCCAGTCGCGGAAACCACGGGGCTCGAACCCGTCATCCCAAGACCATCAATCTTGGTGCTGCACCCGGCAGCTCGGAATCCAGTAGTCCACGTTGCGAACGTCACGCACAACGCGAACAACGCGTTTCGTAATACTATCAGCACGTGCAGAAAGATGGGCGGGAAGATGGGGTCGAACCACCGACCTTGATTCTTGCGAACCAAAGCTCTACCACTGAGCTATTCCCGCAGAGACCTCGCGTGGAGTTGAACCACGTGTCGCCGGGCTAGAAGTCCGGTGCTCTATCGTTGAGCTACGAGGCCATGGCGGAGCTGCCCGGACGCGACCCGGGATCTCTCGTGGATCCGAAGACCCACGAGCTGCGCGCTTTACGCCACAGCTCCAAAGAGGGTTACTTCACGAGGGGCAAGGCACTCGTGACCTTTCCGATCGCCTTGCGATCCGTGGACGGGGGCAAGCCGAGGGCCATTGCCTGACCCGCAAACGGGCCGGCGTCCTCGACGATGAGCTTGTAGGTCAGCGACTGCTCGCCTAGCGCGAGCGCGATACGCCGCAACGAGGCCTCATCGGGTACCGCGAGCGCGATGACGATCGTCGGCGGGTAGCCTGAAGCCTCGGAGGCAGCGTGGCACACCTGCGCCATCTGGACGCCGTGCGGAAGATCGTTGCGGATCACCGTATACAGGACCTTGGGTTGCTCGTCGCTCATGACCACACGCGACCTTCGCTACACGGTAGCGTGGCACGATGCGCAAGCTCACCCGGAAGCAGGTCTTGTCGATCCCACAACTCCTCCACATCGACGGCGGGGGCGGCAAGCATCGAGAGTCCCTGCGTGGCAAGGCCGCGAGTTTCGCCTTGTGGTTGAAGAACAACGGCTACCCGAGTGGGTACCGCGTGCTTTGCATGAACTGCAACCTCGCCATCGGCATCAGCGGGACCTGTCCTCACCGGCGGTAGCGCGACCTGCACCCCGTGGGGGAGATCCGAGCGCACGACGACATAGAGAACCTGGGAGGGAGAGCTGACCGGCGACGCCGGCGAATCCTTACGGTCGATGCATTTGTGTCCCTACGGTAGGGCGGCTCCCCGCCCCTGTCAAGGGGGCTAAACTGACCTCTGGAATCGGGCATAAGGATGTGAAGGGTATGCGGCATAAACATCCGCTCAAGGTTCATCATGAAGACAGTCTTCCTCTGCCTGGTTCTGGTTTCAGCGTGTAGCCCCGCAGGTGCTGGCGCCAACGGTACGATGGGTGATCCGGGACCTGAGGGCCCGCAAGGCTCGGCGGGGCCGCAGGGCTCGGCGGGGCCGCAGGGGCCGCAAGGCCCTCAGGGGGCGCAAGGCCTGCAAGGTCCTCAGGGGCTTCAAGGCGCCACGGGTGCCACGGGTGCCACGGGTGCGGTAGGACCGATGGGTCCACAAGGTCCCGCAGGCAGTCCTGGCGCGACGGGGTCGCAAGGCGCAACGGGCGCTCAAGGCCCTCAAGGCTCTGCCGGGCCGCAGGGGCCCAAGGGCAGCGTGGGCCCCGTAGGCCCCGTAGGCCCGGGTGCCGTAGTGTTCGATTACGGCGGGGCTCGTCTCGGCGTCTTGCTGAGCGCGACGCCTGGCCAAGAGGCGTACATCTCTCAAGGTGACCAGTACACGCTGGTGCCTGATGGGCTCATCGTTCCGATGAACCACACCACCCAACCGGTGTACTACACCAACAACAACTGCACAGGTACGCCGTACGCCGTGCCTGGGCACGGCTATGTGGCCAACGACGACTACGTGTACATCGGCTTCGGCAACGCCTTGTACACGGCATCCGCGTCCCTGACGGGAAACTTGGCTGTCCAGTCGTTCTCGACAGGAGGCGGGAGTTGTATGTCCTCGAGCCTGGGTACACAACTACACGCGATGACGAGCGTGGGGTCGCCCATTGACCCTGTTGGGTCGATGCCATGGCATATCGTCCTCCAATGAAGCCGACGCTCGAGGCGATGTCTCGGGTCATCACGTTCGCACTCATCGACGCGGTCTCCGAAGACATGAAGCTATCTAAAGGGAAGGCCAAGAAGGCCATCCTGCGAGGCAGGGTCTCGGTGGACGGGGTTGTAACCCTGGACCCTGGAACCCGGGTTCACGGCGACTCGAAGATCGTCTTCACTCCCTAGAAGGCCCGGCTGGCCAAGAAAGGAGGTGATATCTACATGGATATCCGAGACCTCCGCTAATAGAACAAGCGAAACAGCCGAGAGAAACCGCTAACCGGGCTGGACATCGCTCGGAAGATGGTCGAGACGCTCGACCCAGATTTGCCGGTGCTCGTTCATTCGATGTCGCGTGAACGAGATCAAGCAATCAACATGCTGCGTACCGCGGGATTTGCGATGAAACAAAAGACGCGCTCGACCACGTCGTCGTCGCGGCGCTCAAGTTCGCAAAGCTCACCAACCGCGACATGGTAGTAGGCTTCATCAGCGATGCGGTCGTCGTGATGCCGGTTGCGCACATGCTCCTTGACGTCGTGGTTGCCATCGTGCGTGCGGACTCGACAGCGGCAGAGCTGAAGATTCAGGTCGCGCTGTTCATGGCAGGCCTGACGTCGAGGGTGGCAATGCATGCGCGGATGAGCGAGACGCGAGACGTGTCACCGAACGCGAACTAACTAGGCCATAATGGCCCGGCCCTTCTAGCTCAGAGGTAGAGCAGCTGATTTGTAATCAGCAGGTCGTGGGTTCAATTCCTACGAGGGGCTCGACACAATTCTAACGGTCCTGACGGACCAAGGAGACCTGACGGTCATGTCCAAGGCTACTGCTACGGCATCGAATCGGACGTCCATCCCGAAGATGGACACCAAGGCGGAGGTTCCCGCCACCAACAACAAGCCGTCCATCTGGACGCGTATCAAGACTGCGGCCAAGAAGACCGCGGCGTTCATCGCGAAGCCGTTCAAGGCGATCGGACGGACGACCAAGAGCCTCGCGAAGCGCATGGCGGCGGCGCTCACGAAGGTCGCGAAGAAGGTTGTTCCGGCGCTGCGCTGGACCCCGAAGTACGCGCAGTACATGATGTACCGTGCGAAGTACGCGGCGAAGCCCGTCACGAACTTCTTCGGCAAGCTCTGGCAATGGTCGCTCAAGCCCATCTGCCAGGTGGTGCTCGGTGTTGTGGCGGTCACGCTGCTCTTCGTCGGTGCGGCCATCGCGCCGGTCACGACGATCCTCGTGCTCGCAGGTACGGCCGTTCTCACGCTGCTTCTCGCGCGCGCTCTCCAGGCGCTCGAGGCTGCAGAAGGCCACTCGAAGGCGGCGCGGTTCACGCTGCGCGGTCTCGAGATCATTGCACGCATCGGGCGTGCGGTGCTGTACACGGCAGCAGGCGCTCTGGTGGTCGTGGCGTGCATGGCGAGCGCGGCCACCGCACTCTACGTCGCGACGTTCATCGTGCTGTCGTATCTCCAGGTGCGGGGCGCGAGCAGCTTCGCGTTCTACGTCTGGTGCGTGGCGACCGGCAGCTGGGGCACGCTGCTGCTCTTCGCGCTTCTCGATTCGACGCTCTACTTGATGCGCTCTCGTTCGGCGCAGACTCGGCGCGCGGCGCAGGAGCAGGAGCAGGAGAAGTACGAGGAATCTTTGCGTACGAAGTACGAGGAGTCCCTGCGCGCGGCACAGGTACGGTATGCCGCACAGGAGCAAGCTGCGCAGGCGGAGCACGAGGCGTTCATGCGTGAGACGAAGCCGATGTGGGATCGCGCGGCGCCCAAGCAGGCTTCGGTTCAGAAGGACATCACGCCGGCAAACGCTCCGGGCCAGCCGCACCTCTGGACGCGTGGGAACTTCCTGTGCGCGAAGGGTACCGAGGAGCTGTGGGGCACGTCGCACGATGTTGACCCCGCGTCGTATGTGGACGTCGACGACGGCGACGAAGTGCACTCGGCAGGCGATTGCCAGGCGTGCGGCGAGTCGATGGCGGGCAGCTGGCAGTCAGACACGTTCTGCATCAAGTGCGTTGGTGCGAAACTCGAAGACGAGGCGCTGATCCGTACGGGAGTGTCGCTCAAGGCGCGGAACGTGCGTGTGCCGCTGACGCAGGCGGGCATGGAAGCCCAGCCGGCGTACGTTGCGTCGAAGAACCCGGCCACGCCCCTCCAGTGGTTGGTGACCGTGAAGTTCCGCACGCGGGACAACGTCGAGCATCCGCGCGAGTGGAGCCTGCTCGATGCGGGCGATGTCGTGGGAACGGTCGTCTACGACAACGACACCCGCCGGTTCACGACGAACGCATTGGGCGAAACGCTCAAGGCAGTCGACGGGTCGGACCGCAGTGAGGTCGCGGCGAAGCGCCTCGTCTACGACATCGTGTCGGACGCGCGTAACGCGCTCGACAACATGTTGTCGAAGGACGAGAAGGACGAGGGCGTCCTCGCGAAGGTCTTTGAGGGGGCCTTCGTCGGGAAGAAGGCTTGAGCCGTGGCGAGGATTCTCAAACCCTCGTCAAAGCCGCGCATCGAGACGGAGCAGGACGGCGACCGCATCTTCAAGGTGCTCTACGTGAACAACCGTGAGGTTCTTCATGCAGGCGGCACCACGGAAGAAGAGGCGCTGCTCTTCTTGATCCGACACGTCCACCGCATCGCACGGCACGTCGAGGCCTTGTGCATCGAGGAGCGCAAGCTCACCGAGGAGCAGATCGACGAAGTGGTGTTAGGGGATCGAGATCCCCTTCCGGCGTCCCCGTGACCTACACTTAGGCAGTGAGCACCAACGAGTTCAACTGCCTGAGCAACCAGCTCCTACAAGCGGGTCTGCGCTGCGAACTCCCTGTGGCGTTCGCGGTTCCGGTTCGCGTGCGGGAGCTGGTTGGAGACGTAGGCGTCGAGGACGTACGCGCGGTGACCGTCCATCAGTGCCCTCAGCACGCGGACGACAGCGTCATGTACGAGATCGAAGTCTTCTTGCGCGACGGGTCGCGTAAGAGGGGTGAATTTCAAGTCGCGGGCATCAGTGATGACCACGATACGTATGTGCTCTACGACCGTCAACGAGACGGCCTGATGAAACACATGCGCTTGGTGCACTGATGCGACGCCGCCGCCGCGTCTTGCTTTGCTTGCCGGAGCAGTCGTCAGAAGAAGTTCTGGCGGTTGCTCGGACAGTCAAAGCAGCACTGGCTACGGAGTTTCAGGTTCGCCTTCTGCTTGAAGGCGAGCAGGAAGATGAAGACGACGAGCTAACGCCCGTCGACAACCCTCTCGAACAACCCATCGTCATCCGAATCTCGGACGACGAAGAAAGGACCTAACATGCTCGCTTCGAAACTTCCCGAAGGTTTGTGGGCTGCCCAGTGTCAGAACTGGGAAGTCCTTCTCGACGGCAACAACGGACGTTGGTCCGCAACCATCGTGCTCACCCCGACGCATCCGATGATGCCAGTCCGACGCGCGGTGCACGTGGGACAGATGGGGTTCACGACGCCGCGAGCCGCGGCGGGGTGGGCGGTGGGCAAGCTCAAGGACGAGGGCGTGTCCGTGTTCTTGCTGAGCAGTGACGGCGAGCCGCCGAAGACGCTTCTCGACTACTTGGACTTTGCACCTGTCGCACCGTGACCGACGATGACGAACAGATGTGGCAGCCTCCGATGATGTCGCGAGCTGTGTCCGTTGGGCAGATGTTCCAACTGGCCAAGCGCCTTCGCACGCGCGCGTACTGGTATCACGCTATCGACGAGACTGTTGAAGCGGCTACCTCGCAAGCACTCATCGGATTCGCGGACGAACTGGATAAGCTGTTCGCCTTCAAAAGCGAGCTGACCGATGAGGAACGCAAGCCGTGACCTCCGACATCGCGCGCGTGCTCGCCGAACATGCCTACTTGCATGGGCGGGCATTCGCGTGGTGGCGATGGCACAAGGGACGATGGTCCTGGCGCTTGCTCGCCCCGAGTTGTTTTTTGGTCCGCAGTTGACGCTTGCGGCATAAACCCCTGTTCCTGAAGTCATTATTACGTCATACGGAGCGACGTCTTGAAACGACGTTTATGTAAGAAATGTACGAAGTATTTTCCCGCTACCCTTAAGCGATACACGCATGACGATGTCCAGGACTGGGACATCATGAAGTCCTTGGACATCGAGCCCGCGCAGGCCAAGGCTATCTACAAGGCGATGGAGAAGCCCGGTCTCTGTCTTGGCATTCCTGCGTACGAGGGCGCGCGCGAAGGCGTCGAGCGCGTCCGTGAGTTCGCCGACGTCTGGGCGGTGACATCGCCGTTCGGTGGCGAGCACTGGATGCACGAGCGTGACCAGTGGCTCGTCGAGAAGATGGAGTTCGACATCAACGACGTCCTTCACGTGCGCAGCAAGCGCAAGCACGGCATCTTCGGGGACATCCTCGTCGAGGACAAGACGGAGACGTTGGTGACATGGGCGAACGCCTGGCCCAAGAGCCAAGGCATCTTGTTTCGCCGTGCGTACAACGATCGCGACCTGTGGGAAGGGATGTCGTCGCACACGTGGCCGGGCATCGTGCAGGCCATCGAGTCGGTGTTGCTGTGAAATTCAACGAAAGGAGAACGCATGCCAAGGGATAGTAGCGGCGACGAGCCGCATGACATGGGTGAAGGCAAGGTCACCCGCGAGACCGAGAAAGCAATCCTGGTTGCCCTAGCCGGCGCCGGTGAGAAGTGGATCCCGAAGTCCGTCGTGCACGACGACTCAGAGGTGTGGAAGAAGGACGACGCCGGCAAGCTCATCGTGAAGATGTGGTGGGCCGAGAAGAATGTGCTCGGTGATGCCTGACGAGGATCGTGTCGTCGTCGCGATCATGGACCTGATGAATCAGGTCGCACGTGTCGCGTGGGCCCTGGAGACTGCGTTCCTCGACATGAGTCATGCATACGAGGACGCGCCCTGCGCGCGGTGCCTGTCACAGCTCGTTCCGGTCGGCGCGGACAAATGTCCGGCTTGCTACGAACCCACGAAGGAGAAGACTGATGGCTGACGTCGAAAGCAAGCTGAGCGACCTGCAGTTGCAGGTCTACAACGTGATCCGGACGGCGGGGTGGGAAGGTGCCACCACGGACGAGATCGAGGTGGTCGTGAAGCGCACGCACCAGAGCGTATCCGCGCGCGTGAACGAACTGGCCGCGATGAAGCTCATCGAGGCACGCGCTGCGCGGCGCAAGACGCGTGCAGGCAAGCCGGCGGCGATCTACATCCTGTACGGGCTCCGTCGTGCGAACCCGGACCGTGACCAGGCGGACGTCGCTACGAAGTAGCCATGATCGCGTCCCACGTCTTGGGACCAACGATGCCGTCGATGACGAGACCCTTGGCTTGCTGAAACTTGCGGACCGCCGTGTCGGTGCCCACGCCGAAGATCCCATCGTTGGAGATCTTCAGGTGCTTCTGCAGGTCGGCCACATCAGGTCCCGTCATCCGCGGGTCCTTCAGCATGAGCGTGCGCTGTGCCGGTTGCGGGGCCGGCGGCGCTGTCGGGTAGTACGCGCCGCCCGTCACACAGTCCTCGCCATAGCCGTGGGTCACGACGTTGTCGGTCGTGTTGCGCGTCTTGTACGCGGTCCAGTCCATGCCATACTTCGCGATCGTCAGGCGTGCGTAGCCGGTGCCGTGGTTGTGCGCGATCGCCAGGTACGCGCGCATCGTTCCGCCCGCCCACGTTCCGTAGTCGGGATCGGGGGCTCCCGGCGGAAGTTTGGCGTACAGGCGCAGCTGGCTGCGGTTCGCCTCGGCCAGCTTGACCATGCACTCGGTAGCCTTGTTGAAGTCCAGCATGTCCGCGAGCGCGTAGCCGTAGCGCCGTGCCTCCTCATCGCCGATCTGATAGGCGCCCACGCTCTGGAAGCCGGGCGGGCAGGACGCGCTCGCGATCTCGGTGTCCCACTCGTTGGCACACCCTGCTTCGTGGAAGCACGTGCCGACGTAGTAGCGGGGGTCGATGTTGGCCAGGCCCAGACGGGCCTGCGCGGCGACGACGGCGTCGTAGGTCTGCTGCCCGGTCACCCGCTTGGCGTACGCGCGGTTCTGTGTGGGCGGGCTGCCGTCGTCCCGGACGTACTCCTCGAGTCGGTAGGGGAGGAGCTTGTCCGGGTAGTGCTGTTCATGAACGGGGATCACCAACGACATTCTCTCGACGGTAAACCATCCTCGAGGCGCAATCTCTTTTTTTGACCCCAATCCCCTATAATTCCTGCACACCCCGAGAGGTTCCAGATGCCCCTTCTGACGGTAGCCAATCTTCGCACCAGCCCGATCGCGCTCGCGGACCCCTCGGGTCTCTCGGGCGTCTCTTTCACGGTTCCCGCTAGCGGTAGCGTGACCAACCTGGCGATGACGCTCCTGGCGCTCGCGTCGATCGAGCCACAGCTCATCGCCGAAGCGACCCTGGCGAACATCACGTGGACCGTCGCAGACGACCCTGCGTCGTCGGCAGACACACTGCCGGAACACATCAGCACCGTGCTGGCGTCTCCGTACAACGGGATCGCTGGCGACCAAGCCATCCTGACCAACCTGACCGTGCCCGGTGCGGTTTCGGTGGTCCTATCGGCCGCCGCGAAGATCGGCCAGCTCGTGCAGGTCATCGACGCCAAGGGCGACGCTGGCGCGAACAATGTGACCATCACGGTCGCATCTGCCGGCACCATCAACGGCGGCGCCAACGTCGTCATCAACACCAACCGCGGCATGGCGTGGCTGATGAAGACCGGCACCAACGCCTGGGTCTCGGTCTCGAGCGCGTCCATCTCGTCCGGCGCAGCGGGTGGTGATCTCGCAGGCACCTACCCGAACCCGACGCTCAACGCGATGTTCGTCAGCGCGCCTCAGGCGCTGTCGGGCGCAGGTGCGGTCAACGTCACCACGCGTACCACCCTGTTCACGTCGACGGGCGTCAACGCGCTGACCCTCGCGAACGGCACGCGCGCAGGTCAGCGCAAGACACTGTTCCACACCGTCGACGGCGGCAGCGGCGTGCTGACGCCCGCGACTGCAGGCAACTTCGCAACCGCCACCGTGTCGGTCGTGAAGGACTTCATCGAGTTCGAGTGGTCGGGGGCGGCATGGAACGTCGTCGGCTACGGCGGCTCCGGCGTCTCGTTCACCTGAGTTCTTCGTAGGTGGGGTCGCATCACGCCGACGCCGGCCAGGCAATGCCGGCCGAATGCGTCGCGCGTGCGACCATCCGGTATCACAAGTTCGAGACCTCCACGCGGCAGGTCTCGATGCGCAACACCGGAACGAACACGTTGTGGATCAGCTTCGATCGACAGGCGTGGTTCGATGTGGCCGCAGGCACGTCTTGGGACGACCGCGTGACGGTGGCGGGGTTCTGGTATTGCACACAGCTTGGGATGACCGCGTTCGTCGTCAACGGGCTCTCGTTGAACCTGCTCGAGCCCAAGACACCTTCACCTACCGACGAAGAGTTGGGAGGCTGACGTGCCGTTCACGCACTACCCCAAGAACTCCTTCAACCTGATCTTCGCGTGGGTGCAGCCTCCGCCGCCCGATCAGACGCCCTTTTTTGGACAGCCTCGGTTCTCGACGCTGAACCGTTTCGAGAAGCCGCTTGAGCCCGGCACCGTCGTTTCAGCGTTTCACGATGCTCAGCCGTTCACACGGTTCTACGGCTCGGTCGCGTCGGATCAACCGCTCGAGATGACGCTGTCGTTCTCGAACGAAGAGACCGACGCGCAGGGTTTCTACGTCACCGACGACAACATCTCGAGCTTGAACTTCGACGCGGAGGCCCTCAAGCAGATGTACGAACCGGCCAAGCAGGGTCCCACCGGCAAGTACTTCTGCACCATCTTCGGGCGCTACTTTCGTGTCCAAGTGAAGAACGTCGGTTCGGAGCCCACCGAATTCTTGCGTGTCTTCGTGCGCGGGTCTGTGTTCTAGTTTATCTAGTAAACATGGCCAAGCATTCGATCCGGTCCCCTGTCGGGGGCAGCGTGTGGACACACTCGGTGGGCGTAGGTCAGCGTGTTGTCGCGGGCACCACGTTGCTCATCTGCGAGGTCATGAAGACGGAGTTTCCAGTGGAGACTCCTGTCGATGGCGAGGTTACGTGGCTGGCCGCGTGTGGGCAGACGCTCGAGGCGGACGACCTCGTGGCGATCGTCGACGACAAGCCTTAGTCGTTATCGTCGAGGTGCCGTTTGAGTGCGGTTATGCCCAGCGGCATTGCAGCAGGAAGTGCATACGTTCCAAACGGAAATGCCAACGATAGGGCTTGTCCCAAACCGCGCACGCCGTGTTCACTGATTAGGTGCTTTGACGCACGTAGACTCGCTAGGCCCTCGTCTAGAAGCCTCGGCGATGACACAGCGAGATGTGCAAGCGCAGGAGCATAGCTTGGGTGTTTTGCCATAATGCCATACCCAGTTGCACCCATGCCTGTGTAAGGGAGAACGTTGTCCAATGGAACTGTCGACGGTCTCCACTTGGTCAACGGGGATTCGTAGTTCGAAACGTGCCCCAACTCATGCGCAACAGCCGCATCTGAACTTGTTGGTTTTAGGTTAAGAAGGCGCTTTCCAGCACCCTCATCCAGATGCGGCCCAACATACACGTTCAGATCGTTTTCAGCGTCTGCTGGCAGCATTCTCTTTGCAAATGTCTGAACTGTGTTTTCTAGATTTTTTGGCGTGCGTTCTTTGGTAACGAGCGCATCAGTGGCGCGATGCATCAGTCCCTTCAATAGGTGCCCACCCACTGCAGCACCTCCTGCGATCGCGGTATGACGCGCCTCCCGTTCATCGCTTCGTCGGCTTGCTTGTTTTCCAAGCATCCCCGCGATCGACGCGCCCAATGGTCCCGTCGATCCCAGCGCAGACGTTTCCGCGCCCGAGAACGGGTTCTTTATGTACGGCGTCCAGCCCGCGCCATGTTCTTCGCGCTTGCCGCTGTGCAGCGAGAGCAGCTTCTGGTGCCGTGTGAGGCCCGTGGCGTCGATGCCCTGCTGGGCCAGTCGCTGCTCGAGCTGGTTGCCCCAGCCCTCTTGCGGACGAACCTTCATGATGATGCCGCCGCCCAGATCGATCGGCTCTCCACCGAGCGTCTCGAACGCCTTGCGACCGACGTCGATCGACTTGTCGTAGTCGAGGAGGTCTGCGGTCCGTGCCCCACGTCCCCGCTTGAGCACCTGCTGCTTGATGGTGTTCGGATCCTTGTGGATGTGAAGCGCGACGTCGAACATCTCCGGGTCGTAGCTGCGCAAGAGTTGCTGGTGCTCGAGGACTTCGCCCGCATGCGGGGTGTACGGCATCTTCTCGATGTCTCCACCGCCCATCAACTGGTGGAGACGCAGGTGCGGACGCCAGTCGAGTCCGTGGTGCTGCAACCCCATCTGCTGCGCCAACGCCTTCGACAAGACGGTCTTGCCTGCCCCCGACGGTGCGTCGACCGCGAAACGCATAGCCTTGGGGTCGATGCCACGTTCCGCGAGCGCTTGTGCAGCGCGTGCTGCAGTGCCCTGCAGCTCTTCGGGGATCGCCTGTGCGACGTCCTTTTGATGAATGTCGCCTTGCCCGTGTAGACGATCTGCGATGTCCGCTTTGATGCCGGGCTTGTTGAGCAACATGCTTCCGCCCACGGCAAGCGGAAGCCCGATGCTTGTCATGAGAGACGCAGGGTTTGCGATCTTGAATCGAGCGGCGCCTGCCTTGAGGACTTGCGTCGCCATGTTCGGCGCTGGCCGCTTGGTCAACACGGCGGTCGAGGCGCCGCCTGGCGCCGCCATCGCGGGCGCGTGCTCGGCGCGCATGTCTCGCAGGAGCTGCGTTGTCGAAGGTGACCCCGCAGGACGTGTCGTCGTGATCGGACTCGTGGTTGCCTGAGGCTTCCAGCCGCTCATCGAGCCCACCTGCGTCTGCGCGTGCGTCTGTTGTTGTTGTTGTGCGGGTTGAACCGCAGCGCCCCCGGCGGGCGGCATCCAGTTGCGCGGCTTGTCTGGGTTCTCGTGCTGCCACTGGTCGAGGTGTTGCAGCGGGTTCGGACCTTGTGGGCGCGCGTTCAAACGTGCGCGCCCGACTTCCGTGCCACCACTCGCCTCGGTTGGTTTGCCGAACGCCTGTTCGATTCGTTGGTGTGACGTCGTTTCTGGCGGGCGCGCGTTGTGTGAGAGCCCGCGCGCCTCGAGCATCTTGTTCGCGGCACCGTACGCGCTCACGGGAGCCTGGTGCTCCTCGCCCTGCCACGGCAGATCATGTGCGAGCCCGGACATCGCACGGCTCTGCTGCGTCGGCACAAGCGCACCACGCTGTCGTGCGTACGACGAGAGGTCTGTGTCGAAGCGCGCTTGGGGCTGCGCCGCAGTCGCGGCGAACGTCGATGGGTTGACGTTCTCGGCACCGTGTGTGCGCACGGCGCGGTTCTGCAGCGCACGCGCGTACGTGCTGCCAAGGATCGCGAACTTGACCCAGCCGGAACCCACAGGTCACCCGCCCAAGGCGCCCATCGAGGGCGGTGGCTGCATGGCGGGATCTCCTGCGAGCGCGGGCGGTGTTCCAACCGTGGACCCGAGACCCGGGGGCGTCGGCGGCGACGTCGACATGTCGAGCGGGACGGTGCCGTCGAGCGCAGGTAGCGTGCCCCCTGGCACGTGAGACATCGGAGGCATGCCCGCTTCGGGTGGAACGTCCTTGCCGTGCTCGACGCTCGCGACGAACTGATCGACCTGCGTCGGTGGCCCGAGTGCGAACTTCTTGAACGCGTCGCGCCGACCCTTCGTGTACGCCTGCTTGAGTGTCATCAGTAAGCCCCCTGCAACGGTGCGTACACGAGCGACCGCTTGTCGCGGTCTTCTTGGTTCTGTTGATGGAGGCCGTAGGCAAGCGCGCCGCCTGCTCCGAGTGCAGCAAGCCCGAGGCCGCGTTTCACCGGACGCATGAAGCGCTGCATCCCTGAGGGGCCTGCAGCAGGCGCAGGCGTCGGGACTGCGGGGCTCGGCTGTGCCATGTGCTGTGCTGCCATGTTGTGAACGTCCGCCATCAGCGGTTCGCGCATCTCCATCGCGTGCTGCTTATCGCGCGCGGCGAACTGCTGCACCGTGTCTGCATGGCCCGGCGGGCCTGACGGTGTGTAGGGTGCCGCTGTAGGTGCCGCATGAGGCGTTGCGAGGCCCTTGGCGGCAGGCATCGGACGTGCGAGCGGAACCGCTGCAACCTTCACGCCGAAGCGTGCAAGTGCGCCTTCACGGCCGCGTTGGAACGCCGTGCGCAGCACGGGTCATCCCACCGCGATGAAGAGGACCGCGGCTGCGCCCGTGGTCGTGATCAACGCCGCGGTCGGGAACGCCTGCGCGGTGTTGATCCAGATGAAGTAGCCTCCTGGCGCGAGGGGCCACGCGTCGAGGCCGCCGTTGAACTTGATCGTGCAGCCACCGGCGGTGCACTTCACGATGAGGCCTTTGGCGCCCGCGAGCGCGAGCGTGCCGAAGTTGACGACGTCGTCGGTGACGGCGCCTGAGTAGGACCGCTGGAAGTCCACACGCGACGTGAAACCGAGCGCGACCGCCAGGTTGATAGGTGCAGTGGCACCCCCGTCCTCGAGAGGGATCGCGGCCGCACCAGCGACGGTCAGGTTCTGCGCCATGGCCTAATTATAGGCGGTTACGCGTCAGATCTCTTCTTGGCGAAGCGTGTGCGCGTCCGAGGCGTATCCCTGCTCCCAGTACCCGTACGGCAGGTGGAAGCGCCCGTGGTCTCCCCAGCCCGTGCCCCACGAGTTGGGACCCGAGAACAGCTGGGTTGCGTCGTCGTAGCTGTCGAACATCATGCAGTGGCCGCCGATGGACCCCTCGCCGTACTTCGGCAGCGGGATGACGCCGGTGCGCGCGGTCTCCTCGCTGTCGAGCGAGTCGAAGCAGTCGAAGCCGAAGATGACGGGCCAGCCATCCGCGATGCTTTTTTTGATCGCGTGCAGGGTCATGCACGCGTAGAACTTGAGCGCCTGGTGATTGAGCGCCTCGGCAACGGCCGAGGCGTTGGGCTCGATCTCGAACTTCGAGACGTCATACGGCCACGTCTGCTCGAGGCAGATGCCGAACCGGCGGTACGCACGGAACACGTCACGCACGTTGCAGCCGCTGTCCTCGGACGGCGGGTTGCCCTCGATGTTCACACGTGTACGGTAGTAGCCGAACAGGCGCGAGAACATCGGGTCAGGCTTGCCCGTCGCGACCATGTACGCGAAGCCCATGGCCTCGGCGCCGGCGTTCTGCGTGCAGCTACCGAGCTGGCCCTGATCACGGATCGGCGGCTCTGCGCGCGTGCGTGTGGTCGCGTGTGGCGGTAGCGCCGCCATCAACGCAGGACTGTGCACGAGCACGAGGTCGCGCGGATCGGACGGCTGACGCTTCCAGTTGAGCTTGCGGGTGACGCCGGCGATCTGGGTGGTGCTCACAGGTCCCCCTTGGCGGTGTGGATCTTCACCTTCGGGTCGAGCTTCCACAGGGTCGCGCGCGTGTGGTTCAGGCCGTCCTTGAGTGCAGCCACCGACGGCTTCACTTCACCCGGCGAGAGCTTCGGCGGCGACGCCATGTAGTTCTGGATGATGGTGCCGAGCACGCACGTGCCATACGCGGCGCCGAGCGAGCCGAGCATCTTCTCGACGTGTGCCCAGTCGACCGTACCGTCGGCGCCCGTTGCCTCGTCGATGAGCTGGCTGACCACAGGACCGAACTGCATGATCACGGCGGGCAGCTCGCCCTTGGTGCAGTCGATGACGCTGTTGAGCGCGGTGCACGTTACCGAGTTCATGTTCTCGGGCTTCTTGCAGTCCTGGGCGGCACCGCAGCCAGAGGACGTCGCGATGAAGAACGTGAGAGCGATGACGAAGATTTTGTTCATGACGGACTCCTTCAGACCGCGACTGTGGTTGCAGCGCCCGGAGCAGCCGGAGCGGCCGGAGCGGCCGGAGCGGCCGGAGCAGCGTTGTCGTTTGCTGCCGCGTTGATCTTGGCGGCTTCTTTGCCATGATCGGCGATTCCCTGACCCACGATGTAGGCGCCCGCGAGAGCGATGATCTGGGTCAACATGTCGGGGTCGAGGTTGAGCCCCAGCTTGCTGGCGATCGCGACGATGATCGCAGCCAGTAGGACGAGGAACTTCTTCGACGCGAGCAGATCTTTGAGTGCAGTCACCATCAGATATCTCCCTTGTTGCGTGGCACCGAGACCGAGCCCTTCTCGGCTGGACGGTCAGCGTGTGTGTGAACGTATCCTGCCTTGTTCTTCAGTGAGGTGCGCGACATAGGCACGATCGTCGTGCACGAGTGGCCACCCAGCAGCTCGTCCGCGCTGGTGACAGGTTCTCCGCACGAGGGGCATTTTGCCAAATCCTCGTCGGTCATGTGCATGTACTCGAAGCGATTCCCGCAGTCGCACGAGTACTCCCGGATTTTGGGCACGCGGAATGATAGGCGTCGCTTACCCGATAAACAAGTCGGAGGTCAGCAGAGTTCCGAGGTGGGCGTGACGTTCGTGTCGCCCGCGTTCGGGTTTGCTGCGTCGAGCGTCGCCACGGGCGTTCCATCTGCAGCAATTGCAGGCGTCGTCGGGACGACGGGTTTCCCGGTCGCGGGGTCGACGCTGGTAAGGTCAGTGCCCGACGGGAATGGCGTCATGTTGGGCTGGAAGACGACCGTCTCCGCTTGGGTCACCAAGGTGTCGATCGAAGCGAGGAGGCCCAGTAACGGATTCGCGGCGGTTGCCGTCCCGAAGATTGCATTGAAGAAGGTGATCACCTTGGCAAGGTCCGCGAGACGCGGAGCCCCTGCAACAAAGCACACGCCGCATACGTACTCACCATTGTCAAACGGTGGCCGCGTTTCGTCTGTCGTATCGCCCAAACGCTTGGCCAGCTCCGCAAGCAAGAACGCCGTTCCACCCTTTTCGCTCGACATCTGTGTGACGTAGAGGCTTGGGATAGGTGCTGACAACGCCGCCGACAGGCGCTTGATGTCGTTGATCAGTTCGGTAGACCTGGCAGCAAGCCGTGTGGCTGCACCTTGTGCCAGTTTGACGGCATCGCCGATGCGTGAAGCCGAGTGTGCCGACGGTTTGAGTAAGACGTTCGCTTCTGCAAGGAAACGTTGTGCGGCATCGCTCAACGCGGGGAATGCGTCAATCGCGGCGTCTGTCGCCTTCCAGCTGGGAGAACTTCCCGTCTGTGGCGGCGTCGGAGCTTTGACCGCAATCTTGGACACGTTTGACAAGCGGTCGAAAGGAAGTGTGACGGTCTCACCATGCTCTTGAACGGAGCATTCCCATGCGATGAAGTAGTAGACGGGCACTGACCGATCGATGCCGTCGTCCGTGTCTAGATACGCGGTGTTCTTACCTGACCCGATTTTGACAACCTTGTTTTTCCCGGACGTTAGACCTTCGGACAGTGTCGCGGTAGTAAATAGGTCGAGGACCGTGCGTGCTTGTGCTGCTTTCGCGTCTGTCGTTCGAATCACCGCGTATCGATTGACGACGATTGATACGCCGGGGAAATAACGCAGCGTATTGACTGGGCTTGGGGCGTCCCAGTCGAGACGGACACCGATACCAGGCGCGGTCGAAGACCCGACTACCTTTGCAATCAGGTTCTGCGGGATAGGGATCGTGCGGGCGATGTAACTGTTGTCGCCCGAGGGGCGTGTCAGGATGTCGAGCGTCCTCGCTGCCGAAGCAATCGAGGAGAACCGCGGAGCCCCCACAAGCAGCACCGCCATGACGACAGCGTCTTTCTTGTTGTCGTATTGCGGACGGTTGGGGTCCTGGGGGTTGTTCGTTGCCGTTGCAAACGCTTTGTAAAACCCTGCATTCCCGCCTGTACGAACAATCATCTTTGTATAGGCGTCTGCTGCCGCCGTCGTCGGCGGTCCAAGCGCCGCGTTCAACCCTGCCTGAAGATCGCGCAGAGTCGGCGGCAACGCCGGTGGGGGTTGGTTTGGAACTGTCTTGACGATCGGAATCGCGAGCGTGTGGATACGTCCCGCTTTCAAGATGCCGGTCAAGGTATCAAGAATCGCGTTGACCACCAGAAGCACTGCATCCGGTCCAATACCTATTGAAGGCAATGGTGGAAGCCCCGTCAGGGGGTTGTCGATGCTCAACGCACCCGCGAGCACGTCACCCATAGCGGTGATCGCAGTCACCATGTTGCTGGGTATCAGCTGGTTCGGGTTGACCGCGGTCCAGGTCATTTGGGCACGCTCTTGTTGAACATCGCCAACACACGCTCTGCGTTCTGTCGACGCCTCTCTAGGTCGACGCGAACTGCACGTGCATACAACTCAGCCATCTTTGCCAAGATAGCGCCTAGCGCAGGCGTACCACTCCACCGGAGGTCATCCACCATAGTTACTCGGTGCGTACCTTGGTGGAGAGAGTTCCTGGGTATGCCGCCGCGATCGCAGACAGCTGGGCGCCAAGAGCGGCAAGCCCGCCTGCAAGCTGCGTCACTGCGGTGAGGGTGAGCGCGGTTGGTGACCCGATAAACGCGTCCGGGGCGATCGTCACGAGGGCGGTCGCTGCAATCGTTTCTGCAGCAGCGCCGGCGGCTCCGAGAGGCGACATCACCGTACTTCCGTACGCGGTGCCCTTGATCACTGGCTCGACCGCGTTGGCGCCTAGCTTCACTGCGGTGCCGCCGTCGACCGTGTAGATGCTGCCTGCCTTGGACGTAGAACTTCCGCTAACGTCGACAGTGTCGTCTCCGCCGACTTGAACGCCACGGTTGCCTGCGATCGCTTGCGTTTCAGCACCGCTCACGCCGACATCGCGGTCGCCCCCGACGAACGCGGTCGAATTGCGCCCCACCGATCGCGTCTCGTCGGTGCTGACCGTGGTGGTTGCTGATGCCCCGATCGAGGACGACATGCTCCCGCCCACGACGTGCGTCTCGTCTCCGCCGACGGTGGCGGTCCTCGACCCTGCAACATCGTGCCGCATCTCGGACGTTCCCTTGTCGCCAGACGACAGGTCAACGCCACCATCCCCATAGATCTGCACGCGCCCATCCGAGCCGGCATGGAGCCGGAACAAGAGCTTGCCCTCGGGCTCGAGGATTCGAAAATCCAACACATCACCTGTCGCGCCGAGGTCCAAGCGGATCGTCCAGTGCTGTTCGTCCATCCCGGACTGGGTCGCCTGGTTGGAACCTGCGCGAAGCACGAACGACGTCCGCCCTTGGTCGTTCTCGATGCGCATCTGCCCGAAGTCTGAGAATTGCTGGATGCGGCGTGCGATCGTTCGCAGCGTTCCAGAAGGTCCAATCGACTGCACGTGAGCGCTCGGGCTACCCATCAAGGTAACCCCGCCCTCGAGCACGGCGACGTGGTTCCCCAGGGTGCCCACCTGGGCCCAATCACCGGCTCCCATGTCGGTGGGCGCGTTGGGCGGCTTGAAGTTGTTGGTGCCCTGTGTCAGCTGCGTGGGATCGGCATCACCCACGCCTTCGACGCCCGTCAACGTCGGTGCCTGAACCGACGGTTGCGACGGACTTGGAAAGTCCATGCAGCCAACGATCGCGGGAATGCCCAAGTCGTAGGAGATCACGACGGTCGTGCCCGTCGGGATGTGGTCGAAGCCCGTGGCAGTCGACTTGATCTGAGGGACGTCTTGAAGCGGGCGTCCGCTGTGCGTCCGCACGATCGACGTGTGCGTTGCGGAGTTGTATGCGACGACGACGCCCAGCTCCCAATTCCCCTTACCCGTGCGCCCGAGACCTGCGGCGCCGAGATTGGCAGCACCGCGTCGTGCGCGTAGAGGGTCCTTCACGTCCCGACCGTATCACGACCCGCGCGGCGTGTTCGACGAGTTCATGGGCGGCACGGTGTACTCGACCGGGTGGCTGCGTGCATCTGGAAACCGTTTCGCCGACCATCGGAACGCGACGTAGAAGTTCACGATCACAACGAGATCAAAGATGCGTGTTGCGATGGTGAAGAATTCCCACGACTCACCATCCACCAGCTCCAGCGCCAACATGATGTTCGTGTACGCGAACAAGCACAAGGCCGCGCAGATCGCGAGGCTCACCGGGTTCTTCCGATTGCGCCACCCGCGCAAGAAGCGCCAGGCAAGCGGAAGCCATGCGACCGCGAGGGCCACCGACAAACCTGCGAGCGCGAGCTTCATGCCTTCTTCGCGAACCGGCCGTGCGTCTTGGGCTCGCTGACCGTCGTGAATTGCTCGGTGGGGTCCTTGCCGAAGCGTTCACGGTACTTCGTCATGACGCTGTTCTTGAGGGCGTTGACCTCAGGGTCGAGCTGCGCGTGGAAGACCTTGTTGCGACGTCCGCAACGGACTTCGGTCCACACGATCAACCCGACAATCATCGCCAAAACACCCGTTACGATCCAGGACACGGGGCTCCTTCAGGCGTGAGGTGGGTGTGTCGGCGGGCGCGCGGCCGGCAGTCCGTCGACGGTCTTCGCCATGACCGTGACGGCAGTGAGGAGGTTCTGGATGCTGTCCGTGAAGCGGTCCATGCGCTTTTCGACGCGCCACATGAACCAGAGGCTGACGAAGATGGGGAACCCGAACTCACGCAGCAACGCGGCTGCATCCGCAGTGCCATTGCCGCCACCATCAGCACCCATGCACAGGGCGACGATGACAACCAGCACCGACCATTCACGTACCGTGCGCATGGTCACTCGAGCGGAACCGTATCGCCAGGCGCGTTCGTCTGGTTCTCGCCGGTGGTAGTGTTGTCGATGAACCCGAGCACGGCATCGATCGACGTCGCCGTGATGCCCGAGCCACCGCCCGCGTTCGGACGCGTGCCCGGCTTGGTCAGGCTGCCGAATGGCAGAAGGCGATCCGACATGCCCGAGACGTTCTCGAGCACGAGGTTCTGGCCGGCGTTCCAGCCGATGGCGTAGCTGGTGATCATCGACAGCTCGGCGTAGAAGCCGCCGCAGAAGCCGTGCGTCTTGTCGCGGAACACCGCGCCCATGCCGAACGGGATCAGGAACAGCTCGGAGTCGAGGTTGATGAAGTACTTCTTGCTGTTCGGATCCGCGTCGGATGCCTGGTCATCGAACAGCGACGGATTGATGCCACCGGCGACCGCGTTGTGCGACAGCACGCGAAGCAGGTTGCGCCCGTTCACGAACAGACGGCCCATCGTCCACTGGGTCTGGGCCTTGCCGCTGACGTAGAACGAACGCCCCGAGCCGATCGCCATCATCGGCTGCGTCGGCTTGGTCTGCGTGAAGTTGACGGCTTGCAGCATGCCGATGGCGAGCAGGTTTTGTGACCCCACATTCTGCCGACGGGCGGGGCCTGCCAGCACGAGCGTGTCGTCAGGATGCGCTGCGGTGTATGCAGCGTTGTCCATCACACGCTCGACGTAGCTCTGCTGGAACGCCCAGGTATCGAATCCTTGAACTACGCCGAGTGCCATAACGTTCTCCTTCAGGCTTTCATGTAGCGCAGGCCCTTGGTGGCTCCAATTGTGCCACCAACGGATGCGAGTAGATCAGGAAGTGACATGCCGATGCCGGGCACGTTGACCTGGTGACCGAGAAGCTTTTCGATGCCGTAGGCTCCGAGCGCGCCGAGACCGCCACCCACCAAGCCGCCGCCTGCCATGCCGCCGAACGTACGTGCCCCTGCTTCAGGGCCGTGTTTGACCAAGGCTTCCGCAACGGGGTAGCCCGGGATCTCACCCTTCAGTACGTCCCCAATGGGCTCACGCCCATGCGCGTGTGCCGATTGCTTCATGCGTGGCTGCAGGAGGTGTGCGCCCTGCAGCGCCCACGACGGGATATCCTGAGACGTCGCGTCGAGGTTGTACGGTGCACCGGGCGGCACGGTGGCGTCTTCCGCCTCTTCGACCTTCTCCTTGAGGAGCTGGCCGGTGGTGCCGCCGGTGATGCCACCGAGCAACATGCCCAGGTCCGGCTGCTTGAACTTCGCGCCGATCGCACGGCCCGCAAAGCTACCCAGCGCAGGAGCTGCGACCGCCGGGAAAATCGACGCGAAACTTGCGTTCTTTCGACCACCCAGAAGGTCGCCCAACATGCGCATGAAGCCGCCTGCCGCAGGCGTTGCGGAGGATGCGGGAACTGCGCGGCGTGCTGCCAGCGTGCGCTCGACGTCACCCATGCGGGACTCGAGCTGTCCCGCCTGCTGCCCGAGAACGTTCGCCTGCTGCCCGAGGCGGCCATGAAGACCGCCGGCACCCGCACCCACCGCCATGTCGCGCAGAGGGTGCTCGTCGCTGCTGAGCAAGCTCGTGAGGCCACCGATGCCGGCGCCGGCGAGCGCACCGCCCAGAGGTGTATTCGTCAGCAACTTGCTGACGTCCACCGGAAGGGCTGCGATCTTGAACTGCTCGACGCTCATCGAATCCCCATCATGTGAGGACCTGTTGGGGGTAGTGACGCGGTCTCGAGGTGTCGTGCAAGCGCGTCAGCAGGTGACACTTGCATGTGCGCGGGCAGTAGGTTGCGACGCAGGAACTTGCCGGGCGCTTCCTGCAAGCGATCGATGTGTGCGAAGGCGCCCGGCACAAGCGCCTTCGCGGTGCTTTTGGCAGCGCCCATCGCAAGCAACGGAAGCGTGTCCTGGATCATGCCCATGATCGAGCCCTCGCGAACGCCGAATCGCTTCGACGCCGCTTCGACTCCGCTGTGGTAGGCGCGCTTGATCATTTGGTCAGTTTGGCATCGGGGGCTTCGGCGGCATCAGCTTGTTGCCAATCGCCTGGCCACCGGCTTGGGCTGCGGTGTCGAATGCAGCGCCTGCTAGCCCGCTGCCCACACGCCCCGCGATGGCAGGCGCAGCCTTGCCAAGCAGAGAGCGACCGAGCATCGGGGCAGCCGCGCCAAGCAGCGCAGGGAGGAAGGCCTCCTTGATGCCGAACGCTGCGGCGGCGGCCTTGATGCCGTCGGTGTAGCGGGACTCGAGGGCCCCGCCCTTCATGCGCTCCATCAACGAAGGACGGTGCGGTTCCATGCCAGCCGCCGTGCCTGCGGCCGCACCGCCGAGACCTCCTGCGGCAGCACCTCCCACGCCAAGCAGCGCACCCATGTCTTGGGCGACCGCGGGGTCGAGATGGAGCAGCTTGCCGAGCAGTGCACCCGTGCCAGCGCCGGCGAGGCCGCCACCAAGTGCACCAGCACCACCACCGAGAAGACCGCCGCCGAGGGCGCCACCGAATGACGCGAGCTTCTCCTCGCGACCACGATGCTCGCGCGAGATCTCGACGTTGACCTTCGACCCGGGCATGAAGCCTTGCGAGGCTTCCGCGCCCTTGACGAGGTCCGCGATGAACTTGTCGAAGAAGTTGTCGGACATGAAGGCGCCTTACGCCACCAGGTGGAGTTCGATGACGTTGAGCGGCTTGGGCAAGCCGATCGCGCAGTACATCAGCACGCGGTCCGCCGACGTCGGCGAGACCTCGAGCGCCGTGATGGCGAACGAGGTCAGCGGCGCACCGATCTTCGCTGCCGTGCGCAGCAACAGGAGCTGCGAGCCGGTGATCAGCGCACCGTGCAGCTGCGTCAGCGTGTCGAGCGTGACGTTGTACTGACCGAGGAAGTCCTCGAGGATGTCGACGAAGAACAACGACACGAAGTCGAAGTTCTTGACGACGGAGAACTCGCCCGACTCGAGCGTCGCCGGGTCCGTGGTCAGCTGGTGGATGGTGTACGGCAGCGACGTGGTCGTCTGCTGCGCGAACACGTACCACCCACCGTTCGAGATGTCGGTGAGCTGGCTGTCCGTGAAGTACGTGTTCGAGTCGTAGATCTGGGACACGCCCGCGATGCCGAGGTTGGTGAACCCCTGCTGCGACGGCAGACCCGCGGTCATGCCGCCGACCGCGCATGCCAGGTAGTAGCCCGGCTGCTTGGTGCCGCCCGTGACACCTGCGACGTCGCACTTGTCCGGCCACACGAGGACCGTGCGCTTGGAGTTGAATGACTGCGCGACCGCCACCAGCTCGGTGACTTGCTGGCTCTTCGAGAGCGTACGAACGATCTCGAAGTTGACCGTTGTCAGGCCGACGAGGGCGCCGCCGATCCGCTTCACGCCGTGTGGCAGCTCGTTCTGGACCGTCGAGCTGTCCTGCCCGTTGTTGACGATCTGCAGACGTTGATCGCTGATGACGTTGTTGACGACGAGCGTCGTGAAGACGGTGGCCGAGGTGATCGCTGCGTTCGGGTCGACCGGGATCTTGATGAGGTCACCCGCAGCGACGCCGCTCGCGATGAACGTGCCGCTCGGGTCCTTGAGGATCAGGAACAGGTCATCGCCGGCCGACGTGATGACACCAATGAGCGCGGCCGAAGGCACGCGAACCGTGGTCCCGTCCGCATAGACGATCGCGCAGGTGATGTTGCACGTGCCCGCGCCCGCGAACGGTGTCGCGACGTCGACCTCGATCGTGGTCGCGCTCTCGACGGACGCGATCGGATAGTCGCCGAGTGCGACATCGCCGAGGACAGACGAGATTGTCACGCGGAGGATGTCGCCCGGGATGACGCCGCCGCCCGTGGTGAGCAGGGTCGCCACGCCCGTCAGCACGATCTTCGTGATCGCACTGGGCGCGCTTCCGCTGAGCTGCAGTGGTGCGCCCGTGGCCGACGCACCCACGATCGTCTTGGTCACCGGCAGCGTGCCGTTGCCGATGACGACGCGGAAGCGCTGCGGACGACCGTGAACGTTGTCGGGCAGCGCGAGTCCGACGCAGTCCGAGTTCCACATCGCGAAGATCGACACGTCGGTCGTCATCGGGATGATGGCGTAGACATCGGGGCGTGCCGAGATGTGGTCTCGCACGGTGACGTGTCCCGCGAGGTCGTCGGACAGCACGCCGATGAACTGAACGACCGAGGTCGTGTTCTCGAGCGCGACGAACGCACCTGCCGCGAGCGGGTTGCGCACGTCGAGACGGCCGATCTTCGACAGGATGTCGGCCTCGGACTCGATGGTGTCGAGGTCGACGATGTCTTGACGAAGCGAGCGGTACGCCTCGTACACGACGGCGTACGACACGGGCTTGCTACCCTGCCCGGTCACTGCCAGCGTCACGCTGCCGGCGATCTTCACGGCGTTGTTGGTGTGCGAGACGAACGACGAAGCGATCTGGACGTCGTTGATCTGCCGCTCGATGTACCAGTGCTGGTTGGCTGCCGGCACGAACGTTCCGCCGGTGACGTCTGCTGTGAGCAGCAGCTGGGTGTCCGAGACAACCGAGAGCACCGTGCGCGCGATGACGACCGTGCCCGCATCGACGATGACGAGACGGTCGCCCGGCAACACCTTGCCCGGCCCTGCCGTGGCGAACGTGGTCGGCCCTGGGAGGGTCTCGGCGGTGTCGAACTGGTTGGGCGTCAGGACCGTGGTCGTGCCCTTGATGCCACCACCCGCGTCGACGCCCTTGCCCGCGATACGGACGCGCGCTTGGTCGAAGTAGATCGCGACGCTCGAGCCATCCAGGATGGCCCCGACAGCGTTGTTCGGCGGCTCGGCAACCGTGATCACGGCAGGGCCCGTCGGCAGCGTCCCGTCAGGGGATGCTTCCAACGTGCCATACGCCGGCGTGACCTGGATGTCGGTCTTGTCGGCGTAGTCCGTGGTGCCGGGCTTGAAGTAGTCCTGGATGTGGAACGCGGGCCCCACGACAAGGCAGTTCAGGTCTGGAGACGTCGGCGTGACCGTCGGCGTGGCCAGGTCCTGGTAAACGAGTACGACTGGTCGAATGGCCATGGGTCAGTGCTCCGAGTCCATAGGGTTGCGGAAATTATAGGGTGTTGACGGTCGGATCGCGATGTTGGCGACTACTTGGACGGAGCGGACCCAGAGAGGGCGATGGTTTCGAAATACGCGGTGGCAGAATCTGCACCCGAACGGACGACGTCCAATTCTACGCTTCGCAGCAGGGGCGCGGTTGGCGCATTCGTCCAGCGTTGTGGGTACTGCGCCACGAAGGTCACGGACGTCACCCACTGATCTTTGTCGCGCTGCGCGGGTTGCGTGCGTCCAACCGTGATTGGCGTCATGTCGTGCAGCCCGAATTTCCCCTGGATGAGGTCGCTCGATGCCTGCAGGAAGATCCCAACAATGTCGCCAAGCACCGCGCTCTCGGCACGTTTTCCGGTCACGCACTCGATCAGAATCGGCACGGATTGAAGGTTCCAGAACCCTTCGAGGCCCGTCTTGAGGTTCACGCCAACACGGTCACCCAGTACGACACGCCCCATCGTCTGGTCATCACAGTCGACATAGACTGCAGGCCGAAAGTTCCGGTGTGTCTTGTCTTCGTTGAACGCACTTTCGACGGCGAGTCGCGTGACTTTGATGTCCGGATCCCACCGCCACTGGAATTCGTCCCCAACGACTTCGCGTGCAAACCGCTTCCGGATGATTTCAACAAACACGCCCAACACCGCAAGCTTTGACCCTGGACGGATGCTGACTTGCTGCGTTTCTTCCGGCGAAGGTTGATTCTTCGGGTCCGGTACGTAGTTGGGGTAGTTGTCGCTCATGAATTAGTACAGCGGTGGAACAGCTGTTGGGTCAACGAGTAGCTTGTATTCGACCGAGTTGTGTCCCAGTAGCGACGTCGTCACCTTCTGGTGAACCGTGACACTCTTGAGTTCCGTGTGGTGTGTACGCTGAACCTGGTAGCGTTCGTTGCGCACGAGGTCGACAAGGATGTCTTTGTATTCGACGAGCGGGTAGTCGAGGATATTAAAGTCGTTGAACTTGACGTCACTGTCGCCATGCGACGTGATGTTCGTAGCGACCGTTGCAGCTTCGCGCCGTCCGCGGATCAATGTCGGGGCCCAGTACCCGCCCACGAACGTCGTGCCATAGCAGATGAGGCAATGCTCGAGCGTAGACTCTTTGGTCACCGGGTCGTAACACTGAGGACAGCGGTCGCCCCAACGCTTCCGCTTGAGCACGATGAGTGGGATGCCGTTGAGACGGCGATAGCCCACCGCTTGATCGTGGAGGATCTTGCGTTTGAACAACCGGGTTCGCCGATCGAGACCCGGCTCGACTGGCGTCGGCTCGCTCGTGAACATGTTCGCGGATCCCGACGGAGGCGTGACCGTGAGCTGGTAGTACAGGACGCGCGCGAGCGAGAACAGGTTCACGCCTTCGCGCCCTGCGTTCTTCGGGTCTGCAGGCGGGAGGTTGAACTTGTCGTCGATGAAGTTGTACGCGTCGCGCAAGCCCGTTGCGACGGACTCCCAGGGGCCGCTGGGACTTTCCGAACGTGCGATGTCGACGAAGAACGCGCCGCTCTCGTCCGATTCAACATCCCACTGAACGAACACCGCCGTTGGGAACAACGCCGTGGTGCGGGTGATGCGAACTTCAGCCAAGGACCGCCGGCCCGGTATCAGGTGAACCGGCGCCGCCCCCGATGCTGGATGTGTCGGCCGCGTTGTCGATCTGACCGAATGCGCGGTTGATGCGCTGGTCACCTTCGTCACCCCAGCCGACGGGCGGGGACTTGCGGGTCAGACGTTCTTCGTAGGGATTGATCGGCGTGCCACGCTGCTCGTGCATCGAGTGCGTCGCCGCGCCTGGCATGTTGGTGAAGAAGTCGCTGAGCTTGACGCCGTACATGCGGTACAGAATCGCGTGACGGCGAGTACGTTCACGGTCTGCGTCGATCGCGACCTTGTTCAGGCCGCCCGTCATCCGTCCCGGCTCATCCGCGCTGTTGCGGATGCCTTGGTGTCGAAACAGGTCAGCGAAACCCGAACCTGCCTGCTCGTCCGCAGGACGTCCGTCGCTTGAGCGCCCAAGCGCGCTGATGCTGCTCGTCGCCGAGTGGTAGTGAGGGCTGGTCGACGGATTGTCGCCCTGCTTGGGGTCACCACCGAGCATGCCCGGATTGAAGTCCGCAGCCTTCATTGGAATCGGCCGGGGCTGGCTGCACGTGCCGTAGTGCTTGGCCTTGCGACACGACGTGCAGATGTCCGCAGAGAGCTTGCGACGAGGTTCGCCACGGGTCTCGCCCTGCTCGTGCGCGCTGAAGATCTGCGCGACGGATGCAGGTGTCGCCGGAGGTGCCATCGCTTGCTGCGCCTGCGGTGACAACGACGACGGACCGTCCTTGGCACGGAGCACGGCGCTCCCTGCCACGGTCGGGTTCGTTGGCGCAGGCCAGCCCAGCTTGTAGCGCTCGAGCGCCGCGTGTTGCCCGTTCGCGTATGCCAGCTCGAGGGTCATGGCGAAACGACGTCTCCTGGCAACGGCATGCTGCTGGTTGCGTAGTCGTCGTCGTTGCGCTGGAGTGCGCGATCGATGACGCTGCGTTGACGACGTCCGGTGTCCGTCGGCTCACCCGCCTGAGCACCTGCACCGTCGCTCGATGTCGACGCACCCATGCCGACGTTGAACGCGATCTTCGCAGCGTCAACGCCCATCGAGTCTCCAACCGATGGTGCGTTGGTCGATCCGGGCCGTGGCAGGTGTGGAAGATCCGACGCGTGTGGCGTCTTGATCCCAACAGACTTGAGACCTGGCTGCTGCGGCGCAGGCAAGCCGAAGGCCGCGAGCGCTGCGCGCCCGCCCTCAGCCGACTTTTGGCGCAGCAGCGACATGGCGGGGAACTACTTCTGGATCGCGCGGAACAGGTCTGCGAGCGGGTTCGCGGCGGCCGTCTTGGGTGCCTCGATCAGGCCGAGCGCCTCGGCATCGCGACGGACTTCCTCCGCGCTCTTGTAGCCGACAGCTTCGAGAGCCTTCTGGATGCCGTACTCGTGCGCGGTCTTCAGGTGGTTGTTCGACATGGTTGAATTATAGGGCGAATTTCACCCGATGACCTCTTGTCCGAACGACCCATCCGCACGTCCCGGCGCAATGTTGTCGTAGGTCGTGAAGTGGTCCCACAGCCAGGCGGGCATGTTCGCGCGGGCGTTACTTGCGGCTTCCGTGTGAGCCCCGTCTCCGGGTGTTTCGCGGTGTGCGTACGGGATGCGCTCGGTGCCATGGCTGAACTCATCGCCCCGCGGCTGCACGCCTGCATTCGCGCCCATCGAGTTAGCGAGCTTGAAATGCGCAAGCGCTGCGTTCTTGCCTTGTGTATATGCAGCAACGAGCGTCATGACTTGTTGAACCGGCTCACGTTGCGATACCCAGAACCCAGGGTCGCATACGCGCTCTCCATGTTGTTCTGTGTCTTCACGCCGCGCGTCAGTTCATCCCACTCGCCCTTGAGTTGTTGTGCGAGTTGCGCGTAGAGCGCAGCCTTGTCAGAAATGCCGATCGGCGAGATGTCGCCATCTTGCACGGTCGCCTGGTTTCTGACCTGCATGAACGACTCGCTCATGAGCAGAAAGCGGGTCGTGCCCACAAGCAGCAGATACCGTAGATGTGTAGGGAACGACGACGGCGTGAAGTTCGTCTGCGGCGTCACCGTATTGAACGAACTCACCGTCATCTCGAGCGCCAGGTTCAGTTCTGCATCCGTGAACTGTACGTCATCCAACAAGATGTTGTTGTTCGCGTAGTCGCGCATAAACATGCGGACTTGGTCTTTGGAGACCACTGTCGGCGTTGTGGGTGTGCCGACGATCGGCATCAGCGCACGTACGTCTTCTCGAGGCTGGCCACGACCTGCGCGATTTGTGCGCCCGCAGTCGCCGTCGTCACGATCTGGATTGCTTGGTACGGCAGGAGGATCGTCTTGAAGCGCGCTTCGTCGAGCGCGATGAAGCGCACGCCCGTCGATTGCTCGATGATGATCGACTCGCCCGCCAGGATAGCGGGCTGGTCATCGTTGATTTTCGTCGGATCGAGGTTCACGAGCGACACGGTGATGTCCCCCGCAGCACCCAGGTCCACATGGATCTGGCTGCAGACCAGGGACTCGACGTTGTTCCAGAAGAACAGCCCCCCGCCGTCTGCTGCGAGCGACGCGTACTTGTAGCAGCTGTTGCCGGGCTGCACGGGGCTGTCCGCGCGCACAGCACCTGCTTGCGGCAGTACCCCCGTGAACTTCTTCCCGGTGGCGACCTGTTGTTGGATCGCCGTCGAGATGGACTGCGCGGTGCGCGACGTGACAACGGTGATCGAAGGGGAAGCCATGGGGTGCCTCTATTGTAGCGGCTCGAGGACTACTTGCGGGACTGGCGGGGCTTGGAGGACGCGGACGTCTCCGTCGGTGCAGGCACGGGCATGGGCTCGGGCACAGGCTCGGGCGCGGGTTCGGCTTCGATCTCAGGCTCAGGCTCGTCCTCGACAGGTTCGGGGGCGGGGGTGGGCGCAGACTCCACGGTCGCCGCGACGGCCACGTTCTCGACAGGCGTACGGGGGACCTCGGTCGGCGCAGACGGTGCGCCCGTGTCAACCGCTTCCAGCGAGACCCAGCGCGCCTTCATCACACGCTCGACGATCTCGTGGCTTGCGGTCTCCTCGGAGATCTCACGCGAGTCTCCCTTCGTTCCCGCAGGCCGAAGCACGACGATGACGTCGAACACGTCGCGCATCGGCGTCAGATCGAGGGTGCTCGCTTGCGTGTTCTTGATGATCAGATTCGACATGGTTCTCCAAGGGTGAAACGACGAAAGCCTTCTTCCTGAATCCCCGAACAAGGGAGGAAGAAGGCCTCAGCCTACCCTGGGGCAGGGATGTTGTTCAGGCGAACGGCAGGTCGATGCGCTGGGTCGCCAGCGTGTTGCCGATGCCGATGCCCGGCGCTGCGTAGCTCCAGAACTCGATGATGTCGGCTTCCTGCTTGATGTACAGGGTCGCATCCTGCAGGAGGAAGAACACGCCGAGGTAGTTCTGCGGCGCGAACACGTAGACCGAGCGGCGAGTCGAACCGGCGACGTCGTCGACGATCTCGCGCTTGATGGTCGAAACCACGGGGATGCCCCACAGCTTCTCCTCGGCCTCGATGCCCATGTCGTAGTGCCGCGACGCCACGTCGTTGCCGACGGAGGTCGCCGGCAGGTCGAGGGCCTCGTAGTACGTCGACTTCGACATCAGGAGCTTGCCGATCGGCTGGCGCCGGTTGACGAGGCCCTGGAAGCCGAGCTTGAACGCGCTCGAGTTGAACGCGCCCGCGAGGGTGCGTTGCGTCGCGAGGTTCAGCGCGATGATCGCGTTGATGGTGTCCAGGAACTTCTGGTCTTCCTGGTCCGCCATGTCCTTGACGGAGTTGTCCGACAGGATCTTGCGGATGTCGTTCTGATACGTCATCAGCTCGAACTTGTTCTTGGTGTACCGCTGCGACTCGGTCTTGCCGAAGTAGACCGAGAAGCGCTTGCCACGGAACCACGTACGCTGCGCCGTGCCGTTGAACGGCACGAACGTGGCGACGGAGTCGGGCTCCTTCTCGACGATCTTCTTGGGCTGGTCGGTGTTCTCGTCACGGTCGATCTCGTCGTCCGCCAGCATGACGGGCTCGATGATCTCGCGTGCGAAGGACTCCTGACGGAGCTTCTGGCGAATGAACGCCGTACCCTCGGCCGCTGCCTCCTTCGTCCGCCCGTCTTCGACCTTGCGGACGAAGTTCGAGTTGATGAACTGATTAGAAACCTGCTGGGTCTGTGTCTTGTACGCTGCCGACATTGTGTGGTTCTCCTTGACCCAGGTGGACTAGAACGAGTTGGCGTCGCCGCCGGTGTAGAAGACGACGATCGTGCCGTCCGTCGCGGTGAGGTCCTGGAGAACCTCGCCGATGATCTGGTTGCCGGCGACAGCGGGCTGCCACTTGCCGGAGACGAACGTCAGCTTGACGCCCGGGGTGTACGTGCCCGCGTTGAAGTTCGCCGGGTCGAGCTTGAACTCTGCGTTCGAGCGGAGACCGACGACCTTGTGGACGAACTGCGACGAGAAGTCGTCGTTGCCGGCGACCACGACCCAGGTCGCGACGGCGTTGGCGGCCGCGCGGTTCGGGGTGGATGCAGCCTTGGCTGTGCCGTCGGTATCGACGAACACGACCGTGCCCAGAGGCAGGGCGTCGTCGGTGCCGGGCACCGTCTGCTTGATGGTGAAGGATTCGTCGATTGCACCTTCACGGGGCCAACCGCGCAGAACGTCGAACTTGCTGTTCAGGATCATCTGAGTCTGCCTCCGGGAATGCGCTACGAGGAAACGATCCAGCTGACGAATCGTTCGTCCGCCGCATCAGCTGCTTGCTTGGGGGTCTTGGGTTGGAGATCGTCGTCGGCCGAAACGCCGCCGCCGAGGGGAGTGACGACGCCGGCTTGCTTGGAGAGCAAGTCCTCGACCACATCGAGAGTCGCGTCGTCGGCCTTCGCGAGCTTCTGCCGGGCGATGTCCGGCAGCTCTTCTCCGTGTGCCACGGCGTGTGCCGTGGCGATCTTGTCGAGACGCACCTGACGTGCGGCTGCGACCGATGAGGTCTTCTCAGTCTCGACCTGGTCGACATAGTCGGCCATGGCATCGAAGACCGCCGCGAGCTTGGTGTGATCAACCACGAGCGCCTCCGAGCTTGGAACGCAGCATGCCGAAACCCGTCGCTGCGACGAGCACGCTGGCCGCCTTGATCTTGCGGTCTTCGGCTTGCTTCAAGCCCTGCGCACGCAGGTCACTTGCGATCGTACGAAGCATCTCGGATTCCTTCACAGGGCCCCCATGAGATCATCGTACGACACGTCGCTCGATGCGGTACGAACTTCGTCGGCGAGGGCGCGCAGACCGCGCGCCGTCTCGGTCTTGGGTTGTGCCGCTGCGACTTTGATCGCATGCGTCTCGGCCGTCTTGCGATGGGACGCGGCGTTCGCTTCCGCGAGCACCTCGTCCACGACGAGCGATAGGTGTTGATGCGTGCGGTTCACGGCGCGCCTCGATGCATCACGGCGTGCAGCGCGTCGATGATCTGCGGCCCGGCCATGCCAGTCGCAATCCCTGCGCCGAAGCCTGTGTTCTTGGCGCGTTCGCGCGCGGCTTCGTCATGGGCATGCATGAGGCCGGCGCCAAGGGCACCGCCGCCAAGCAACGCACCACCACCAAGCAACGCCTTGACGAGCGCGGGATCCGCGGCCGTCTTCGCTTCCGCTGCCTGCTTGAGGCGAGCGAGCGCGTCGATGTGAACCACGTCAGCCATGGCTCAGCGAGCGCCCTCGATCAGCTGAAGAGTGTCACGGAAGCCGGCGACGAAGGACTCGCTCGCCACCTTGTGGATCTGCTCGACCGTGTCGTTCCAGCCCTTGGCGTACGCCGACTCGGCCAGCTTTTCGAGCTGACCCATCGTGGACGTGTAGCCGAGGGTGGCCGCTTCCTTCACGAGGTCCGGGTTCTCGGCAGCGAACTTCTCGAAGTCCGATGACCCTCCTGCGACTGCGGCGGTCTTCGCGAGGGGCGCGGCCTTGTCGGCCGCCTCCTTGTACTGAGACGCGCGAGCCATGAAGCCGTCGCACATGGCGGCGCCATAGAGCTGCGCCTCCTTGGCGAGGGCCTCGTGCTCGGCCTTGCTCAGGTCAGCCGCGATCTTGGTGAGGTCTTCGATCGGCGAAGTCTGGCTCGCGGTCTTGGACTGCACCGCCGGAGCGGTCGCTTCCTTGAGCGCTTGCTTCAGACGCTCGCCGGCGTCTGTGGTTGGAGACGCAGATCCGGTGGGCGCAGACGCGCTCGCGGTCTTCTCGCCGCCTTTGATCATCCCGAGTGCGTTTGAGAGCTTCATGGATTGCCGTCTCCGTTACGGTGAAAATGATAGTGGGCCGTGCGCGGAAAAACAAATTCAAGTCAAGACGATGGAACCGAGAGCTTCCGCCACCTGATCCAAAGTTGCCAGGGACGAGATCTTGATACTCGAGAAATCGAACCCGCGCGCCTTCGGTTGCGCGCATTCGATGAGATGGACGATCGCTGCTTGCGACGCAGTCTTTGCTGACAGCTCGGTGATGTCGGGGATGTCGTAGCCTTCGTCAGTGCGCATCGTTCCACCTGGGCGCTTGCCCAGCGTTGCTGCACCGAGAGCCGTCGTACCGACGGCAAGCGGCACCTTGAACTTGCGCATCCACGGGAACGCGGTGAGCGCCTTGTAGCCGCCCAACAGCAAACCCGTTCCACCGAGAACCTTGCCGACATGCGCACGCGTGACCGCGTCTTGTGCATCGATCGCAGCACCGCGTGTGGTGTCACCGTACGGCGTGTGTAGCACGTCCGTCGTCGGCGCCGCATCAGGACGAAGACCGATGCCCTCGGGCACGAGCCGTCGGTAGAGCATCTCGCCAGCGTACGCGCGCTTCTCGCGAACGTTCGCGAAGAACGGCATCAAGGTGTTCGCGATCTTCGACGACTCGAGCGCGCTACTCTCGATCAGCTCGTCCAGAATCTCTGGACGGTCAGCGAATATGTTGAGCGACCAACGCGCGGCTGCAGCCACCTTGGCAAGCGTGTACGGAGACAGCTGCAATATCTGACCGGCAAGCTTGGTAGATGCAAGCGCAATGAACTCGGCGTCCTTGAAGACAACGCCGTTGGTCGCTGCAGCGCTGAGCACTTCACCAAGTGGGTACATGAGCAGCTGGTTTGTGTTGATGTTCTCGGACGACGCGAGCTTGGGGCCTGCGTGATCACGGAACTTCACGATGAACGACCGCTCGTCAGGCGTGAGCGTGCTCGAGGCGAGAGGCTCGGCGCGGATCACCTTGTCGATGTCGGAGAGTTTTTGCGATGCACCACTCTTGAGCGCGAGACGCTCCGCGATCGCTCCAAGCTCTGCGGAGAGCCGTACCTCGTGAACGTAGGCGACCTTCTTGAGCGTGTAGCCGGTGCGATCGGCGGGACGGAACACGCGCGAGATGTCGAAGAAGTCGGGCGAGGGGTTGTGGACGTAGTCCTTGAACCCGTTCTCGTCGACCTGGTTCATCGCGAACTTCACGTGATCGCAGTAGTCCGCGCGCGTGGGCGCTTCGTTGCCACAACGGGCGCAGACATCGCGCTTGATGCGACAGTTGTGAACCGCTAGCCCCTCGATGAGGTAGCTCTCGTCTTCCTCGACCTCTAGATTGTAGACGTCCGTCTCCATGTAACGCGCGTCGATCTCGCGGATGGGGGTGCAAACGTACTCGTCGACGATTTTCCGGCTTTCCTTCTTGGCCAGGACTTCGTGCGCCACCACCTTGGCGCAGACCCCTCGCAGTCGATGGGCCCATTGTGCGCCGATGTGGACGACCCATTCGTACGTGTCTGTCGCGCTGAAGCCGCTGCCCGCTTTGTGGGTGAGTTGATTGCACGAGGCGAGGATGCCCAAACGCGGCAACATGCGCGTCCACTGCGCGGCGAGCGCGTCCGACGCCGTTGAAATCTTGAGCCACCCGTCACGTCCGCACCCGTCGCCGTTGGCGTACGCGCCGAACATCTCGCGCTGCATCGCCGTGTTCCACTGCATTGCCGCCGGTGACAACTGCTTGGTCTTCGCCAAGGCGCTGCCGTGCGTGTAACACAGGGCCGCAAGACGATCGTCACAGACCAGAATGCCGCGCGCCTCGGACGTGTTCTTGCGTTCGAACGTCCAGGGCGCGTTTCGTGTTCCGAACTCGGCGCACAGCGCAGCAATCTCGCCGTGGACCGCGTCGTCCTTGTGCGTTGTCAGCTCGATGGCGTAGGGCGCGCCGTCGCGCCAGATGATGTGACCTTCGGCAAGGTAGTAGCCGAACAGGCGTGCGAACGCGCGGGTCAGGTACTCGGGCGACGTCTCTGTCCGATCGATGGGTGCAAGCAGGAGCTGGTCATCGAGACAGTTCGCGTGCGTCCAATCACCCTGCACCTTGGCATCGTCCCGCCACTTCCACTTCGCGCCCCCAGGCTGAAAACGCTTGACGCTCTCGAGCGGCGTCGCGAAGAACGGATGTTCTTCGGTTGCGTTAATCTCCGGATGCGCTTCCGCACGGATCGTGTAGACGTTCCCGCGATACGGACGCTTGTGTGTCTCGAGTACGCGACGCACACGTCCCCGGTGCGTGACTACCTCGTCACCGACCAGCACGTCTTCGATGCACTTCTGGGTGCCGTCGGCCATCGTGACCTTGGCCCCCGCGAGGAAACAGCCCATGGATACAGGCACGAACTCACCGTCGCTGGCGCGCTTGACCCACTCGGGGTCCTTGTCGTTGTCGACCGAGACGAGCAGCTCCACGCGGTGCATGCGCGGGTTCCAGAACGCCTTCTTGACCACGCCGGACGCTTTGGACGGATCTCGGTTCACGTGGTGCTTGAAAGCGTGGGCAGGGTTCTTCTCGAACGACGCGTAGTGCTCGGTCAGCTCTTCACCGGGCGGCACGAACCAGCGGCGATCGACAGACGCGATCTTGCCACGCGCGGGAACAGGGAACTCGGGGAACCCGTCACCGTTGCGGTTCGGGCCGTAGGTCTCTTCGGCGCCGAGAGCGTTGAGAAGGAGCGACGTCTTGCCCGGTTCGGGCGCGACCGCCTTGATGTAGTCGAGCGCCTCGGACGCGTACTTCGTGATGCGGCTGGTGTCGACGCTGCGCCCGTTGTTCCAGGTGAGCACGGTCTGCACTGTCGGCTCTCCCGTCGGGAAGTAGTCGTCCAGCTCGATGATCTTCTTCACGGCAGAAGGCTCCGCAGTAGGCTGGTCGCATCGCTGCGATGGCGAACGAGCTGGACGAGCATCGCGTGCTTGAGGCTTGGGTCGTCGAGCAGATAGCAGCCGTCTTCAAGCACGTCATCGACCATGATCGCAGCCGCGAGCTTCTGCGCCGTCGTCGTGGCTGGCGACATTCCCGTGTCTACCATCGACCCCAGGCCGCTCGATTGCGACGGCTTGGGGCCTCCACGAAAGATGTCACCGAGGGCCTGCATGCTTCCGACACCGGCGGCTGTCAGAAGCGCCTGGTTGCGTGCGTCACGTAGAACGTCGGCGCTGTGGCGCTTTGCATCGCCGAGCATCATGTGTCCGACGCCAAGCGCAGGCACGCCGAGACCGACACCCCATCCCAACCCCTTCTGCAACGCAGAGAGCGCCGCGGGGTCGAACGCTGCACGCTTGAACAACCCGAACGCGGCGAAGTCCGCCATCGCGAGCTTCTCACGCAGCGTGGCGCTTGCAGGACGCGCGGACGCGATCTTCTCGGCGAGGAAGACCGACGTCTCGAGGGCTTGTGTGAAGGGTGTCATGATCAGCGAAGCGCTTGCGCGACTCCCTGGCTGAGTTCCGGCGGGAGGCCGTGCATCCCAGAAGCGATGCCGGTCAGGCCGCCGAGCAGAGCGCCGAGAGCGCCCGCGGGGACCGCGCTCTTCTGCTGCTCGTACGGATCGCTCGACAGGAAGTGCGGTGCCATGCCGATGCCTGCACCGGCAGCAGCCGGCATCGCGGCACGGCGAAGCAGCGCCATGAGCGCGGGGCTCTCGGCGATCTTCTCGTTGGTGAGCGTGGCGTACGCGGCGATGCCATCTGCGATTGCGCGCGCTTCCTTGCGACGCACGAAGGCCTTCATGCCGATCGTCGCGACGGCTTCCTTGATCGTCAGCTCGGGAACGCCGAGCATCGCGCCGGCGACCTTGTGGAGGCCGAGGTCACGGACGGCGGAGGTGACGTGCGGAGGGATGAGGTCATCGAGGGTCACGAGTTGCCTCCAGGCAGTTGCAGTTTTTCGAGGTCGCGCGCGAGATCCTGGACGGGAGGCGTCACCCAGCGATGGTTGTCGGAGTGGACCTGTCCGTCGTACTTCAGGTTCTTGAGGTCACCGCCGGTGTTGCCTGCTGGATAGGGGTGCAGATCGCGGAGCGCAGTAAGGGGCCACTCCTCGCGCGGTTGTCGGTTGGGAACCACGCCGCGAGCGTAGCCTTGATGTGTCGACGCTTCAGGCGCCTTGTTCATGTGCGTGTGCAATGCGCCGCCGAGCCCGCCCGCGGCTGCACCGCCGAGAGCGCCGCGCATCGCGCCGCCGGCTCGGTCGTCCTTGTCAGCAAGCGCACCGCTGATTGCGCCGACACCGCCGCCCATCAACGCTCCTCGGCCGAGCGAGGGAAGCAGTTCGGCGAGCGCGGGCGGCAGCACCATGGCGCGCTTGTCGTTGCCGCCGGTCACCGCGCGTTCCGAATCCGCGAGCAGCTTGATCGACATGTAGTCCGGACCCGAGCCCGACATCACAGCCTGACGCAGGAACGACCGTACTGCATTCTTGTCGGTCGAGAGCACCGGCGCGAAGCGAGACATCGTGTGGTAGGCCTCCATGAGCGTCTTGTCGTCCGCGTTGGCGAGGACCGAGTCGGTCTTCTTCAGCTCACCCAAGATGGCTTGACGTGCGGCCTCGTCTCCGGCATGGCTTGCGGTCTCCATCGCCTTGTTGGCCATGTCGCGCAGGAGGTTGGCGCCGGTGGTGCCCATCTCCTTGCCGAACGTCTGGATGGCCGCGCCCGCTCCCATGGAGAACGGATCCTTCTTCTCACCGAATTCGCGTCCGGTGATCTTGCGTTTGATGAGGTCGCCGATGCCGCCCGAGATGCCTTGTGCGACGCCCGTTACGGGCGATGCCCCGAGCTGTCCGAAGCTGCCCTTGAGGCCGCTCGCACCGCCAGCTCCGAACTCGGCGCCCTGGCCTGACATCTCGCGACCTGCGTGCGCGATGTTGCCTCCGATGGCTTGTCCTGTCGCACTCGCGCCCTGACCGAGCATGTGTCCGAGGATCGCTGACCACGGGTTCGCCGCGGCCGTCTTCATCGGGTTGTACTCGGCGCGGTTGAGCTGTTGCTCCGTCGAGTGTGCACGATCGATCGCCTTGTGCACGATGCCCGGGATCATCGCACCCACTGCAAGAGGCAGCATGACGCCTGCGCGCTTCTCGACGAAGCGACCAACGCCGTGACGCACGGCCAGTTCGAGCACGTCCGCTAGCTGCACTGGGACCTCGCGTGTGCGGCACCGAGACGGAGCCGGTTGGCCTCGACGGCGATCTTGACCAGCGTGGCGAACGTTCGGTTGGCGTCGGTCTCGTCGACGAGATGACGATCTGCGAGTGCCGCGACCTTCGCGTGCGCGTCGTCGAAGGAGATCGGCGCGAGGCCCTGGCTCTCCTTGACCATGTTCAACACCACGAGACCGATCTCGTGGTTGTGCAGCGCGAGCGCGTCCTTCTCGAACGCAGCCGCGGTGGGCGCCCCCGATGCGCGCTTGAGCAACGTTCCGAGGTTGGTGAACGCGTCTTCGAACGCCCACTCGGCCTGCTTGTACTGGTCCTCGAGGACCGCTGCCAGCTTCATGATGCGGCGATCGCGGAACGCCGCCTCTTTGGCTTCGTCCTTCTTGGGCGGGAACGGCGGCGCCTTCTTCTTCGGCTTGTCCTCGTCGTCCTTGGCCTTCTGCTTCGGTCCTTTGGGGAACGGACCGTCGTTGTCGTCAGCGCCGTCGTCGTCGTCAGCAGGCACCGCAGGTTCGTCGCCCGCGAGATCGTGGCGCTGCATCTCGTTGGGCAGCGGCCCTTCGTCGCCGTCGGGCTCCGCGTGGGGCATGCCCCCAGCGTCGCCACCAGGAGCCATGTGCGGAACGTCGACCTGCCCGATGAGCTGTTGAACGATCTGACGAGCGTCGATCGGATCGAACTCGTTCGTCATGTCCGGCTGTCCTTGGGCCTTCTGCTGGTCCATGAGACGCAGGAACGCCTGCGTGTTCGCGGCCTGGACCATGCGCGCGATCTGGTCAGGGTTCAGCGAACCTTGTGCGGCCTCAGCGGTCGCAGCATCGGCAAGCTTGTCACCGTTCATGAACCGATCGACGACCCGCTCGGCCATCTGATCGAAGTCTTGTTCGCGAAATGCACGCATCAGTGAAGGATCTCCCCGTGAGGCACGATGTCCTCGACATGCCACGTCACCTCGCGGTGCTTGAGCTTGAGCAGCGTCTCCGCCATGTTCGGCTCGCCGCGGTTTGCCGCCGCTTGCGCAGCCGTCATCGCCGTCTTCATCAGCTGGTGAGCCGCGAGCGCATCCGGGCCTGCGATGCTCGAAGCACGCAGCGTGCTGATGCTGCGGAAGTATGACTCGCGCATGGCTTGTTCGTTGACGTGGTCTGGTGAAAGCACAGTCTTGCGACCGCTGAGGTGTGCGATCGCCTCGATGCCGTCGAAGTGCAGCGCGCGCTCGAGCATGACTTTGCCCGTTCGCGAGCCCTTGTACATGTTGACCCAGCGCATCATCTCAAGTCGATCGCGGAACGCGGCAACGTTGCAGCAGAGATGGCGATAGGGCGAGAGAAGTTCAGGAGGCACGCCGCCCCGTGTGCTGATGTCCTCGTCAGACGCACCGGCGATGATCCACGCTTGAAGCAGCTCGCGTTCGAACGCGTCTTCGTACACGTCGACCACGCGTTCGATCACGTCGTCCGCAACGCCTTGGGTCTTGAAGTTCCAAAGGGCAGCTTCGTACGCGTGTGCAGGCGCGTGCGGCGACCGCATCACCGCTTGGTAGCGGTCGTCGGGGCTGCGTTCACGACGCATGGTCGTCCGGCTCCTTGACGGCCTGCACCCCGCGGCTCAAGCGCAGGACCAGGTCACCAAGCCCCTTGAACGTCGACTGGAGGTTGTCCTCGAGTCCCGAGAAGGTCTGCTCACCGATCTGCGGCTTGAGGGCGGACTCCTGCATCCACAGCGTCAACATGACGCGCGCGAGGTTGTCGACCGCCTTCTCGAGGTTCGGCAGGTACTGGCCCACCACGCTATGAAGTGCCGGCGACTGCGCGAGCGTTGCCACAGCAGCTGCGTCGAACATGTCTGCCGAATGCAACTGCGCGGCTTGATCGAGGAAGTGCGGATTGACCTCCTGCGGAAGCGTCTGCGCGTTCGGGCCGTCTGGCGGCATCGTCGCGTTGGGCGGCTGTTGCTGCTGACCCATCGACGGATCCATGCCGGGCTGTCCGCCCATGCCACTCATCATCGATGGGTCTTGTCCCATGCCGGGCTGTCCGCCCATGCCCATCGACGGATCCATGCCGAGCTGTCCGCCCATGCTCATCGACGGATCCATGCCGGGCTGTCCGCCCATGCTCATCGACGGGTCCTGTTGCGCCTGGCCACCCATCATCGACGGGTCACCTGCAGCCGGCGGGAACGCGCCGCCCGGCGGCATGCCCGGCGGAACAGCGGCACCCATCGACGGGTCTTGGGGCGGTGCACCCATGCCTGCCGTCATGCCAGGCGGCATGCCGGGTTGCCCCGTCGCGAGATTCATCGAAGACGGAGGAGCGCCCATCGCCTGCGTCTGCACGCTCGGCGCAGGAGGCGCGCCACCCGCGATCTCGGACGAGCGCTGGAGCAGCATCTGGATGGTCTGCTGCTTCTCGACCAGCTTCTGCATCTCCTGCTGGATGTGCTGGTCCATCTCCATCGCCGCGAGGTCGAGTGGAGCGGGCGGAGGCGGGGCCGGAGGAGCCTGGCCCATGGCGGCCATCGCCGCGTCCTGGCCGAGGTTCGGGTCGCCGCCCATGCTCGGGTCCATGCCGGGATCGCCGCCCGGAGGTCCGTCGCTCGGGGGCGCCTTCTTCTTCGGCTTGTCGGAGTCGGACTTCTTCTTGTCGTCGTCCGCCGCGCCTTTGAAGTACGACTTCAACGCTGCCGACTTTTCGTGACCGATCGAGAAGTGATGTCCGGTGGATGTCACGATTGGAACGCAACCACGATCATGGTCGTAGGGCAGGATCGCGATGCTCTCACCCTTCTGAATGACGTGACCGTCCGGCAGGCGCATGTCGGCGTGCGCGTCATGCATCACGGTTGCATGTTCGGCGTGCGGCGCGTACTGACGCCACCAACCGGGTGTTTGATCCGCAAGCTTGTCGAGGCGCATCTGCACCCGCGCGAGCTGTTGGCTCGTCGCAATCCACGCAGTCGCCTTGTGGTCTGCTGCCGTCTTGACGAGCAACGCCTCGGCATCGACGACCGAGATGTTGCACGCGAATGCGAGCTTCTTGAGCGCGGGCACGAAGCTCAGCGGTGCCATCCCGTTGATGGAGAACTGCTTGGCGCCTGCGTCCTTGATCGAGACCTTCTTCGCGCCGACCGCGGAGAGCATGTTCGAGACACATGCCTGTAGGTCGAGCGCTGACTGGAACCAGCCGCGCTCGTTGAGGCGCACCTTAAGCGGCACCCAGATGAAGTCCGTCGGAAGGTAGACGACATCGGCGCCCTTGGGCATCCAGATCGTGTTGTACGGATACGCTGCGTCGGTCGAGAGCGTCTTCTCGGGACCGAAGTCTCCAGGCGTCGCCTTGATGCGACGGACGCCATCCGACCCCGTCGAGATCGACTTGATCGTGACGGGACCCGTCGCTTGGAACGTGGTGCCGCGCTGGCGGACGAAGAAGCCCTTGCCCGCCTTGGGCTCACCACTGACGTCCGTGAACATGCGGGCATGCAACGAACCGCCGACACCGTCCGCGATCGAATCACGGCCCACGAGCCTGTTCGGCTCGATGTAGTCACCGTTGTCGAACACCGCGAGGAACGGCTTGGCGTCATACCCACGGCGCGTGGCGTAGCTGCCCTCGTCTGGCCGCCCGTGCGGGTAGACCTTGTTCGAGCTGCCGTGCGTCTCGGGATCGGTGTACGAGTTGTCGACGAGTGGGTTGTGTGCGGGAACGGCCGGACGTCGGCCGTAACGCGTGCCCTCATCGAACAGATCGATCGGGAAGGGCATCACGAACGCGGTGCGCTCCTTCCCGTCCGATGCGTAGAGCGTGTAGATGCCGGGCTGCTTGGGCTCGACCCAGTGCTCGTAGGGCTGCTCTTGCACCGCCATGTTGCGGTTCAGGCGCTCGTCCTTGGCGGCGAAGCCCTTCTTGCGCACACCCGTGTACGCCTCCCCGGCCTTGTCACCGAAGATGCGCTTGAAGTCGGTCGGTGTGTTGTCGGCGTCGGCGATCCACAGCGCACCGCCATGTTGCTGCCTGGCCGCGACCTTCTCGAGGCGGGGCTGAAGTGCGGCCGCGAGCGTCTTCATGCCGTACGTCGACGCCGCCTGCTTGAACAGCGTCGGGTTCCGTTCGAGAAGTCGGACGTAGGCAGCCTTCATCGTGTTCGGCGCGGCCGAGAGCAACGACGGGAGCATGAGGTCTGCTTCGCTCGCGACCTTCTCGAGCGTCTCCACCGTCATCACCCGTGCGACGTCGATGAGCGCCTTGGGCACCCACGAGGCATACGAGAATCGGCCGGTGATCGGCGGCACGACGACGTTGCGGATGTCGACGTCTGTGTAGAGCGTCTCGGGCGTCTTGACACCCGCGCCCAAGGACGCGAGTCCGGTCTTGTCGATCTCGTCGAGCCAACCCTTGGAGAGCGGCAGGAAGACGTTCAGGGCCTTGTGATAGAAGACCTCGAGCGGCTTGATGGCGTTGTCGACCATCACCACCGGAACGTAGATCGGTTGGTTGTGGCGCAAGACCACGAACGACCCCACACCTGACCCTTTGTCGATGTCGACATCGAGCACCTTGAAGGTGACGACGTCTTGCATCAGGTCAGGCATACGCGTCGACAGCAGGTTGTACGCCATCTCCGACATGCCCTGTTCGAACAGGGCTGTCTCTTGGTCGGGACCCGCGTTCATGCCGGCCTGGAGCTGTTGAGTGCGGGGCGACATTGCCGGCATATGGGACCTCGTCTACGAACTGGGGAAGCTGACGACTTTGGAGAGATTCGCGTCAGGAAGACCGCCCAGCTGCTTCGTCTTCTGCGCCTTGAGCGAGCCGAGGGTCGGGTTCAGGATCTCAGCAAGCTTCTCTTCGACGACGAGACGCCCCATTTCGCGGATGTGGCGCGGAAGGCTCACGCGCGCTGTGCCGCGTCGATGCGACGGAAGAAGTCGCGAAGCGAGGCCTCCTTGTGCTCTTCCTTCTTCGACTCGCCTTCCTCGTGCTTCTTGCCCTCGATCTTCTCGCGGATGAAGTCGGGCATGCCGCCCTTGTCCTTCTCCTTGTCGTCGTCCTTCTTCTCGTCCTTCTCGTCCTTCTTCATGAAGGGCGGGAGGTCGTCGGCCTGCTTGGTGCCCTGGTTGCCAGAGCGGCCATCGTAGGCGCCGGGCCGCGAGTGCGTCGCGTCCGGGTTGTGCTCACGGTAGCGATCACCGCGCGAGCCCGGCGGCAGGCTGGAAGAACCCGTCGACGCATCCGCCGCCTCCTTCTGCAGGCCGCGGAGGTAGTACGCCTTCTCCTCGGTCGTCATGCCCATGCAGGCGCGGACCGCGGCGATCTTGGCGTTCTCGTGGAGACCGCCCGGGAGGTACTCGTGCACCTCGGCAGCGACCTTCTTGAAGAGCGCGATGTACGGGTCCTCGGCAGCCGCCTTGGCGGACTGCTGGGTCACCGAGTTCGAACCGCTCGGCGACTCGCCGGGCTTGTTCGGCTGCGCGGTCTCCTTGCCGACGACCGCGGGGCCGCCGACGAGGTTCATCATCGCGCCGAGTGCACCCTGCGTGGGCAGGACGGCGTAGCCTGCGGGACGTTGTGCCGCGTCCATCTTGGCCTCGGCCGACGACATGGCGGTGTTGCCCTTGTCGCCACCCATGATCGTCGAGCCCTCGGCCGACTTGCGGAAGAGGTCAGCGAGCGACGCGGTGCGCGAGTGCTCCTGCACCGAGTTGTCCTTGGAGTCGGTCTCCTTGGGCTTGTTCGGCTGCTCCTCTTCCTTGCCGACCGTGCCCGGCCGGGTGTCGATCTCGGTCTTGCCGCGGCTGTCCTCGGCATAGCCGGGAGGACGCTGCGAGGCGTCCATCTTGGTCTCGCCCGCGGGCGCCTCGGCTTGGGTGTTCCCCTTGTCGCCACCCTCGATGGTCGAGCCCTCGGCGGCCTTCGTCATCAGCTGGGTCGCGTTGCGATCCGCGAGCTGCGCGACGTCTTCCCACGTCGCGAGCTTGTTGAAGCTCGCCGCCTTGAAGCCGGGCTGCTGCTTGATCCAGTCGGAGGCTGCGACCAGGTCCGTCCCGATCTTGTGGGTCGCCTCGCGCGACACACCCTTCAGAGGGTCGATGTCGACACGGTCAGCGATGTAGTCCGCGACCTTCGCCGCGGTGGTCTCGTCGGGGAACGCGGCTGCGCCGCTGTTGACCAACGCGGTCTGGATGCCACGGACGTACGCATGCTTGAACATTTTTGCCTCGGGGAAGCTGTGCAGAGATTGACGAAATGATAGGACGAGACTCTCAAATATCCAACAGTTGCGCTAACCGAGCGCGCGAGCCTTTTGAGCCCCCGCTGCCATGGGCGGCGCCGCGGATGTTGGAGCGGCCATCGCGGGAGGCAGTGGTGCTGCCATTCCCGCTGCGCCAGGACTGCCCGACGTGCCACCGCCGACGCCACCACCGACATTCATACCACCAGCACCCATGCCCATGCCTTGAGCGAGCTTGAAGCGGGTGAGTGCATCGGTACGGCCTTTATTATAGGCGTCGTTGATCATTGATAGAGGTCCTTCGGTTTACTGCCGAGTAGATGTCCGAGGCCACGTCCAGCTCGTGCGCCCGCTTGTGCGAGAAGAGGTCCGCCAAGCATGCCAAGCGCCGGGAAACCATATGCGCTCCCAGCGATTCCACCAAGCGCACCGAGCGCGTTTGATAGGTGGCCCTCTTGCGGGTTTGACCGCATGGCAGAGAGTGCCATGAGCGGTGCTGCGATCGTGCCAGCACGTCCAATCCAGTTCAACGGCTGGCCCTTGACGCTGGGCCACCATACGTTCTTGGTGGAAAGCATTCCACCCGGAGAGAACGTACGCGGTCCTTCCACGAAAGCACGCCCAGGCTGTCCGATGAAGGTCTGCTTGATGCCTTCCATGATGCCCGCGTCTTTGACTTGGAAGCGCGCAAGGGCATCTTCGATACCCTTTGCATGTGCTCGAGCGATCATCAGTATTGCCCCTCTTCACCAAGGCCAAACTCTGTGCCTGCAGCGTACGCTGGAACAGGGGACGCCCCGTGTAGGTTGGAGACATCGCCGCGGTGGATGCCTGTTAGCAATGACTCCTTGAGGTAGCGGTGTGCGAGGCGTGCCATCCAATCCGGATTGAGAAGAGGTGTGCGCGACGCCGGGCGCATGAACGGCAGTGCACGCGGCCCCTGGCTGGACGTCATCACCGACGTCACGCCGTGGCGTACGAGCTGGTCTGCGATTGGCTGCGTCACGACAGTACCCGCCGTGTGGTGGAGGATGCCGTCCGCGAGCGTCTCGCCGATCGCGTCTGTCGTCGGGAGGCGTTTCTTGGATGCGGCCAGGGACGCATGGAACCGATTGTAGTCGACGACGTCACCCTTGATGAATGCGTCGTCGGGACCGGGATCAATGATCTGGACGTGGTTGAGCACGGACTTGGCGAGCGTCTCGAGGTGGCGCTTGTCGACCTCGGAGCCTGCGCGCTTGTAGACATCGGAGAGCGCGTCGACGAGGTAGCGTCGACCTTCACCGAGGCCTTTGTGTTGAACGATCTCGTCAGGCTTGGGTACGCCATCGGAGAGCAAGTCCCCTGCATACATCGATTGCCCGATGCCCACGACGACCTTGTGTGCGGGAGGCACGTAGTGGCTACCGTCGCCGACGAAGACGTAGTGACCGCCCTGCGGAGCCTTGTCGATCTTCGTGATGGAACCGTCGCGGTCAGCAAGTACCGCCTTGTGTGCGAACGATGTCGGAATCTCGAGCAAGGCTCGCACGCCTTTGATGCCCTCGAGCCGCTTCTCGTCGTCAACACCGACGACGCGCCCGCCGTGCTTCGCGTTGAGGGCGAACTGCGTGAGCGGCTCGGCGAGCGCTTGAGCCGCGCGAACGCCAACGTTCGTTCCGATCGAATGCATGCCACCCGAAGACGACAGGCCTTGGCAGCGCTGACAGACGCCGTGCGCAGCTTCGCAGGTCATCGGAGAACGGACGATGACCTCCTTGCCTTCTTTGGCAAGGTGAGACGCGTACTGCGGCGTGATCAGCTTGTTCGTGCCCGCCTGGTAGCGGTCGATGAGGTGTGCGTCGGTCGGCAACATCGCGATGCCGTTCTTGGTGCCGCAGTCCACCGTCGTCACGAGCTGGTCGCCCATGTTGTTGACGAGGATCTTCGCAAGGTCACCGGGCTCGACAACCGAGATGTTCGAGACCACCGCGTTGACACGCGCCTGACCGCCCATGATCCACGCATCCGCAGGCTTGAGCCCTTCGGAGAAGCTCTTGTCGACGAGCCACGGAATGACCTTGCCCTTGGAGTCTTCGGCGAAGACGGGTGCGCCCACGGTGCGCATGAGTTGTGCAGCATTGCCGCGACCGCCGGCGCGAACCATCTCGCCCATCGTGCCTGGGTGGTTGCGTGCCAGCATGAGCATCGCATTCTGTCCGCCCACGAGCGTCTTGACCTTGTCCGCGTTGGTCGTCGCCTTTCGAAAGGCTTCGACGTGCGGCTTCAAGGCAGCGTCGCGTTCAGCAACACGGGGCGCGATGTCGTCGAGGCCGACGGAGATGCCGTCGAGCGTTGCGACCTCGTCACCGAGACGCTTGAGCTTGGTCACGACGTCGGGGTACTTGCTCGGGTCCTCTTTTGCGACACCGAGGAGGACCTTGTTCAGGTTCCCCTTGGTGAGCGCCCCCTGTCCTCGCCACTTCGATGGGAGGATGGAGTCGACGAGGTGCTGTCCGAGCGTTGTCGCCATGTTGGTTAGAGACCGAAATGTTGTAACGCAGCCGCTTTGCCCATCCACCACGCTTCTTTCATGCTCGAGAAGTCAGGGTGTTTCCGTGCAGCGGCCCACTGTGCATTCAATGACTGCATGTCGGCCGTGTTTCCGCCACGGTCTGGATGCATATTCATTGCTTGTTCTCTGAAGCGACTCTTCGCCTCCGCCTGTGTTTGCGCTCCGCTCATCCACGACGGAAGTCCGCCACTTGGCGCTCCGCGTGGAGCTGATTGTCCTATAACAGCACTTGGACCCGCACCAGCGCCCTGTCGCGCCTTACGCCAGTTGTTGAAAACATCTTCGTTCTGCGCACCCCAGTGCTTGTCCTCCGCTTGTTGACGGTATTTGAAACCGTCTTGTGCGGACTGGCTTTGTTGCGTGTGTTTGTACGCCTCTTCTTTGGCGCTCTGTCGTGCCTGCCGTGATGCGGACGCACGGGCCTCATCTTGCGCCCGCCACTGTTGTCGCATTCTGTCTTCCCAGGACGGACCTGCTGGACGCGGACCTGCGCTTGGACCAGGAGCACTTGGACCTGCTGGACGCGGACCTGCGCTTGGACCAGGAGCACTTGGCCCCGGAGGACGCGGTCCTGCGGTGGGTGCCTGCTTACCAAGGTGGTAAAGGGCACCGCCGGCGCCTCCGATCGCTGCGCCTTGCAGCGCACCTTCTTCACGATGACCTTTTTCAGCGGTCAAGGCTCCGCCGGCTGTGCCGATCGCCGCGCCCATGAGGCTGCGCGCTAGTAGAGGGTTCATCGGCACGTCAGTATCCTCCACCCATCGACATGCCGCCGCCCATCATCGCGTGCTGCCGGGCCTCTTCCTCTTTCTCGGCCTGGTTGTGCTGGTGCAACATGTAGAGACCTCCGCCCGCGAGCAGCGTCGGTGCAAGGGTCTTGAGGTTGCCGACTGCAGCACCGCGTTGTGATGCACGCGCCATGTCCATGCTGTGCTCGGGTACGGCGCCTGTGATGAAGTTCGGGTTCGCCTTTCCACCCATGCCACCGCGTACATTCGCGGCGAAGTCTTTCGCGGCGCCCCACTGACCGGCTCCGAAGTCCTTGACCTTGGACGCGAAGCTAGGACCCGCAGCAGGGGCAGGCAGGGGAGCAGGGGCTGCGATCTTGAAACGCACGAGTGCGTCGGCAACACCCACACGATAAACCCCGGCCATCTTGGGATTCCCGAGGGGGGCACGGTGCATGTTGTGGCGTTCGAATGTCGACATGAGGTCTCCGTGGAAAGACTCAGGCATGTCCATCCCTCCGTGCATGTTGGGGCGTCCCCCGAGCCCCTTCAGTTCTTCGTTCACTGCTAACTGGTCTGGCGTCAGTTGCCCTTGCATCGGCATCGCCATTTTTCCCCCGCTCAACAAAGAGTCGATGAGGGAACCCGCTGTAGGTTTGGGGGCTTTACCTGTGGCTCGATCGATGATGTGGCCGATCGAGTTTTCAGAGGTTCTCGTCTCTTCACGGGGCATGAGTGACATCAGACGCCTCCAAAAGCAGTGTTCTGTCCCATGTCACTGAGCCGGCTCGCCGAGTCGCCGCCCGCAAGGTTCGAGGGAGATCCCCACGCAGTAGTACGGTCGAGTGGATCGCGGGCTGCAAGCTGTACATCAGGCGACACGTTCACGTCGATCTGCTTGAGCACGTCGGCGAGGTTGTCTGCGGTGCCGTCCACATCCGCCTTCTTCGAGCCGCGGTTCGCTTCCGTCTTGTGAGCTGCATCGTAGCCGTGGAACGTGCGGCTTGGGATCTTCAAGCGCAGCTCCTCTGCTGCTTGCTTGAAACCGAACTGCTCGAGCGCGTCTGCGATGCCGCGCACGTGCGACTTCTTGACATGCTCGGGCAGCTTCTTGCCCTTGGGCGTCGCGTTCGCAAACTCGCGGGCGACATCCGGGTGTTGCGAGAACAGGTAGCGACGTTGAGCCTCGCTACGGAACGGCATGGAGAACTCCTCGCTTCGTCTGCCACGTCAAGTGGCCCGCAACTGAACGGGTGCGCGCGACGATCCCTGACGTCCGGGGCCAGTACGCTACCGTTGCCGTTGATCGAGCGCCTGTCGTTCGCATGATGTCCGTGTACGACATTTTTTCGTCGACGTACATTCGTTGGAGATCCTCGAACGGAGGCCGTTTGGACGTTCGGTAGGATTGAATCAAAGTTTTGAGTCGCTGCTGTTTTCGAAGAGACCGCAGCGGAACTTGCGTCAATAGTCGCATGAGGGCTTCGCGATCTTGGATGGCGACGTCCCAAACTTGTTTCCAGTGTTTTGGACGGCCTGTACGTGGCCGTTCGACAACGCAACATCGAATGCCGAGAGTCTCGCAGCTTTCGACGGTAGCCGTGATGATGTCCCAGTCGGTGTTGCAAACCTTGACCACGCGATTGCGCGATCGAGAGGTGAGCACCGCAACCGTTCCTTCACCGTCGATCATCGCGGCAAGGTAGTGGGCTGCGGCGGCCGGGGACTCGAAGGGCACGCTTTATTATAGGCGCTTGGCCCTGATTTCGATGGGATCGTTGAGCGCGATGTCGCCCCGGTGGTAGGCCGCCATCGCCTCCTCCTGGGAGTCGTAGTGCCGCGTCTTCTTGCCGCTGGCCGCCTGCGTCGCACGGTGCAAGCCCAGCACAGCCTCCATGTCGGGCGCGATGTTCAGAACGCCTGGGCGCTTGTCGGCGAAGATCATGTGCGAGAGCGTCATCTTCTTGACGTCCTCGACACCGCCCGGTGTCACCGGGGCATGGATTTGAAGGGCGTCGCCGTCGTAGTCCGCATTCATGCCCTTCTCGGCGAACGGATTGAGCTTGAGCGTCTTGCCCTCAACAATCTTGGGGTATGCACCCACGATGTTGAAGCGGTGAAGTGACGGTGCACGATTCACCATGACCGGACGTTCACGTGATTCGTTGACCAGCTCTTCCCGCGCGACGGGCGTGCGGTCATCCACCATCTTCTGCGCATCGGTCGCTGTATAGCCGCGTCGGACCAAGCGTCCGATCACGAACTTACTGTACATGCCCCAGAGCATCCCTTCGGGCACGCCGATCTCGTCCATCGACAATGTTGGGTCAGGTGCGATGGTCGCGCGACCGCTCACGTCTTGCTGCCGCTTCATGAGGCGCGACTGGAAGAAGCCGCTGCCTGGTCGCGTGCCCGTGATGGCCGCGAGGTACCCCTTCGCACCGCGCTTCTCGGCGCCAGGGCTCACAGGGTCGCCGACGCCGTAGAGCGCGCTCACCGCGTCGTACAGGTGTTGCCGTGGACCGGGCAACTCGGATGACGGCAACGACTTGGCGGATGACTTGAGCTGATCGTTCGCGAGGAACGCGTCCTTGTAGAGCAGGTTCGCGTCGCTGACCTGCAGACGCCCGTCCTTGAGCGGCAGGATCGGACGAATCACCGGCGGCGTCACCGGCACCTTCGAGATGACGTAGGCGTCCGCAGGCTTGAGGTCGCGGTCCTTTAACGCCTCGAGGTACTTGATCTGCTTCACCACGCCGTCGAGTGCGGGTCCACGCGCCTTCTTCGATTGCGCCAGCAGATCCTTCAACTTGTCATCGATGTTGATCTCGCCGAGCGCCGTCTTGAACCAGCTCCCGCCCTTGCCCACACGCTCCGTGAACTCCTTCTGTGTCAGTCCGAGAAGGCGTCGCACGGGTTCCTCAAACACGGGGTTGACGATCGGCTCGTGCAGGTCGACGTGCGACCACTTCGTGCCCGACATGCCGCCGGTGATCCCTGGGTCGAAGAGGCCATCGGTCTCGGGGCGTAGGTCCTTCGCGCGGATCAACTTGCTCGGGTCCTTGAGCGCTCCTGAGGACATCGACTTGACGTCCGCGTCGGTGAGCGGACCAAGCGCCAAGCGTGAGCCGGTCTTCGTCACCTTGACGCCGGCGCCCGTGAGCATGCTCTGCAGCTTGTCGTAGGCGAATGGCGTCTTGGGCGAAGGCGTCGGCAGCCCGAGTTGGATCGCGCGCCAGAACTCGTCGTTGCGCTGGCTCTTGATGGACGCCGCTTCACGCAGCACGTTGCGTGCGTTGTGCGCGACGAGTCCATCGAATTCCATCTTGCCGATGCCCTTGGCACCTTCGTCACCACCACGCGCCGGTTGTTGGTTGTAGTCGTACTTCTCGGCGCCGTGCGCTGCCCAGTTGGAATCTGTGGTCTTGAAGAGCTTCAGGATGTAGCTCTTGCCGACCAACACGTCGGGAACCTTCTTGCCCGTGATAGGGTCAAGGACCGTCTCTTTGTCCGAGAGACCGTGTTCCTCGAGCAACTTCTTTGCGAAGGCGACGTTGTCACGGCCTGGCATGTATTGCGGGATGACGATCGGCTTACCCGTCTTTTCGGCAACCTTTCCAAGCACCGTCTCGATGACCTGCGCTGGGTTGATGCGCGAGACGATACCCGCCGACGTGAAGAGAAGATCGACAGGGCGCCCCTGCGCATCCTGGATCATCTGGTGGTCAGGGATGATCTTCGCGATCACGCCTTTGTTGCCAAAGCGGTTGCACAGCTTGTCGCCGATCTGCAGTGTCTCCTGGGTGCGGATCGACGCAGCTGCCTGTCGGGCGGTCTTCGCCACGTCTACGACAATGCCGGGTCGATCGTGCGTCCAAGTCTCGACCACTTCTTCGTAGGGCTTGACCAGCGACTTGGACAGCTTACCCAGCAGGAGTGCGTCACCCGTCACCTTGTTCTCGCGGATGCCCGCAGCGATCAGGTCGCCCTTGTGAAGAGTGACCCCCGGCTTGACAACGCCGTCTTCGTCGAGCTTGTCGTACTGGTCCTTGGTGTAGCGGCTGCCGAAGTAGGTCCGGTGCTTCTCACGTCCGAGCTGCACGTCCCCTTCACGCGAAAGCGCGTGCTGGTACATGTGTTCGCTCGTCAGCTTGTCCGCTGCGCCCTGCGAGACGACGATGCCGTCGTTGGTGTTGAGGCCGCGGTACGGCATGTATGCCACCCGCAGGTTCGTGCCCAACGCGAGCGTGCCGTCCTTGGTGAAGTTCGAGTCAGCGAGGAGCTGGTCCTTCTCGACACGGTCGCCGACCTTCACGGTCAGCGTGTTGTGCAGCATCGTCTTGGCGGCGAGCGGAAGGTTGGTGTCGTAGTGGAGCTTCGTCGTGAGCGCGGCCGTCTTCGCGTCCGGCTCGATGTGGATCCAGTCGTCATCGATCTTCGTGATCGTGCCGGCCTGTCGTGCGGTCGGGACGATCAGCTTGACCATCTCCCGTTCGACCGACGTCCCTGGCTTCCACGATGCAACCTGGACGAGCGGCGCCTCACGATGCGTCAACGGCAGTGCTTGGCCCTGGTGCTTGCTCGCCATGAGCACGCGGTTCGCCTGGATGCCGTAGAGCAGCGGCAGGAGGTTCGACGTGGGCCCATACTGGTCTGCGACATGCTCCAGTTGGTGGGTCACGCGATCCGACGACACGCGCGATACGACGCCATGCGCCATCGCATCGACGATCTTCCCCGGTCCCAGGTGTTCACCAGGGAACGCGATGATCGACTTCGCCATGTCACCGGCCTTGAGGTACGTCGACTTCTTCGCAGCGACGTCGTAGACCGGCGCGTAGAGGTTGCCCTTGTCGTCGCGCCGCGCACCGATCGTGGCACGAAGGTCGACGCCGACCTTGAACGAGTTGCCCGACCAAATCGGGACGCTGCCGTTCCGCCGCACGTACAACAGTCCCCCGGGGACTTCAGCGCAGTACACGTTGCCGCGATAGTGCTCGGTGTAGTAGCCCCGCTGCTCCTCACGTGTCCGCGATTGTCGAAAACGTTGTTTCAACGGACGTACTTCGTACGTGTCCAGATACCGCTCTTCACGCTTGTCGACGTAGCGCGCGGTGCGTGTTGGGCGTCCCAGGGAAATCGCGAGGCGGTCAAAATCGACGGCCAAGCGTGCGCTGGTAGTACAGAGTACATTTCGGTCGTGTGTTGCACCTGGCAACGGAACCTTACACCTTCGACCGTCTCCCAACAGGAGAGCTTCGAATAGATTCTCTCGTACTTCGTACGACGCCTGAAAAAAGTATTCCGGGATGTATTTATCCCCCGCGTGCCCGAACTGCTGCACATATGCCGCTAGCTGCTTAACGCCGATGACATACGTGTCACCCCCGCGTTGTGACCATGCAAACGGCATACGCCGGAGCAGTGCTTCGATAATCTCGCAGTTTTGTGGATTCTTTTTCACGTCCTGTGAGATCAGGACGTGATACGTGAATGTTTTTTCGGTGAAGTTGAAACACCCTTCGGACAGATACCATCCCATAAAGGACGCCCAGTCCGTCATGGCAATCGGGCCAACATTCTTTACCGCGTTGCCGCCGGCGGCCCGGGGGAGCTGAAACGTATCAACACTCTCCCCAACGTACGGCAGGTGTCCCGTGTCGAATGTACGCGGTTTGCCGTGTACCTCGTCCGCTCGGTTGATGCGCCAGTGTTGGAGTCCGCGCGTTTCGAGCGGCTTACACAAGACGCGGTGGTTGGGCGTTACCAGGTAATTGATTTTGCCCGTCTCTAGGCCATACATGAGGCCCTCATACGGCTGTGCCGTGAGGTTGGTCGCGCGGTGGAATTCGAGACGTTCATCGACACGACATGCGAGCCAGTCGTTCGCAGTGACATCCGGCCACCGCTTCCACCCGCGTGACGTGAAGACCTCGGTCATGGCGTCGTAGCACTCTGGGGTCCTTGCAGGGTCAAGGATTCCGAAGTGCGTCGGATGGACGTCGCGAGCCTCGAGCGGGATGGCGCGCTCGGACGCGATCGCACCCTCGCCGAGCATCGTGACGCGTGACGCTTCGTCGAGCAACTCCATCGGGTTGATCTGCATCGGGACTGCCGAGAGCGATGACCCCACCAGGAGCCCGTGCATCGATCGCGTGAACGGGCCTGCCGGCAACGCCTTCTTCAGGTCCCCGTGGCTCGCGTCGAGCTTCCAGCCAAGCTTCGCACGCATCGCCCGAGCCTCGAGCTGCACGCGTTCCTTGATGAAGTCGTCCGCCGAGTGGAACGTCTTGAACGCCAGCGAGTCCCGATCGTCAACGTCGGCGGCTGCCTTGTGTACGTCGAGCAGCTTCTTGGACGCCGCCAGGATTGCAGACGCCGACGCCTTGTCGTACGGGTAGCCGAGCGTGTGGGTCGTGACCTCGGGGTCCATCGAGGTCTGGTCGAAGTACTCGCGCAGCACGCGGGATTTCTCTTCCGTCGTGGTCGCGGTCTGCTTGGCCGGATGCACGAGCGTCTCGTAGAGCTTGCTGACGTGCTTGTCCGGGTTCTTCCAAGCGTCGCGATTCATGCCCGCGATCTCAGGGCCCCAGCTCGCCGCGATGTCCTGGTGAGGCATCCCAAGCGCGCGGAGGATTGGATGCAGCGGGATCTTCGTGGTCGTGTGCGATGGCTGCATGTAGAGGAGACCCTTCTCGGGCTCCATCGACACGCGGAAGTTCGCGCCCTTCGACAGGTTGAACGTCGCCTCCAGCTCGTCGTTGCCACGGCGACGTACGTACGCGCCTGGCTTCGTCCTCAGCTGGTTCGAGACGGAGTACTCCGTGCCATCGAGGATGAAGGTGTGCCGTGGCGTGAAGTACGGCAGTTGCAGCAGCGTGAAGTCCTTGGCGTGGTTGACTACGCCGCCCGCCGCGTCCTTGACGGTGACGTCACCGCGCACACGTTCCGACAAGGTCTTGCCTTCGAGCACGGCACGCTTCTGGTCCCGGGACGAGTAGTCCTGCGGGTCGACGCGCACGTTCGATACCTCGACCGTGTGCTTGCCGGCCTTGAGCGGGAACGACTGCTCGAGGCCTTCGACGACCTTCTTGCGGATCATCTCGCGCCGCGTTGCCGCGTCCTCGAGTATCGGTCGTAGATTTGGCAGCATTTTGGTACAAGGCTCCGTTAGGGCAGCCGTCGCGGTCGTTCAGCAGGTTCGGCGTCGCCTGCGTCTTGGTTGTTCACGGGAGCTGGACGTGCACGGGGCGTCAGGTAGACCAAGGCCACCAGGAAGTCGCCCTCTTTCGAGAAGGTCCGGTCCTCGTAGCGCATGATGGCTTCGCCACGCAGCACCTGGTTCATGACGTCTTCGTAGCTGTCGCGATCCGCGGGCAGCGCGAAGACCTCGGAGTGGGCTTCGTAGTCCAGCTCGGGGCCGCCGCGGTTGCCGCGCTGTTCGAACGCAACACGCCCCGGTCCGTTCTGCGCACCGAACAAGCTGCCCAGGTCGTTGCTGACCTTCTGGGCCTTTTCGATGACGTCGGCGAAGTCTTCTGAGTCTTGCGGCATGGGTTATCTTACATACCTGGCGCTGCGGGTGGTGCGCCACCGCCGGAAGGATCGCCGCCTTGACGGGCTGCCGCGATCGCCTGTTGGTTCTGCTGAGTGGTCTGGTCATGCATGCGTTCCTTGACGACCGCGTACATCACCATGTCCTCGGTCTGCAGCGCGTGCATCTGCGATTGCCGGCTCCCGGGGTCCAGGCCCATCAGCTGCTGGATCACCTGATCTGCCTGCGCGATCACCGCCTGCTGGTCGTAGGAGAGACCCTGCTGACCCATCTGCGCTTGGGCTCGTGCCTGTGAGCCCAGATTGTTCTGACGCTTCTGCATCTCGACCTGCAGCTCCTGTGCAGTTCGCGCGTCGTCGATTGCTTCCTGCATGCGCCACTTGCGCTCGTCGGACGGGTCGATGTCGAACGCCTCGCCCATGGTCCGCTTGGAGATCCACGGGCCCGTCGAAGGGTCGGCGCCGTTGAGCTGCAGGAGCAGCGCCTTCTGCTGAACGTCATCGATGAAGCGGAAGGGTGCGAGCGAACACGTCACCGTGCCACGCCCCAGCTGCTTGGCCGACTTGTCTGTGACCCACTGCAGGAGGTCGTTGAGGTCACCCGTTTGGTGAACGAGCTGGTTCTCGAGCACGCGAAGCTGGATGCCCGAGCCCATCGCAGAGAAGCCGCCGTAGATGAACTCCTTGGGCAGGCCCATTGCAGCGATGATGTTGTCTTCGGCAGCCTGGACCTCGCCGAGCGTCATGAGCGCACGGGCTTGGCCACCAAGGTGCGTGACCTCCGCGGGGATCGGTGACCACATGATGTGGAGGGGATCTCGCCGCCACTTCTTGACGCTGGTCTTCATCTCGTCGGACCACTTGGCCAACGAGATGGTGGTCATCGGATCGGCGTTCGCCGACGACTGCTTCGGCGAGATGATGCGCAGCGGGACGATGTAGTCGAGCGCGATCGCTTCGTTCGCCTTGCGCAGCACCGCCGCGTAGAAGAACAGCTTGATCGTCGATGCGAGCGGCGGGAAGCCCCATTGAGCCTCGATGCCCGCGGGCGCGTCCATGCGCATGTGGAAGACTTGACCTTCCGCGAACTTGAAGATCTTGTCCGAGCGAATCGTCTTCAAAAACTCCATCGGCATCGTGTCGATGAGGTGCTTGTTCCCCTTGGCGCAGCGTTCCTTAATCTCCTTGGGGATCGTGTAGTAGTACTCGCTGTGCCCGGTGATGGGGTTGTAGTCGATGTCCATCAACTTCGGGTCCCAACGGATCACCGAGATGCGGTCCTTGCGTGTGATCTTGCGGTCGATGACGTCCTTCTCACCGATGTCCACCTTCACGTTGCAGCCTTTGCATGCGTAGTTGAAGGCGAGCTTCTTCAGGTTGAACTTGTAGGTGACCTGGTGGATGTTCGTCAGCGACTGGCAGCGCGGACACTTCAGGAAGCGCACGAACGGCGCGTACATCGAGAAGAACGCGTTGCCGTAAACGAACTTGTCGACGGCCGCGCGGATCAAGACGCGCTTCGTCTTCAGCGTCTTGTCGTGGAGGTCCTCGTAGTAGTTCTTGAGCGCCTCGTTCTGCGTCTCGTAGATGATGTCGGTGACGGGGTACGTGCAGAACTTCTGGAGCGCGGCGTAGATCTGCGCGCTGTTGAAGTAGAGGTACTCGCACAGTCGGAAGAGGTCCTTGAGCTTCCGTGGCGCGAACGCCGTGAGGAAATCGAAGAGCGGACTTCCGTGCGACGACGTGTTTTGCGTCGACAGGTCGGAGATACCCGGGTCGAACATTCCATCAGTGGCCATGGTTTACCCCGCAATCATCACATGATAGAAAGGCGGACGCCCTATGGGTCGACCCCGAATGGAGATCCGCGTCGGACGCGCGGGCAACGGCACGCCCGTGTTTCTGGTTCACGGACAGAATGCTACGTACAGTCGCGTGTTTGGCGCTACATGGGACGCTTCGCGGGCCTTGTGGATGTACCCCGCGTTCTTCCCTGCATCCAGCAAGGTCATCGCGGACCTTCAAGCAGTGGCTTCCGACGTTGACGTGGTGATCTCGGACGTGGCCCAACGCCACATCGAGGCGCTCGAGGATGTGCGCCGACGCTTGGAAGCGCTGACCTTGCCCACGGGATTTGAATACGTCACGGCGCCATACCAGCATCAGGTTGAAGGACTCTGCCACGTGTTCTACAACATGCGGGCGGCGTTGTTCTACGATCCTGGTCTCGGCAAGTCGAAGATCGCGATCGATCTCCTGCGTTTGTTGCGCCACACCGGCAACCGCGCCACGGCCCTGGTGCTCGGGCCGCGCGTCACCGTGCGGAACTGGGGTCGGCAGATCGACCTTCACTCGGGCCGCCAGCTCACGTGGGCCGCGCTGGTCGGAACGCCCAAGCAGAAGCGCGAGATCATCGAACGCGCTGCCGCCGAGGGCACCGACATGGTTCTTTCGACGTACGACACTGCGAGAAGTTTAGTGGATTTCCTCGTAGAACGGCTGCCTTACGGCGTTCTGGTCTGCGATGAAAGCCATGGCGTGAAGACCTGGCAGTCCGAGCGCACCAAGACGACGCATGAGATCGCACAGAAGGCGATGCGCCGCATCCTCATGACGGGGTCCCCCACCGAGGGGAATCCTCTCGACCTGTACGGCCCCTACAAAATCCTGGGCGACTGCTTCATGCCCGAGACGTACTGGAAGTACAAAAAAACGTTCGTTGTCACGCGAGGCGCCAACTCTCCTATCGTGGTTGGTTACAAGAATCTCGACGTCATCAATGCACGTACGACCTTCTTGTCGATCCGTCGTACCAAAGAGCAGTGCTTGGACCTGCCAACACGCTCCTTTGTGGACGTAGAGTATACCCTTACACGCGCTCAGACCGTTGCGTACGACAAGATCGTCATCGACATGGGCATCGACCCCGAGGTGCTGGGTAAGCTAGGGATCCAGATTCGGTCCGGGGAGATTGGTGCGAAGCCCATTCTCCCGCACCAACTTTCTGCCATCGAGATGCCGCACCGAGCGGCGGCCTTGATGAAGCTTTTGCAGATCACGTCAGGCTTCCTCATCAAGAGCGAGAAGGATCCCTTCTACTGCGACTCGGCCCGGGGAGGCTTGCCGTGTGAACACCGTGACGCCTGTGTCGCGCGGCAGATTCAACCACGCACCCCACGGTGCCTGGTTGACGCGACGCCATGGCCCTCCACGACCATCACGTTTGACGAGCACCCCAAGCTCGAATCGATCATGGAGCTGCTCGACGGGATTCTTGAAACGCCGCACCACAAGGTGATCATCTGGTGCGCGTTTCACATTGAGATGGACCTGATCGAGGAGCGGTTGAACGCCGAAGAGATTGGGTACGTACGGGTCGATGGCGGTTCACGAGACCCGATGGCCTCCGTCGACGCGTTCAACGACGCCCCTGCCGTCCGCGTCTACATCGGCCAAGTCACCACAGGCCTCGGCATCACGTTGAATTCGGCGACGTACATGATCTACAGCTCGTTGCCGTATTCGCTGAATTCGTACTCGCAATGCTTGGACCGAAACTATCGGATTGGACAGAACGACAAGGTTACCGTGTACAGGATGATCGGGCAGGGAACGCTTGAGCTGGCGGTAGCCCATTTGCTCGATCACAAAATCGATGTCGATTCGATGCTCACGAACAAGATTGAATGCGCGCTATGTCCGAAAAACATCATATGTCTTGCGAAGGGGATTGAACCCTTTCAGCTAGGGTGCATCCACCCCAAGAAGGTGGACCGCCCCGTCATCAAGGCGTATGCCTTGCCCATGCTACCTGAGAGGGCCAAATGAAGATTGTAGTCACGTACGAGGCGTCCGACATCACGCGCCTGATCAAACAGGACTTGGCCCAACAAGGCATTTCAGCCTCGGAGGACGACATCAAGTTCTCCAAGAACAAGGCGGTCGTGTCGGTCGAGGTGACGCGCGATGATGTGCCGTCGTCATCGCCGGTGATCACCTCGAGCGGTGTAACCACCCTCGACGAGTACGCGCGACAAGAGTCGGCGGCGGCACCGCCCGCACTCGCTGTTGTTGATGGAGGCCAGGCGCCTGTCGACATGGATGCAATCCTGCGGGCCTCCGCCAAAGCAGCCGCGACCAACCCAGGCAAGTTTCCGACACCCGAACGTCAACTCATGGAAGGGGAGTCCCTTGACTTCCCAGGAGGAAAGCGATGACCACAGGAATGGAAGAGGTCGAAGCGTTTCTCGACCCCGCGATCGAAGTGCCCGCTGACGTCGAACCCGAGCTGGTCGACATCTTGCCTCGCGGCTATCTGTCGCCGTCACAGGTCGGCATGTTCCTCAAGTGTCCCAAGTCGTGGCAGCTCGCTTATCTCGAGCACAAGCCGCGACGCACCGTCGCGCGCATGTTCCAGGGGATTCAGGTGCACAACGCGGTCGAGAAGGTGCTCAAGGGGCGGCTCGAGACCGGCACCCTGCCCACGCGGGAGATGGCGATGGACGCCTACTCGGACTCGTTCAACGAGACGAAGAAGCTGATCGAGGACTGGGAGGGTGAGGACGAGGGCTCGGTCAAGGACACCGGCGTGAAGTGCACGAACGCCTACTATGACGAGGCGGCGGTCGATGCGACGCCGATCGAGGTCGAGAAGACCTTCCACGCCGTGTTCCGTTCCGCGGATGGCAAGGTCAAGCTTCCGGTGCTCGGCCGTATCGACAGCATCCAGGTGCAGTCGCACACCGAGCAGGAGTACCAGGACATCCGCGAGGCACTCGGGTCCAAGCAGCCCGTCAAGCCCAAGCGTGTACATGACCTCAAGGTCGTCACGGACAAGTGGTCCGAGAGCGACCTCGCCAACGACCTGCAGTTCGCAGTCTACGCCGGCGTCGAGCATGTTCCCGATGTTCAGGTCGACATGGTCGTCAAGGGACGGGCGAAGGTGCCACGTCCTCGCTACGAGAAGCTCACCGGCGTCATCTCGGACAAGATGGTCAAGCACGCCGAAGCGGTCGTCATGGGCGTTGCACACGGGATCGCCTACGGCGTGTCCACGGGGCACTTCCAGATGACCGATCCCTCGAACTGGTGGTGCGACAAGAAGTGGTGCTCCATGTGGCGCCATTGTCGCGGCAAATAGTAGACGCGCGATTCGCGTGCGTGCTACGTCATGTTTATGACGCAAGCACACACGAATCAGAACAAGCCGCTCGGCGTTCAGGCTGCGGCCGCCGCCACCACCTCCAACGCTGCGAAGCCGGACGACAAGAAGGCCGCGGACGCCAAGGCCGCGGACGCCAAGGCCGCGGACGCCAAGGCCGCGGACGCCAAGGCCGCGGACGCCAAGCCGGACGCCAAGCCGGACGCCAAGCCGGATGGCGAGAAGGACGACGACGCTGACGACAAGAAGTCGCGCGTCTCACGCAAGGTCTACGTGGTCGTCGGCCAAGTCCACGAGTTCGACTCGGTCAACAAGGCCGAGAAGTTCCTGAACGCCGACGGAGCCCCGGCCGAGTACTCGGTGCTTCGCGGCAACCGAATCGGTACCAGCAAGAAGGTCTCCCTGCGCTAGAGTAGCGACATGGAGAAACTTGGCGTTGATGTTGACCCTGAAGCTGTGAAGACAGCCGCATTGAAAGAGGACCCTAGGTGTCCGTTGTGCAGTAGCGCGTTGGTGCCATCAACCAACGTACCGATGTGTCCACGGTGTGGTACCAAACCTTGGGAAACGAATCCGTGTGAGGAAAGCTAGGCCTAGTCGCACGCCTGAATACAGAGCCCGATACGGGCGTGATTCACGTTTGAGAAATGCAACGGCACAGGCACGATACCGTGCGGCAGGGCTATGTGCCCAGTGCGGACGCCGAGAACATCTAAGCACGTCTGTGGTTTGCCAAGAGTGTTTGGAACGTACCCGTAGGAACGGGAAGGCGTATCGTGAACGTTTACGTGCAGAAGTTCTTAACGTGTATGGAGGTCCTGTTTGTGTGTGCTGTTTAGAAACTCAACTTGAGTTTTTAACACTCGATCACATCGGCGGCGGAGGGAGTGCTCACCGAAAGGAAGTTGGTACTGGAGACAAAATGTATCGTTGGCTTCGTGACCAGGGGTTTCCTCCGGGATTTCAAGTGTTGTGTTTCAACTGTAACTACGCAACATTCCGCTATGGGTGCTGTCCTCACAGAAACAAACGAACTCACAAGGAAAAAACGTGAGTCGTCGTCGTGGAGGTCGGAGCGGAGTTAGCGTCCGCGTCGCCAACGACGTGGCTGGACGCCTGCGCGACATCCGCGCCGTCTGGTTCGCTGTGCAGAACGACCCCAACAAGACCGTGGCGGACGTCGCCGCGGAGTTCTACTACGCCGTGGGCGAGATCTTGGAGGGGCGGACCCTCCGCTCGCTATCGCTGCGCAACATCGATCGCGCGCGCGTCATCGCGCACGCTGAGGAGTAACTCCATGCGCATTGTAACGTCGGCACGCATGCGTGCCGTCGGATTCCTATTGCTCGAAGTGGCCGCGGTGGCCTTGTTGGTCGTTGACCGATTCGGGAAAGACCCCGCACTGCGAGCGTCCGTCTTGGGGCTGATCAAGAAGGCCCGTGCCTTGTGAGCAAGCTGACGCTCGAAGGGTTGGCGGCGTTCGACACCGACGAGGTGTTCGACCTGCCACTGCCCATCGACCTCGAGATGCGGCTCAGCGAGCGTCCGACGCCGTCGGTCTTCAAGAACCTCGCTAAGCTGAAGAAGCTCGGCATCTGTACGCCCGAAGCAATCATGTCACTGGTGGGTCAAGCCCCCATCGACCCCATCAACCTGATGGCCACGCTCATGCAGATGGCTCCTGACAGTTGGAGATTCTCTCCAATCGATTTCTCGATGATGCGCGTGCTTGCACGTACCTCTAAGAAGACGGTTTCAGCCGCCCTCCATGTCGACCTCATGGGCGCGTCGATTTCTGGGCTCGCATTGAACCAGGCGGGTCGGCTGACGATCTTCAAAACGCTCGAGGTCAAGCCAGGACCTGACACCCTCAACAACATCCAAGCACTGTGCGACGAGACTGTCGCTGCCGCAGTACGTGAGACCAAACCATAGGAGTTCCCGTGATTCCAAAAAGGATCGACCACATGTTCAACTTCACGTTCGAGAAGACCACTGCCGAGATCGTCACCGCCTCCACCAAGAAGGCGATGGAGACCCGCAACAAGATCGAAGAGCGCGGCCTGCGTATCAAGAAGATGCGTGACGAGCACAAGGTCACGGATGCCGTCCTGCTCGACATCCAGAACCAGATGCGGGCGCAGCAGAAGCGTGGCGTCGAGTCCCAGTCCTACACGTCGAACGCTCGCTCGAGCGGTGGCGGTTCGCAGGAAGAGGTGACCGTTGGTGCCGGCGTCATCAACTTTCTGCTGACCGAGCAGGACTACATCGATGCAGAGAAGGCGGAGGTCGAGAAGCTCGACGCCATCAACCGCAACCTGAAGGACATCACGGCGTACGCACCGGACGGCACGGCGTACATCAAGAAGTTCACCATCGGCTACGACGAGCTGAAGTACCTGGGCTTCTAGAGGTACGCGTCTTCAGTCGACAGGCCGACACGCTGCTTCAGCTCGTTGTGCAGGAGCTGCATCCCGCTGAGCTTGATCTGACGGACGCGCTCGGGGCACATGCCCATGATGGAAGCGATCTGGACCAGGTTCCGCGGGTCGTCTTTGACACCATAGAAGAGGTTGAGCACTGTCTGCTCTCGTGAGGGCAGGCGGCTGATGCCCTCACGCACGAGCGCACGCAAGCGGTCCGACCCATAGGTGGAGGTCGGCTCCGTGTCGGAGATGTCCGGCGTGTAGCGCGCCGCTTCGATCGGCATGACGATGCTCTCGGACAATCCCGGGTTCATCGCCTGCACGTCCGCGTTGTCCGGTCCGTGCTCTTGCACTGCCGCGCGATACTCGCGTGCGTTCCGGCGCTGCGCCTTCTGGCGGTGGGCGGGGACGTGCACGAGCGTCGCCGTTGTGTAGTCCTGGTTCGACATCTCTTCGTAGACCCACCAACCGGCGTACGTCAGGAAGCGGATGTACGGCTTGCGAGCCCAGTCGAACTTGTCGGTGGCCTTGAGAAGCCCGAGGTTCCCGGCGGCGATGAAGTCCTTGACCGCCTCGGGATCCTTGCTGCGTTTGTGAGCCAGCTTGACGACGAACCGGAGATGCGTCTGCACGATGGCGTTGCGCGCCTTGACGTCCTTGCGCTGTTGCCAGCGTTGCAACAGGCGGCGCTCTTCCGCGGGATCGTCCACCAACGGCATCCGCGCAACTTCCGCGTAGTACGTCGAAGCGGTCCGAGCCTGAGGAATCACCATATTGAAGAACAACCTACCAAGCGCGCCACGTGTGATCAAATAGTTCCACGATCGGACGCTACCCGTTGGGTGTCGATCCCGACACGTACACCAGAAACGCTTGGGTGGGGTTCGCCTATACACCCCAGCCCTAGCGCGACGAATTTCGGTTCGCGATGCTTGCCAAACAAACATCGAAATCACTAGAGTGACTTCCCCTTTCTCGCATTCCAAAAGGACATGACATGACCGAACCCACCAACGGAACCTCTGATAACTCCACCCAGATCATCCCGGCCAAGGCCTTGGTCACCAAGCCCTCGATGGGGGCACTCGCCGCTGCGCAGGATCCCGCCGAGCTGGAAGCGATGGTCATCAAGCGCCGCGATGCACTGAGCGCGCTGGCTGATGACACGACGCTGCCCGACGTGGCGCGTCAAGCGGTCCGCATCCTGGCCGCGCTCGCGTCGCCGAACAAGCCGGGCATGGAAGAGATGATCTCGGCCTGGAAGGTGCCGCGCATCAGCATCGTGCAGCCGACCTCGCAGTCGGAGGCCAAGCCGGAAGCCGCCAAGAACGGCGACCTCTACACCTCGGCGGGCCAGCTGCTCGAGCGCCCGTGCCCGGTCATCCCGCTCTACTTCTTCGAGGAGAACATCAACTTCCCGCAGAACGGGAAGAACCCCGCGTGCCAGGCGCCCGATGCGAAGCTCGGCTCCCCGTTCGGCGAGTGCCTGAAGTGCCCGCACCTGCCGTTCGGCAAGCAGAACAGCGGTCGCGGTGATCAGCAGCGGACGGACTGCCAGAACAACATCGTGGCCATCGTGATGTCGGCCGATCTCGCGAACCCCGCGGTCTACATGGCGCAGTTCGGCAAGACGTCGCGCAAGGCGGGCTCGGCGCTGATCTCGCTCGCGGGCCAGCAGACGGCTGTCTGGCGGCAGAGCTACATGCTCAACACCGAGAAGAAGACCGGCGATCTCGGCCTCTACTACGTCTACAAGGTCGAGCCCACCGGCAAGGACAACCCGGAGCACGTCATGCGTCTCGCCGAGGCGCTCTACGGGATGTACGTCGCGGGTCGCAAGCTGTTCCTCGCGGACTGGTACGCGCGTCCGCAGCGGGCGCCGCAGGCTGCGGTCGAGGCCGAGGGCCAGTTCGCCGCGGGTGCGCTCGAGGCAGGCCTGGCTGACAACGCCGGCGTCGAGCCGGATCTGAGCCCGGTGGTCGAGACGGCCAAGCCGACGAAGGGATCGTCGGCGCGTTCGTCGAACAAGCCCATGTAGGGCAGCGAGACCAAGGAAACGAAGAGCCTCTGGATAGTTGATGCGGGTCGCACCCGTACGGAACAAGGCAATTGGTCGCCGCCAGGAACATTCGTGACGGTTGGAGAGACAACTGACAGCCGGAAAGACGGCACTTCTTTTTTTCAACTGAACAGGGGTGGATGTGGCCGCTTACGAGATCTCTGCACTCGCGCGCAAGTACGCCCCCTGGTCCTTCTCCAAGATGGAGACGTCCGAGTCCTGCCCCGCGCAGTTCGGACACAAGCACATTGCCAAGACCGCCGCGAGTGCCGCGCCCTCCGACACCAAGGTCGGGATCGTCGCTCACGCTGTGCTCGAGCACCGCGTCCTGGGCAAACCGGCAGAGGAAGCACGGAAGGTCGCCGTCGACAAGACGCCGCTGACCTCGTCCGAAGTTGAGTCACTGCACATGCTCAACGAGTGCATGGATGAGTTCCTCGCGCGCTTCGATCGTTTCTGCAAAACGCAGGGCGTGACGAAGGTGTTCGTCGAGGCCGACTGGGGCATCACGGACACGTACGAGCCCGCAGGCTTCTTTGCCGAGAATGTGTTCTTCCGCGGCAAGCTCGACCTAGGGGCGCTCACCCGCGACAACGACCTCTACTTGATCGATCACAAGTCTGGCGTCGCCAAGCCCCTCGAACGTGACCAGAAGAAGCGACAACAGCTTCAGGCCTATGGCGTGCTCGCGCTCCCCAACATGCCGGATATCGCCGGCGTGCGTGGGGGCATCAACTTCCTACAAGGTCCGGCAGATCTCCGGCTCCAGTGGACGCCGTTCATCCCTGCAGACCGTTTGCGGTTGCAGTACGCGCCCTGGTTGTACGGTCGCATCAACGCTGCGGCGGACAACCTGACCGAGCCGTTCGAGGCGCGTCCCGCAGGAGGGCGTCGTCGCGACAAGAAGGTCGGCTGGCCGTGCGGTTGGTGTCAGTACTCGGACGTGTGTCCTGCCTACAAGGAGAAGTTCGGTGGCGCGTAAAGCGAAGGGTGATTCGAAGGTCGCGTTCACGCGGCTCAACCGGGTCTGGACCGACGTCCAGAACAGCGACTGGCTCAGTTGGCTTGCGGAGGCACAGCCCGAAGCGGCTTTTCATTCGTCGGGGCCACACATCAAAGGCCGTTGCCCGTTCCATTCTGATGGGACGGCATCGTTCATCGTTACACCCTTCAAAGGGCTCGCGCGGTGTTTCGGCTGCCACAAGCACTTCGTCAACCCGATCCACCTCATCGCTGCGGTCAACAACACGTCCGTCTCCGACGCACTCGTCTTCGCCAAGAAGCGTTGGGGCCTCTCCGCGTCGATTCCCAAGGAGCTGTTCGAGAAGGTTCAGAGCCACGAGGTCTACCAGAAGAACAAGACCGCGCTGATGACGTTCTTCAGCACCTTGTTGTTCAAGGCGCTCGGCTCGTATGCCGCAGGCACGCTCGAGACCGATCACCTGAACTGGACCAAGCCCACGCTCGACTACCTACTCGCACGGCGTCTGGGCGAGAGCGCGCCCAACGAACTGGTTGCAGAGAAGGACCAGTCGGATGGAACGTTCGATCAGTTCGGCGTCTGGGTGACGCTTTGCTCACGCGAACTGATCGGTATCTTCCCGCGCATCGTGGACGTCGAGAACCACTTCGGCGTGACGTCGGAGGAGTACAAGTTCTTCCGCAGCTACTTCGGCAAGTACACCGAGGGTCAGACGTATATCGGGCACCTTGTCTTCCCGTACGATGACACCCCGACGTCAATCTGTCGGTTCAAGCTACGCGAGCCTGCCAAGCCTTGTGTCAGTCAAGCCTGGGTCGAGGACTCCTACGAAGCCGAGATGGACGGGTTCCACGGGTTCTACGGCCTGCGCTACTACCGCACGTACCTCAGCTCCGAAGACCACGGCATGGACGGTCCCGACAAAGGCTTCGTCGGGCACCTCTCCGAGGGAGAGTTCGACGCGCTCTGTTCGATCGCACAACAGATCCGGCGTCAGTCGGATGACTTCATCGCACTCGGTCTCAGCGGCAGCGGTGCCCAAGGCGTCGATCGCCTTCTGATGATGGGCATCAGCCGTGCGTGGATCGTCCCTGACCGTGACGGCGGCGGCGACAAGCTGGTCGCACGTCTCCTGGATCAGACGAAGACGAAGGCCCTCGCCTTCCGCGTTTTCACCTGGCCCGAGGAGTACGTCGATTGGCGTGACCCGACGCGTCCTGACGTCTGGATCAAAGACCCCGACGACGCCATCCGAGAAATCGGGTATCCGCGGTGGGTTCGGTACATCACCAACGAGAAGATGTACGAGTCCACCGATGTGTGGTGCTACGACCAATTCTCTGCGGAGATTGCCAAGAGCGGAACGACTGACGTTTCAACCATCAGCCAAGCGGCCAAGCGCTGGGGCCTCTATCTCAAAGACGAACATGTCTGCAATGCGTTCTGTGTTGCGGTAGCAAAAGACCACAACCTAGACGCGGTCATTCTTCGACACGACATCCTGGTCAAGAACGACAACGAGGAAGAGTTCATCAAACGCCTGCATACAGCATTGCTGGACCGCTACCATCCGGTAGGCATCCAGAACGGCGAAGGACGTAAGCGTATCTTGTCACTCTGGAACAAGGCGAGCCGGACAACCGACACCGTCGTCTTGAACGACGAGCGCAGCGCGGAGACGCTTGTCTCGCGTCAGTACGGCCCGATCTACGACTTCATCAAGGACACTGTGGGAGATCCGCCGTTCATCGTGGGCGACGACCCCGAGGCGTCCCAGTTCAACATCTCGATGAAGTCCAAGAAGTACCGTGAGTACTTGAACTTCGCGTTTCTCATGATGGCAAAGGGGTTACCTTCGATGGACCACGCACCGATCAAGAGCCAGGGCATTCACATGATCGAGTCTACGGAGACGCGCATGCGCTCGTACCTCGTGAACGGACGTGACGTGTACTGCCTCACGCACGACGGTGCGAACTTCACCGCGACACCCCTCGACGGACCGCGTCACGAAGGCGTGATCTTCGACAACTCGGGAGCCGCCTGGATCGAGACCGTCGTAGACGCGAAGGACCTGACCACGCCGGTTGACCTGGTCGACCTGTTCGTGCGGGTCAAGGACATGATCGAGACGGGGTGGGCCTTCCGCTATCAGCAACTCGACTGCACGTTCCTGGCGGCCTACGTGATGTGCTTGGCCATGATGAACGTCTTCACACGTCAGACCGCGGTCATCCTCAACGCCGAACACGAGTCCGGCAAGAGCAAGTTCACCGCGGGCTTCGTAGGCGGCGGAAGCTCGTCACGCATCAACATCGTGGCGCACGCGATCACGATGCAGGGCTACACGGCCGCGTCTATCCGCCAGCAACGCAACAACTCGAGCCTCACCCTGTGTCTCGAGGAGTTCGAGGACTACGGCGGCAACGACGCGAAGTCCATCGCGGTGCGCAAGGTGCTCGAGTTGTGTCGTGACTTGATCTCGGAGACCGCCGTCAACTGGTCCATCGGGACCACGACCGGCGAGAGCCGGACCTACCACCTACGCTTCCCGTTGGTGGCCTGTGCGATTCGACCGCTGCGTGACGCCGCGTCGCTGTCGCGCTTCGTGCAGTTCGAGCTGGTCAAGGACGCAAGCCACAAGGACCCCGTCCTGGCGCTCGCAGGCAAGTTCGGCGACCACCTGATCAGCAAGACCCGTCACGACATGGTGGTGGGCTTGCTTCCGTACATGCTGCGGCTGCGCCAACACCAGGCAGCGATCGAGCAAGAGTACGTGACAGGCAACAAGCTGCCCGCCCATGCGTCTTCGCGCTTCCGTGAAGCCATGTTCCCTGAGATGGCCATGCTCAAGCTGCTCGATGAACTGGCCAAGGAGCGCGGCGGTTCCAACCCCATCCCGAACTACCAGACGTTCGCGTACGACTTCGCGGAGTCCCGGCGGGAACAACTCGCGCGGCTCAAGACGACGTCGGAGAACGAGCAGATCTTCGAGACCATCCTGGGCTCGGCGATCCAAACGGCAACCGTCGGAACGCAGGACCAGATGTCCGGCATGACGACCATCCGCGTCATGCTTGGCGACTTGAACAAGCTGGACGACATCAACAAGACGAAGAAGGGCGTCTACCTCGACGTCAAGCAGGAGTGGTTGGTCGTGAACTGGGTCGAGGCCTCGCAGGGGCTTTTGGCGCAGACGCGGTACCGCACCGAGACGCCGACGTTCCTCAAGCAGGTGTCGGAGCGTTCGCCGCATCACATCGGCAACGATGAAGTGAAGCGTGCGCGGGTGCTCGAGCGCCTCGTCGACGTGATGGGCCCCTGTCAACCCATCGACCTGATCTCCGTGTTCTCGATCAAGCACTTGCTGGACGCGACACGGGCCCGTTATGCCGAAGGAAACGCTAAGGCACCAGCCCCTGGCGATCCCGAGATCAAGGTGGACGAAGACAAGCCGCAGATCATCGGGAGCGGAACGGACGACGACGACATCATCGTGTAGGATATGTTTATGTCGCCAACATCGGAGGACTTGTAGTGGCTGCCAAGAAAGACAAGCCTCCGGCGATCTCCGTGGACGATCCGTCCCTGAGCCTGGAGGGTGAATCGAAACAGAAACCGTTCCCCTGCCGGGGCTGCGACCTGTTCGACAAGGCGTGTGTGAAGGGTCAGGGTTGGCGTGGCAGCGTGGACATCATGTTCGTGTCCGAGTCCCCGTCGTCCTGGTCCACCAACAACCAGCAGGTGTTCTACGGGCGCGGTGGACGCATCATCCGTACTCTCTGGAAGGAGTTGAAGGAGCTGGACAAGCGCACGGGCGGAAACCTGCGCATGGAGTTCCTGACCAAATGGGACACGTACGCCGTCAAGTGTCAGGTCGAAGACGGGCGTGACCAGAGCGCGACTGCGAGTGCCGCGACCATCAAACGCTGCTCGGACTATCTCCGCCGTGAGTTGAAGGACCACAAGCCGAAGATCGTCGTGGCGTTCGGAGCGACCGCTCTCAAGGCTCTCGGGTATCGCGACAACGCGTTCATGGAATCGCGCGGGCGGCTTCTCAACATCGAAATCGACGGCGTTGCGTACAAGGTCCTTCCAACCTTTTCGACTAAGCACCTGGTCTCCAAGACGGGCCTTTACAACCTGTTCTACGCGGACGTTGTACGCGCCATCCGCATCGCGGGTGGTGTTGATGAAGCGGGGACCAACGCTACGATCGAGGAGATCACCAAGGACTATCGGATTCCGCAAACGGTTGCGGAGGTCAAAGAGGTCTGTGACACGATTATTGACCATGTAGTCACAGGTGCCAAGACCGCCGCGCAGTGTGCCATCGCGGTGGATACTGAGACCAACACCGTCAACCCGCATCGCAAGGATGCGAAGGTTCTGTGTGTCTCGTTCGCATGGGACACTGGGTGCGCGACTGCAATCCCATTGTTCCATCGGGAATCTCCGTGGAGTCCCGAAGAGCTTGAAGAGGTCATCGGACATGTCAAGCGCGTGCTCGAGTGTCCCAAGCCCAAGGTCTTCCACAACGCCAAGTTCGACCTCAAGTTCCTCGAGCTGCGACACGGCTGGCGCGTCAACAACGTCGCCTGGGACTCGATGCTTGGGGAGCACTTGCTCCGCGAGGACATGACAGGCTCGTATGGCCTCAAGACGTTGGGGCGCAGCTACTTCCCGATGTTCAGCAACTACGCTGACAAGGTGCAGGAGTTGGCCGAACAGCTCACCCCGGAAGAGGAGGGGGTGCGCACGGTTCTCGTCAAGGCGCGCAAGGGCAAGCCGAAGAAGGGCATCGCGGGCATCGAAGACGGCCTGACGATGGAGATGAGCAAGAAGGAACTCGAGGCCTACTTGTTCGGGACCAAGAAGGACCGCAAGAAGCAGGTCTTCGATGAAGGCTACGAGCGCGTGGCCCTCGATACGCTGCTCATCTACGCCGCTGTCGACACGGACCTGACGCGCCGTCTTCTGCGTCATCAGTTCGTGCGTATGCAACAAGAAGGCTTCCAGCAGCACGCGCGTGCGCTCATGGCCTCGCACTGTGTTCCAGCGTCGCGTGTGCTTGGGAGCATGGAGTTCACGGGCTTCCGTGTCGACCGGCCGTACATCGAGAAGCTCGAGATCGACCTGAGCAAGATCGTCGATGAGAAGAAGAAGATCCTCGCCGAGATGTGGGATCCCGAAAAGGGGACCGAGTTCAATCCCAACTCGACGGCAGACATCGCATACATCCTCTACAACAAGGGGGTGCCTCAGCCAGACGGCACACGTGTCGCCTACGACAACGACTGGCTCGAGCGAAACAAGAAGTCGAACAAGTACAAGACCGACAAGAAGATGCTCAAGGCGCTCGTCGAGCGCATGAAATGTCCGTTCTCCAAGACGCTGCTCGAGTATCGGTCGGCACACAAAGCGCTGACCGGGTTCGTCCACGACATCAAGATGTTGTCGGAGTACGACGGCTATCTGCACACCAGCTTCCACCTGCACGGCACATCGACGGGGCGACTGTCCTCCTCGAACGTCAACATGCAGAACCAGCCGAAGAAGCTGGCCGGCGTCAACATCAAGAAAATCTTCATCCCGGATGACCCCGAGGAAGAGCTGATCTTCAACGTGGACTGGAAAGGTGCGGAGATTCGCGTGTTCACGGCGTACGCGCCTGACCCGCAGTTGATCAAGGCGCTGAACGACGGGCTCGATGTCCACAGCTGGTTCACGCAGGAGATCTTCGGCATCCCGTACGAGGAGGTCGAGGCACAGAAGGACATTAGCGACGAGATGGGCAAGACACGCACGACCGTGAAGCGTGTCGTGTTCGGCATTCTCTATGGTGCGATGGCGAAGAAGATCGCCGAAACAGCCGGCATCTCGGAAGAGGCTGCGCAGAACGTCATCGACAAGCTGTTCAACCGCTTCCCGTCCTTGCGCGACTACATGGACGAAGTGGTGTCGCAGATCCACTCGAAGGGCTTCGTCGAGACGTTGTTCGGACGCCGCCGTCGGTTCCCGCTTCAGACGGTCAACGGCTTCTTCCGGGGGCAGGCCGAACGTCGTGGCAAGAACATGAAGATCCAGTCGACGTCGTCGGATATCGTCGTGGCGCAGCTGATCGAGATCTTCGAGAACATCGGCCAGCTGGGCGGCCGTTGCTGCATCACGGTGCACGACTCGATCGTCGGCACCATCAAGAAGAAGTACCTCCCCCAGGCGCAGGCATTCTTCGACTACTACTGCGTGGAGCGTGTCAGTCAGAAGTTCCCCTGGCTGCCCGTCGCGTTCGCACACGACGTGAGCGTCGGTCCGAGCTACGGCGAAACGATCGCCCTGTCCGACTACATCACCCGGAACCCTCAGAAGGTGATGACGCCCGACGAGGAGTTCCTGGTCGAACTGGACGAGGAATCCCTCAACGATCTGCGTGAAGACGACGAGGAGCGCAAGGAGCGCGAGGCGATCGCCGAGATTGCAGAGGTCGCGTCGTGATGTGGCTCATCGCATTCCTGGTGGTGGTGCTCCTCCGGATCCCGCCTGGGGTGTGTCAGGTATCGATCGACCTGGAGGTCACGTGCGGCGGAGACGGCTGGACGTGTGGTCACGAAAAAGATCTCCAGGACCGTCTTCCGCGCGCCGTCGTGCTTGCTAAATAAACCTACCTTTCTGGTATAAGATTTCGCAGAGGACCATCAATGCCGCCACGCCCCGCCATGAAGGACTGCAACCTCTTCTTCTTCGACTGTGAGACCGGAGGGCTCAACCCCGCCGTCGCTGACATGGTCGAGGTGGCCTGTATCGTGACGGACCCGTCAGGACAACATGTCCTGAACGAGTACTCCGCCAAGGTCATCCCGAAGAAGCCCGTCGACCCTGGGGCGGCACGCATCAACGGCTACACCACCGAGAAGTGGGCATCGGAGGCCATCGACCTCGACATCGCCATGGTGAAGATGTTGGGCTTGGGGCGCGACTCGGTGTTCGTCGCGCACAACACGCCGTTCGACTGGTCCTTCTTCGAGATGGCGATGGCGCAACGCAGCCAACGCTGGAACGGCGACTACCACAAGATCGACACGGTCGCGCTCGCGACGCCACTGCTCAAGGCAGGTCACGTTCCGAACCTCAAGCTCGTGACGCTGTCAGCGCACTTCGGCATCGAGCACGAAGCGCACCGCGCGATGGGAGACGCTCGCGCGTGTCGCGAGGTCTACCTGAAGCTGATGGAGATGTACGTCTCCGTGTTTCCGACCGTACACTGACGGCTTCTCGCGGATCGTTCAATGGCAGGACAACGGCCTTTGACGCCGTTTATGAAGGTTCGAGTCCTTCTCCGCGAACCGGGCTCGTAGCTCAGCTGGGAGAGCGCTAGCTTTGCAAGCTAGATGTCAGGGGTTCGATCCCCCTCGAGTCCACCCTCACAAGAACTTGTAGTTCTGCGTCAGGATGATCCACGCGAACCAGCCGAACAGCTGTGCATGCAGGCAGTCATCGGGCATCGTCGGAGAGTGGCGCCACACCTTGCGTCCTTGCATCGTGACTTCCTCGTAGACGTTGAGGATGTCGTTGATGGCAGGCTGGGCCTGTTTCAGCATCGGGTAGATCAGCTGCTTGTGCAGGAGCTGCCGTGCGAAGTTGTCGATCATCGTGGTGCGGTCGGCGTTGTAGACCATGCCGTTCGGGTTCCACTCGTAGGGCTTGGACAGCGCCATGTATCGAATGGAGGTGACGCGGTGGTCGCCGAGCTTCGCGCGCAAGAACGAGTTGCCGATGGCGCCTTCGCCGGCGTCGCCCACCACCATCTGGACTGCCCAGGCGTTGCACAGCTCGACGATCTCCTCGACCCACCCGATCGCGTGGCCGTTGGGGAAGATCTTGTAGAAGAGCGTCTTGAGCCGTCCATCGGCTTGCTGGCCCCAGATGTGGAGCACCGTGCGCGACTTGAACATGCCCTCGCTGCCCTTGATCTCAGCGCCACCGCCAGACCAGTCGACGCCGGCAACCGTGCGCACGATGCCTTCCTTCGACAACGGCAGCGGCAGACGTGTCATCTCGTGCTTCTCATCACAGAGCGCCTCGAGGATCTCCTTGGTCAAGAGACGCACGCCTGTCGACGTGCTGACGCCGATGCACTCGTTCAGGAAGCGCGACTCGCCGTAGAGGGGCGAGTCCATCTTGTAGAGCAGCTTGTTCCAGCGTTCGATTGCGGCTTCGTACCCTGACGTTCCGGGCTGCCAGGACGCAGGTACGTTGACAGGCATGATGGCCTGCGAGATGTGAAAACCTTTGATGCCGGCCGCCTTGTCCTTGGACATGTCGACCCACTGACCCTTACGCGGATCGAGGTACGTACCACAGCCAATACAGACAGGGCCCAGCTTGCCCAACCCCTTCACGCTATCGATGAACGTCCACTTGTTGCATGCTTTGCAGCGCATGCACCATTCGGTCTGTGATGACTGGGACCACAAGAATTCGATGGTGTTCTCCATCGTCTTGGGCGTTCCAGCGTAGGCCGAATACTGATAGCTCGAGTTGGCCATACATTCCTCGATGACGGGAATGACCGACTCGTAGAGAATGTCTTGCACCTCGTCGAAATTGCAACGATCAGCGGAGTACCCGCGTGCGCGATCAGGGTCATCGAGCGCATACGTGAACGCCATCTCGGACCCGTTCCTGAACATTCGCAGGAGCACGTTGTCAATGGAGTTCGCGTTGACGAAACCCTTCCGAAGGTCTGGGCTGTAGGCGAGAATCTTGGCGACGCGGGTGTGCGAGAACTTACGAGTCTGTTCCTGCGTCGGCGAGACGTAGTAGGACTTGAAGTTCGGGGTCGCGACGGCCTCCGCGATCATGAAGGCGGCGAGCGTGGTCGACTTGGTGACCTGTCGTCCCGTCTTCAAGAGCAGGCGCGGGTACTTGCCGTCGTACACCGCGCCAAACATCGGGTAGTCCTCGAGCGACAAAGGCTTGCCGTCGACGTAGAACATCCCCTGCGCGATGGTTGAACGATAAACCTCTTCCGACATATCAACGGGAACCTAGGAGAATGAAATGAGTACTGCTGACACCAAGGCTTCGATGGAAGAAACCTTCGCCTCCAAGCTCGGCGTCGAGATGGTCACACCTCGCGTGTTCGAGGAGTTGATCAATCTGAACGCCGGCACACGCACGGTGGTGTGTGCGATCGGTCCGTCGGGCATCGGTAAGACGGCCATCCCGACGCAGGTTGCCAAGCGCCGGAACGGCGGCAAGGGCGTGCCCTACGTCGCGTTGCACATGCCGACCGCGACCCAGGAGGGCTTCTTCATCCCGACCACGGCGAGCGACACGAAGCAGTACTTCGACCAGCGCGTGCCGCGTCTGTTCCAGCCCATCATCGAGTGGGCTGAGCAGATGGGCAAGAAGTTCAAGGGCAAGGTCCCCAAGGACATGTGCCCGATCCTCTCGATCGAGGAGCTGAATCGTGCCGTCGACAAGTCGGTGACACGTGCGGCCTTCGTGCTGATCGGCGATCGCATGATCGGCGACATCAAGCTCCACGACTGCATCCAGATCGTGGTGACGATGAACCCGTCGGGCGGCGGCATGAACGTCAACGAGTTCGAGCGGGACCCGGCGATGCGTCGACGCCTGCAGTCCGTCGGCGTCGCCTACAACTACGGCGACTTCATGAAGTACGCGATGGACGCGAGCTTCCATGAGCACGTCATCGGACATCTCGGCGCGCAGCCCAGCCACGGGTACGACGAGATGGCCGCGCTCGCCGGCAAGGCGTTCGCTTGCCCGGCCACCTGGGAGACCGTCTCGCGCATCTGCGTGCAGTTCGAGGAGGCCAAGGTCCCGCTGAACAGCTCCATCGGACGAGCGGCCATCGCAGGCGCGATCGGCTCGGCATCGGCCACTGCGTTTCTCGACTTCGTGCGTGACAACACGATGGTCGTCACGCCGGACGACGTGCTGAACAGCTACGGCCCCGACACGGAGACGCGCAAGCGTTTCAAGAAGTACATCCCCAAGGAGGGTGAGGGCCGCCTGGACAAGGTCACCGAGCTGTCGATGGGCCTGGCGACGCGCATCTTCGCGGATCTCTCCAAGAAGCCCGAGTCGATCGTGAAGCAGTTGTCCGTCTTCATCGGAGACCTGCCCGAGGAGATCCTGGTGTCGTTCATCCAGAAGCTCACCGATGAAGCCAACCGCATGGGCACCGAGGCCAAGAACTTCCTGCTGGTCCTGAATCAGAAGCTGGGACAGGAGCCCGTCTTCATGGACGGCCTCAAGCGTCTGCACCAGGCCAAGATCGCAGCACAGAAGGAAGCGCAGGCTGCGAGCCCGTCGTGACGTCATGCAACGCGGGCCAGGTCCCGCTCAGCGCGTGCGTGGCGTTCGCGCACGTGGAGTTCAACCGCGGCAAGACGCGCGATCTGAACGTCGACAGGCGTCTCTTGCAGGCTCAACGCTGCCAAGTGATCCTTGTCGACACGTGCCCAACGCTCCTTGACCTCTTCGAAGAGGTGCGTGTGAAAGCGCTCGCGATTCAACGTAGGCTGCGCGAAGGCGAGCTGTTCGGGCGCGAGCACAAAGCCCGCACGCGCCAGGATCACGCCGGCGTAGGCGCGGGGCTCGCTGTTGAATTCCCACGTCGCGTCCTTCGCGAGACGGAGGATCCACGCAGCTTCGACCACGGCCCACGCGAGGCGTCCGGGCGACGCCTCTTCGAGGGTGTCGGGATTGGGCATGGCGCCGTCGAAGGCGATGGCCGTCTTTTCGAACGTGATCGCATCCCAGTAGAACGAAGGGATGAGGCGCAGCGTCAGAGCCGCCATGAGCTTGGCGCGGTTGCTCTCCGGCAGATCGATGCCTCGATGCTGCAGCTCGAGCCAGATCGACTCGGGTTCCCACGCGAGAAAGTCGCCCAGCCGTGCGTGCGCAGCCTGCATCAGGACAACGGCAGCGGTGTCCGGATTCTGGAGGAGGTCTTTGCTCATGCAAGATCTCTAGCGCATCTGCGCGGACAACATGCGCTGCATGTCGACGGGCAGGGTCTCGAGCACCTGTGCGAGGCGCTGGGGGTCCATCTGGCCGGACATGTCCGAGGCTTCACGGACGATGTCGGGACCGAGGATGTCAGAGTAGAACGTCGAGGGGTAGGACGCGACGCGCTCGATCGGCAGGAAGCGTCCCGCGAGCGTGACACCCTGCCCTGCAATCTTGCTCGAGTTGAAGACCGTCATGAGCGGGTCGGGCAGCTTGCGGTCGTAGTAACGATCGAGGCCGGACATCTCGTCCAGCTCGCCGATCGCCTCGGCCAGCTTGATCTGCTGTTGACGGTCACGCAGCTCGGCGGGCATCCGCTTCGCTGCGTTCGCGAGCTTCTGGTAGCCGTCCTTGTGTTCGACGGGTGCGGCTTCGCGGCGAGCCTCGAGCCAGTCGACCAGCGGTTGACGGTCGGTGACCGTCAGGCCTGCCATCTTGCGGATCTCGTCACGAACGCCTGTGCCGAAGAATGCTGCCTTCTCGACGAGGCGTCGGCTGGCAAGAGCACGGTGCTCGATCGAGAGCTTACGACCCTCGGTGCGCAGCTTCTCCTCGGCCTCCTTGACGTGTCCGACCTCGGTGACACGCATCCGGCGGATGTCGGGCAGGAGGAAGGCGTCAGCGGACTCGGGAGCCGCTGCGACCTTGGGACGTGCGTAGAGCCCGTCGTCGATGCCGTAGACCTCGCACGCTTCCTTGAGAGCGCGGTCGACGTGTGCTGGCACGTTGGGAATGCCCTCACGGTAGACGCGCGAGAGCATCGTGTGCTCGCGCGTGTGCACAGGAAAGGCACGCTTCTCGGACCACGCGAACGCGGTCGCAGGAAGCGTGTCCTGTTCATCGCGGTCGACGTCGAAGTCCTGGATCGCTGCTGCGAGCTTCGGACGATCGGAGACGCGGCGCACCAGGTGCGCCATCACGGGGTCGGAAAACTGGTCCACAACGGCCATGCTGAATTATAGGGGAAAAACATGAAGTTGAAGCTCAACGAGTTCTTCATCTACCTGATCCAGAAGAAGAGCTTCTACGGACGCCTGGCTTCAAGCCTGGAGCGGGTGGCACGGCCGGGCATGGGCACCATCGCGGTGGGCATCCGTGAGGGGCGCGCCGTGCTGTTCTACGATCCGGCGTTCCTCGGACTCCTCACGTTGAAGTCGGCGCTGTTCGTGCTCGAGCACGAGATGCTGCACCTGGTGCTCGACCACATTCCACGCTACCTCGAGCTGCTGGCGCTTTGCCGGGACGAGCTGGAGCGCAAGAAGGCAGGCGCGGTCGCCAACATCAGCATGGACTGCGCGATCAACACAATGCTGCGAATGCATGAGGGTTTTCAGGAAACGGAAGACCTTGTGATCGGGCGGATCAAGGCGGCCAATCCGAGCGCTCCGGACGACCCACGGAACGGCATGTGCCTGCCCGAGAAGTTCGACCTGCCTCTCGAAAGGTCCTTCGAGTTCTACCAGTGGTCGTTGATGCGCAAGGTCAAGGTCATCGACCTCTCGAGTTTACTGGGCGGCACCGACCACTCGATGTGGACTGACGGTGAGAAAGAAGACAACGAAGAAAAATCAGCCCCCGGTGACGGTGTGGGTGACCAACCGGGTCAAGGAGGTGGCGACGGTGACGGTGAAGACGTGAAGAACCGAAGCTTCGGCGGTTCGACGTTCAAGGACCTGACGTCCGACGAGCTGCTGTCTCAGGCTCACCGCATCCGAGAGCAGCTCAAGCAAACGATGCGTTCCGTCGTTCGCTCGATGGGTGGCATCGGGCGCGGCACGCTGCCCGGCGGTGTGGAGGAGTGGCTCGAGGCCTACTTGGCCGAGCCCATCGTACCGTGGTGGGAGATCTTCGCGACGCGCGCGAAGATGTCGCGCACGTCGAAGTACCGACGCAGCGTCGCTCAACCCAACCGCATGCTGTTGGCGTTGGCTGAGGAGGATGTCTGCATCATCCCCACGCCGGGGCGTGTGCGGGACAAAGCATGGCGCGTGTTTCTCTATGTCGACACATCCGGCTCGATGTCCACCGAGTCCCTGGAGATCGTCAAGAGCGAGCTACAGCACATGTTGGCCGTCGATGACAACATGGAAATTCGTTACATGCAGGGAGATTCCGCAACGCACCTCGACGTGTTGCTGCGTTCGGGAGACGAGATCCCCAAGACCATAACAGGACGCGGAGGTACTGACTTCGATGCCTACTTCATCCACATGAAGCAGTACACCAAGGACGACAGCAAAGCACCCGACATCGTCGTGGTGTACACCGACGGCTATGCACCTGCGGTCAGCCCGTCGAATCATCTGCCGCACGAAATTCCGGTGCTGTGGCTCGTGACGCCTCAGCACAGCGAGCACTTTCAGCAGGGGTATGGCGAGATTCTCGTCTGCGACCCTGCGCACAACGAGCGCTACAAGAGCTGACCATGAACTGGGTGGACGACAGCGGCATCGTTCATTACGGCCTCGGCATGGCTCGTGTAGACGGCCATCCGCGTGTGGGAAGAAAGCGCAAGACACACCGTTTCGTGACGTGCCTATGGTGCGTCCAATCAATTCACAAGAAAACACCAAGAGTTAGAAGGACAAGAAGATGATCCACCACAGCGAGAAGGACTACGACGTCGCCCTCGGCGAGGCCACGGCGGGCTTCAAGGCCAAGCTCGAGGAGATGATCCACAACACGCAGCAGAGCGCGATGACCGTCATCGAGAAGGTGCAGCGCGAGACGCCTGTCGACCGCATCGCGGACTCGACGACGCTCCAGTTCATGGTCAACGGCAACGACACCAAGACCATCGTGATGGGGCTGCGCAACAAGAAGGCCAAGAACTACTTCGAGGAGGGTCTCCACAAGAACGCGCTCGACCAAGTCTGCGAGCGCGCGGGCGTGCCCGGGACGTACGTCAACCGGCTGCTCGAGCGGCCCTACGGCCGCGAGCTGATCGTCGAGAACCTGGCGCGCATCTTCAAGGAGGAGGAGAACAAGAAGCTCCTCGTCCGGTCGGTCGGGGACCAGGTGCGTGGCGTCCTGTCCAACAGCTTCAAGCGGATGGACTCGGGTCCCATCATCGAAGCGTTCGCGGCGGCGTGCAGTAAGATCGGCGCGGTGCCCGTCGAGGGTATCGGCGGAGACTTGCGCTGGGCGGTCAAGGCCATCCTGCCGATGGTGTTCCAGCCCTCCGCGAAGCGTGGCATGGAGGAGGTCCTGGCGTTCGGGCTGCAGCTCTCCAACTCCGACTTCGGCAAGGGCGTGCTCGGGCTCAACGCGTTCTGCACTCGCCTGGTCTGCACGAACACGGCAACGCTCGAGCAGGTCATGCGGCAGGTCCACCTCGGCAAGCGCCTGTCGGACGACATGGAGTTCAGCAAGGAGACCTACCTGCTCGACACCAAGACCCAGGTCTCTGCCATCCACGACATGGTTCACCAGGTGCTCGCGCCCGACAAGGTGAACACGCTCGTCGCGCGCATCGGCGAGGCGCTCGAGAAGCGCATCGATCCGAAGGAGGCGTGGACCGCGCTGCCCAAGATGGGTCTGCTCAAGGGTGAGGTCGACAAGGTCAAGGAGCTGTTCACCGACGGTGATGTCGAGATGCTCCCCCGGGGCACGACTCAGGCACGGCTGTCGAACGCCGTGAGCTGGTTCGCCAAGAGCGCGGCGACGGCCGAGCGCCGCCTCGAGCTGGAGGAGATCGCCGGACAGTTGCTGCTGCCGCCGGCGAAGGTGAAGGCCGCTGCATGAAGGACCTCGAGAACGTCACCATCGTTCAGGTGGCCTATCACCGCAACGGCGTCAGCGGTGAAGGCTTTCACGCGGTGATCTTCACGATCGACTACCAGTCCTGCGCGATCTGCGGCACGGCATGGGGTTGGACCCGTGGCGATGGCACCATGACATGCGACAACCAGCACGACGGCCCTCCCAAGACGGAGGCGCGGAAGATGGTGGCGAGCGTGTTCCCTTCGCCGGGGCACGTGGCGGTCTACGCCATCGCCGAGCTGTCGAACCCGGAGATCGGTATCGCGTTCGGTGAAAACTCGTGGCGTGGCGATCGCTACGAGGCTCGCCTGCGTCAGGCGATTCGCGAGGAGCGTAGCGACGGTTCTGTGCAGGTCGGCCCCTTCGCTATCCCGACGAAGCGGAAGGTGAAGTCGACGTAGTTCGATACGCGCCCGAAGCTGGAGTCCGCAAGGACGACGAAGGCCTGGGCTCGGATGCCGCGCGCGACCTTTGCGGACACTACCCCCTCAAGCGCGCTGTAGAGGGGATGCGTTTTTTTTGATCAGCCTGGGACGTACGGGATCGATGTCGGGTCGAAGTCCGGACACACCACGTAGACGGCGGCGAGTGCCGCGGCAGTCGTTGCATTGGCCGCCGTCAAGAGCTGCGCTTGAGTGATCTGGTTGCCCTGTGCAGTTCCCAGCGCCGTGGACGAGGTCGTGAGGTCGTTCTGCCGTGCGATCTGGTAGTTCGTCGCATTCGTGAGCGCCGTCTGCGCGTCGGTCAAGTACCCCGGCATCGCGCTCTGCTGTGCGGTGGCCGTTCCGATCGCAGCGTTGGCCGTTGCCAGCGCTGCGTTGAACGCGGCGATGCCGACACCTGCCGGGTTCGCTGATGCGAACGTCTGACCTGCAGTGTACAGCGACATGAACGCTGTGAGCTGCGTGCCGTACTGCGTGACCGTCGTCGTGAACTCGTTCTTGACGAGCGTTGTGTTGGTGACGAGCGTCGCGGCGCCCAGGACCAGGCTCGACTTGTACGTGTAGTCAGCTTGAGCCGCGAGGAGCGCGGCGTCCGCGGCGTTCTTCGTCTGCAGCTGCGTGTAACCTGCCTGTTTGGCAGCCGCGTACGCGTTGATGAGCGCGGTCTTCTGCGACGGGTCGACCGTCGGGAACGTGTAGTACGCCGGCGTCGGATCGGGCGCGTTGAAGTTCGTGCGGAACGAGATCCAGTCGGTGATGAGCGCGTTGACGCGGTCTTGGAACGCTTTCGCTGCGGCGTTGGCGGTCTCGAGCGTGTCGTAGCGATTGGTCGACGAGTCCGCAAGGTACTCGATGCCGTTGAGACCTGGTGCAGCGATCCCAGGGTTTCGCCCGATCGGAATCAAGGAGAGGTCCGCAAGGTTGGCGACCCGCGCAAGCACGTCTTGGGTTGGGTCCAGGGTGTTGGGAACCGACAACACGAAGACGTTCAGGTGCGGGAGCTGGTCGGGGATGATCGCCGAGACCATCCGGCTGGTGATCACGAAGGATTCATCAGCGTACGGGACCAGCTCGACATGCCGCTCTTGTTCGAAGACCGCCATGTCAGGCTCCTTGAACCACGATGGTGCGGTCGATGACCAGGGCGTCCTGCTGGGCATTCAGCTCATCGGCCAGGAACTGCAACCTCTGAAGAGACATCGCCAAGTCCGCGTTCATCAACACCACGGTGTCCCACGTCCGAACCACGCTGGGCAAGCGATAGAACGCGGCCCCCGACAAGGTCGCCTTCTCGTAGCTGTCAGGCCACTGCACCATGTCGCTCGCGCCGGCGTAGTGGTTGAACACCTTGGTCGAGGTTTTGAAGACGTAAGTAGCCGTGCTTGCGTCCGTGGCTGCCGTGACTTCGTTGGTCACCTGGTACGCAGGACCGTCGACGATGGCCGTAACTTGGTGAAGCGTGAAGCTGACCACGAGATCTCCTCGGATTTCGGACGCGGTGCTTGCAACGCGGCGTGTAGAAATTATAGGGTTTTCGTCCTCGTGTTCCTAGGCATCGATCAGTCGTTGACGGGAACTGGGCTCTGCCGCCTTTCGGACGTCGGCAAGCTGGTGTCGTCAGCCCTGGTCACCCCGGACTTTCTTCGCGACGGAAAGCGCCTGGTCTTCATCAAGACGGCGGTGGCCTCGATGCTTCCCGGCGTCGAATTTGTGGCCATGGAGGGCTACTCCTACAATTCTGTGGGCCACGTGTTCGAACTCGGCGAGATCGGTGGCGCCCTCAAGGTGCTCCTCGTCGAGCACGAGATCCCGTACGTCATCGTGCCGCCCGTGCTCGTCAAGAAATTTGCCACGGGCACCACGCACGCGGACAAGGACGCGATGCTCGCTGCGGCGGTTCGTCGCGGCCACGATTTCGGCAACAACGACGATCAAGCCGACGCCTTTTTTTTGGCCCATATCGCCCTGGCTTATGCGAAGAACACCGCACAGCATCGATGCGAGATGGACGTGCTGCGAACGCTGCGAAGTCCTCCGAAAGACAAGAAGCCCAAGCGACGCGCACGCCGCTTGATCAAAAACGCACTCTGAAAACCCAAGGAGCCTGACCGTGCAATCTGCCGACGCCCCGTTCAACCTTCCTGTCGTTCAACCAGTAACTGTTCGCAAGCGTGATGGGCAGACCACACAGCCGTTTGACGTCGGGAAGATCGAGAGCGCGGTACGCAAGGCATGGATCGAGGCCGAGGGCGCTGTCGATGAGGAGGGTCTTCATCGCGTTGCTACGTTCGTCTCCGCGACGCTGCGTGCTGACGTCGCGGACGTCGAACAAATCCAAGACGCGGTCGAAGTCGCGCTCATGCGTGCCAAGCAGTTCAAGGTCGCCAAGGCGTTCATCATCTACCGTCAGAAGCGGACCGAGGCGCGCACGGTTCGCAGGAAGCCCGACGCCTCGGCTGTCAGCGACTACATCCACGCAAGCAAGTACGCGCGCTACGTCCCCGAGATCCAGCGCCGCGAGGTCTACGACGAGACGGTCGACCGTGTGGAGGGCATGCACCTGCGCCGCTTCGCGCACATCCCTGAACTGCTCCCGCTCATCAAGCGCGCTCACGATCTGGTGCGCGAGAAAAAGGTGCTTCCGTCGATGCGCTCGATGCAGTTCGGCGGCAAGGCGATCGAGGCGAATCACAACCGCATCTACAACTGTCTTAGCGAAGACACTGCGTTCATCACGAGCACAGGCGTCCGTCGGTTTTCAGATTTCGAGCACGGTGACCGTGTCACGGTGCTCACGCACGCCGGCAATTGGAAGCCGGCGAAGGTGTTTAGCTACGGCAAACAACAACTCTACAAAGTAGAGCTGCAGCGCGGCAGCGGGACACAGACCGTTCGCGCAACACGTAATCACCAATGGGTGCTCTCCGGCGGAGAACGGACCCGTGAACTTCAGGTCGGACAGGTTCTGGCCCGCCCTCCAACTATCGTTGGCGCGTGGCGTTACGAGGACGCGAACCCCGAAGAGCGCTGGTACTGGGCAATGGGGTACGTGTATGGCGACGGTACGTGCGTCAAGAACCGCGAAGGGCAGTATACGTACTCGATGGTCCGCCTCTGTGGAGACGACGGCCGTTTTGTCGCTCGCTTTGAGGAACTAGGATTCAAAATCAGCCGTCCACCGTCTTGCAACGGTGACGCAATGGCTTACACGGGAAAGTACCTCAAAACACTCCCCACGCTCGAGACGGACGGACACGCGAACGTGGCCGCGTTTGTCCGTGGGTATCTCGACGCGGATGGTCACAAGAACGCGAACGCGAACAAAGACGAGACACACTTGTCTCCATTCGACGGTATCCAGACCAGCAACGAAGCCGCGATTTCCTTCATCCGGACTGTGTTTCCGACGGTGGGCGCGTATATAACACGCGAGCGTGACTTGACCGGCCAGACTACCAACTATGGTACGCGTCCAACGACGTCGATGTTTGGGTTGACGTTTAATTTCGGGGTTGCCGGGCCCGCGACCTACAAGGTGAAGTCGATCGAGCCCGACGCTGAAGAGGTCGTCTGGTGTCTCGAAGTCGAGGACGACCATTCGTTCGTGCTCGATAACGGGGTTGTTACAGGCAACTGTTCCGCGACTCTGATCGATCGGCCGCGCGCGTTCGCCGAGGCGATGTTCCTGCTCCTGTCCGGCTGTGGCGTCGGCTATTCCGTGCAGTTCGAGCACGTCGACAAGCTCCCGCCACTCGCGGACATCGACGAGACGTTGGTCGTTCACCACGTGATCGAGGACACGATCGAGGGCTGGGCAGGCGCACTCGACGCGCTCGTCAACGGCTACACCCGTGGCTACCACGTCGAGTTCGCCTATCACCAGATCCGTGCCGCAGGGGCTGCGCTCAAGACCAGCGGCGGCCGCGCCCCCGGGCACCGCAAGCTCAAGCTTGCGCTCGAGCGCATCCGTGGCGTGCTCCACAGCGCACAGGGACGCAAGCTCCGTCCGATCGAGTGCCATCGCGTTCTGTGCCATGCCGCCGATGCGGTGCTCTCGGGCGGCATCCGGCGCTCCGCGATGATCTGTCTGTTCTCACTCGAGGACAGCGAACTGATGTACGCCAAGTCGGATCGTGACTGGTACTCGAAGGAGCCGTGGCTCGCCAACGCCAACAACTCCGTCGTGCTCAAGCGTGACGAGGTCAAGGAGAAGCAGTTCAAGCGCATCTTCGGGATGACCAAGAACTACGGCGAGCCCGGCGTCCTGTTCGTCTCGGACTACAACCACGTGACCAACCCGTGTGCCGAGATCGGACTCGACCCACTTCTCCTCAACGAGGACGGCACCACCAGCACCGGCTGGGCGATGTGCAATCTCTGCGAGATCAACGCCGCCAAGCTCACCTCGTACGAGGACTTCTCCGAGGCCGCGTGGGCCGCCGCGCTCATCGGTACGATGCAGGCGACGTACACGGACATGCCGTTCCTGGGCAAGGTCACCGAGGCGATCGTTCGGCGTGATGCGCTACTCGGCATCGGGATGACGGGGATGCAGGACGCACCGCACATCGCGTGCAACCCCGACTACCAACGCGCCATCGCAGGCAAGGTCGTCGCGTGGAACGCGGAGTACGCCGCGATGATCGGCATCAACCAGGCCGCGCGCACCACGTGCGTGAAGCCGTCGGGCACGACGTCCCTCGAGCTGGGCAACGTGGGCTCGGGCATCCACCCGCACCACGCGCGTCGCTACATCCGCCGCGTCACCGCCGACGAGCTGGAGGTCGTGTTCCAGGCGTTCCAGACCGCGAACCCGCACATGTGCGTGAAGAAGCCCGACGGCAAGTGGGTCATCGAGTTCCCCGTCGAGGCTCCCGAGGGTGCGGTGCTCAAGGAAGACCTGACCGCCGAGGAATTCATGAACATGGTGCGGTCCACCCAACAGCACTGGGTGATGCCGGGCGCGACACGGCCGAGCCACATGCCGGGCCTCTCGCACAACGTCTCGAACACGATCTCCGTTCGTCCGACGGAGTGGGTCACCGTCGCGGACTACCTGTGGGACCACCGTGACAACTTCACCGGCGTGTCGCTCCTGCCAGACTCGGGCGACATGGTCTACGCGTTCGCGCCATTCGAGGCGGTGAAGACGGAGGCACAGGAGCGGCGCTGGAACGAGCTGATCGCCGGCTACAAGCCGATCGACTACCTCTCGGTGTTCGAGGCCGAGGACGGCACGAACCTGACGGGCGAGGCCGCGTGCGCCAATGGCGCGTGCGAGTGGCACGCATAGACGACAAACGGTTCCGTTGGCGAGACGAACACGGCCTCGTCCATCGCATGGAAGACGACAAGGCGTCGGAGTACTACCCGCCTTTCACGTTGCTGATGTCGTGCAACGCTGCCGAGCGCTTCATGTCCGGGGAACGCGCTGAAACGGACATCGAGTTCGGGCACGCAGCCTCGGACGAGATTCGCGAAACGGACCTGCAGGATTGCCTGACCTGTCTCCAGTGCATCGCTATTGAGTCACGCTGGATTGCGCGGTAAACATACGGGATGCACACCTGCAGCAACTGCATGGCCGAGTTCAATGGCGCCAACGAAGGCGTCGTCGTTTCCTCCAAGATCCTACCTGTCACGGCCATCTGTGACGCCTGCATGACGAACGCACGGCTGATCAAGCTGGTGCTTCGCCGTGGTGACATCGGCAGCTTCACCTACGAGCAGTTCTCGGTCATCGAGACGGTCGGAGGCATGTCCTCCGCCAAGCGGACGGCGTGACCTCGAGGACTGACCACAAGCTCGGTCTGACGCCCATGCTTAAGCGCCGCGCCTTCCACTACCTCCTTCGTGGGGAGGGCCGCTACGCAAGCGACCACCCTGCCTACGACGCCGTGGTGGTGCGTTCGCTCTACGACTGGCAGACGCCGATGGACGACGCCATCCCGAGCCAGGGCGGCCTCGTGGTCGAGTTCCACAAAGACGGCAAGCGCGTGCGCTGGGTCGAGTTCGGGTGCCGCGTCATCGGTGGCGGCGGCGAGCCGATCGTTCGCGAAGTCCCCTGACTAACGCATCGTTGGCAACGTTGCGCCATGTTGCGACAACGCTTGCCACACCGCGGACTTGAGGTCGTCCAGAACGACAGTGTCGGCCTTGGTCTCAACCACTGCCGCGCACCGAGAACACCACCCTGCCATGACCGCCATGGCCGATTGAGTTCGAAGAGGGTCGATGGGCGTCTCGGCGAACTTGCCTGCCAGCGCTGCCGCAGCGTAGCCGACACCTGCCACCGCCGTGGCCAGCTCGTCTGCAGCGCTCACGAGACGGCGATCCGCCAGACGTGCGCCGAGCTGTGCAGCCGCTGCCGTACCTTGCGGCGCGATGACCAGTGTACGCAAGTCAGACTTCCAGGGCACTGCCTGGCCGGCGAGAGCGCGATCGAACCAACCCAAGGCCAGTTGAAGTTGGATGTTGGACGGCAGCAGCAGCACGGCCCACATCACGTTGATGGGCTTGTCGCGTACCTGTGGGTAGAACGACATATCGAAGATGATCGTTCCGTCGGGATAGATCTCGCGAAGTGCAATGCACTCGCGTGCGCAAGCACCTTTGCTTTGGAGCAGGTCGATAGAAAGCGTGTTGGACATGTGTGCTCCTTACAGACCGAAGTTGCTGTGGCCGCCAACCGCGACGCGGTCGAGAACAACGATGCCGTTGCTAAGGGCTTCCGCACGGAAGACGCGTCCCGCCGTCGGGTTGACGATAGCGCCGCCTGGGTTGAACACGCCGGTTGCGGTGATCTTGCCTGTGATAGCCCAGTAGACACGCGACGTGGTGATGAGTCCTGTGCCGCCCGCACACCAGGCGCGGAGCAGGAACCAGTCGTCGAGTTTCGTCGACACATCGACGCCGGTGTCGAAAACTTGCAGACCGCCGCCTGTCCGAACGACGATGCGAAGCTTCTCGTCGCCGTAGGTTGCGCTGTCCTGTTCGAAACCGAAGTCATGTGCGGCGCCGCCATCGACGAGGCCCACGAACGAGGTGCCCGTCACGTTGGTCCAACGCATGATTGCGTTGAAGCATGCGTAGGCGCCTGGTACGACGAAAGCGTTGGTTCGAACTGCTGCTGTACCAGAACCACCCGCCAGCTTGACGCGGGTCAGGTTCTCGAAGTTGAACGTGACAGCACCAGAACCCGAAGTCACCGTGGTCCAGCCGCTCGGTGCCGCCGTGTCCATGAACTCTTCGACGATGCGAGGGCCGCGTGGTGAGATGAGGCCGAAGCTGTCGACGACGTTGTAGACCCCCGGCTCGATGAGGTCTCGGAACTCCATCCGCTCGTTGCCCGAGGCGATGGCGTCACCGAAGTCCGGGATCGCTTGAAGGATCGCGCTGGTGGGGGCGACGGTCGAGTTCGCGGCGCCGGCGATGACCTGTCCGGTTTGCAGTTGTCCGCCTGTCGACGTGATGGTCGAAGACGTTCCGACCGATGTCCAGTCAGACTCGGGGAATGTATCGGTCGTCTTGCAGGTCTGGTAGCGGTAGATGAAGTTGTTCTCCCCCGCAGTAGTTCCAAGCGTGTTGACCAACAACATGCGTGAGGAGACTTTCCCACTCGTGTCCTTGACCCAGTTGGTCCCGTTCCACGCCGCGTTGAACGTCAGGTAAACGTCCGTCTCTGGCGCCGTGTTCGTTGCGTAGAGACGGATGGCAACACCTGTGAAAGTGAACTGCGAGATCAACGTCAAGTCCGTCAACGCGCCGTTGTAGAGTCCCGCCGAGATGCGGGGGGTCCGCGCGTCTGCCGCAGTCTCGAGCGGGTTCGTGATTCGCAGCGCGTCAGCCCACGCACCATCAGTCCACGCGGCGTCGGCCGTGCGGGTGAACGTACGCATGCCGTCCTTGGCGAGGCCCTGCTTCGTCGCGTTCTGGCCCGCGACGTCCTTGGTCCAGGTTGTGCCGCCCCAGATTGCGTTCGACGTCAGCACCCACTGCCCGTCGTTCGAGCTGTAGAGGCGCACGCACGGCTGCGTGTAGCCGCCGGTCGTTTCGCCGTTGCGTCCCGACTCCCACATGAGCGTGAAGTCGACGCCTGCGACGGAGCTGTAGTCCGCCGACACGCGCGGCAGAAGCGCGTGCGCTTCCGTGTTGAGCAGCTTCGAGCCGAGCTGGAAGAGCCGCCCGAAGTGCGCCAGCGCCGGCGGGATGTTGGCCCCAGAGTAGTCCTGGTCCTTGCGCTCGAGGATCACGCTTCCTTCGCTGGAAGGCGACGCCTTGTTCATGCGCAGAAGTGCCGCGAGCTGGCCGAGCGCGTACGTCGTCGGGTCTTCGACGATCAGCGCGTCGACGATCTCCGGCTTCATGTGCGTGTTGTCGACCGCCGGCGTCATGTCTGTCTGCGTCTCGACGGTGACCTGGAGGTCGTCGAAGAGAACCGAGACGCCAGGCGCCCCAAGCGTCACGCCCGCGACCTCGACGGTCACCAGCTTGAGGAAGCGCTTGGCCGCGGGAACCGCGACGGTCTGCGCCACGGTCCGATAGGCGACGTCCGTGGAGGCTAGGACCTGACATGCGACGGTCGTGCTGCCCGATGCAGTGCTGTCAGCATCACCCCAGTAGAGCACCACCGAGTAGGCCCCTGCGGTCGGCGCGATCAGCTGGCGAATCGCGATGCGGACCCGGATATCCTGGCCGGGATTGACCGGGATCTCCTGAGGCTGTTCGATGCGACCTGTCGCCGCCGCGACGTTGGTCTGGTTGAACTCGAGCTGCTTGACGCCAGTGCTCGGCGTCGTGGTGTTGAGACGGAAGGCGCCGTTGACCGCAAGGTCTGCACGGTTCTCCCAGTCCGAGATCCCGAAGCGGACCGTGCTCAGCGTGATGCCGTGCTCGAAGCCGGGGTTGCGGATGATCGCCGATCCGTTGCTGACCGCGCTGAGCGAGACGTTGGCGTCACCCGCCAAGATCTCGATGCCGGTGCCGAACACGAGCGAACCGTTGACGACCTTGCAGATCGGCAACGCGTTGACGAGGTTCTCTGGGTGAACGCGGCTGTTGAAGTAGGCCCCCGCAGGGATCGCCGTGTTCGAGTTCTCGGGAATCGCCTGGCGACGGCCGCCCGTTGAGGCAGTGTCTGTGACCATCGCGTAGTTGACGCAGAGCGTGTCGCCCTCGGCGAGGGCCTGCAGCGGGTTGCTCACGAAGAAGCTCGCGAGGTTCGCCGGCGTGATGGTGTGACCTTCGCCGTCGTAGTTGCCCGAGACGTACTGCTGTGCCTGCGACGTCAGGAGGAAGTCTCCTGCGAGCGCGCCTCCCTCGAGCACTGCGAGCACGAGCGGCGTGTTGTCCGGGGCCGACGGAGTCAGTGCCACGAGCGCCGTGATGGTCTGCGACAGCGTCGTGACGCCGACTACGGCCGTGATCTTGATCGTGCGCTGGTACGTCATCTCGCTGTCGAGGACGCACGTGAACGCGAGCCCCGGCGTCACGGTGATGTTGATCTGGTCACCCGCGGCGTAGCTCCGACGCTGGCTGGTCACCAGGATCGAGTTCATGTTGTCGCTGGCGCGCTTGAGGTGGAGCGTGCCGTAGGCCGACGCGACCGGAGGCACGGGCGCTGCCTGGGCGAAGCCCGGTGTGAGCATCGGCAGGATGTAGAGGTTGTCGCTGATGACGGGAATGCCGTTCGCGGCTGCTGTCGTGCTGCCCGGCCACGTGATCTTGCCGGGGCCGGACAAGATGAGCTGCCGGTCAGCGTCGCGGAGGTAGAGCGTGTCCATCTCGACGCTGCGAACAGCCTCGGTTCGTTGGCGGAGACTCTCGCTCGGGCGGTTCAGGACGGCCTGAACCACCGTCTCACCGTTCGCGATCGGCTGCACCGACGCGACGTTGTTCTCGCCCGTGTCGTTGTTCGTGTTGTTCGTGAAGTCGAGGAACTGCTTGACGGTGCCGGGCATAGGAACCTCTTGGTCTCAGGGAACAGCGGTGAAGGCGATCGTCCAGGTGTAGTCGACCACGATGGCGATCGTCTTCGGGATGTCAGGGTAGACCTGACGAGCGAACATGCGGGTCACGCCGGGAGCGGTTCCAGGCGCGTTGCTGGTGCCAGGCGTTGCGCCCGCGGTGAAGAGACCCGCCTCACGCAACGTGAACCCGTTCGCGTCGGCAGCCTCGAGCGTTGCGATGAACTTGATCTCGCCAGGCGCCCCGGTGACCTTGCCAACATCCCCAATCACCTTGCCGATAACGAACGCGCCGAGGTTCGTGTCCGACCGAGCCGCCGCCGTGTTCGAACTCCCCATGCGCATGGAGTAGATGAGGTCTTTTCCAGGAACGGGGTCGGTGGCACGTTGTGCGATCAGCTCGACCAGAACATCGGCCGCGAGGTAGGTGATCTTGTTGCGGATCGTGATCCGCTTCTTCACCCTCCGCGTTGTCGCATCGCGGATGACCATGCTGATGGTCCCCATCATCGGAAGGCCCTCGCTCGTACGTAAGGTTTTGCGCATGGTTCCGCGTAATTATAGGGGTTCAGGGGTGGGCAGACACGATGAGGGCTCGTTCGACCAAGCCGATATCGCGTGGGGAAGTCGGCCCCTCTATAACACCGTCCCAGCCCGCAGCAGAAGCACTGAACGCGCCTGTGATGAGCGCGGGATCGACCCCGTTAACCAAGAGCGGCATGTCACCGATGCTGACGGGTGCATCCGCCAGGTTCTCGATACTGAGCTGGGTGTACGTCACGTTCACGGTTGTTGAAATCCATGCCGTCAGACGTGTGATGGTGCGGTTGGCGTAGTCGACGGTGTAGTCGACGTTCTCGACCAAGGCCACGCCGCCGACATTGCCTGCAACGTACGCACGAACCAACCGTCCATGTCGAGGAGGTGTCGGAGTGTTCGCTAGCGTCACAGGCGCGAAGAGCGCTGGAAAGGCTGTCAACGCAGTGAAGTACTCGTACTTGAAGTAGTCGCCCACCAACCAGATGCCTGCACCCACCACAGGCTCTGAATCGGCGAACAGCACCTTGTCTGGACCGTAGACGCGCGAACCGACTTGCCGCGCAAAATCGATCGGACCTTCCTCCACGTCGATGATGTCTTTGAACCCTGTCGTCGGCGTCGTGAACACGTACGTATGCGACGGCTTGGCAGATAGGACCAGCTTGTTGAGGTCCTTGAGGCTCTGTGCGAAGGCGGTACCGCCCGCAGCCGATAGCGCAAGCGCGTCGAATCGGACCGAGAACGTGTGGAACTTCAGGTAGCGATCCATCAACACGAACGCCATGCGGTGCCGATAGATGCGGGCAGGCAGAGGGGAGAGCACGATGCCCGTCTCATCGGTTCCAACATGAAGCCCCGGGTCTCCCACCTGGGGATCGTCGGGTGCTCCGACGATGTTCTCGACATAGAACGGGCTGGCAAGGCGCCGGAAGATGGGCGGCACGCTGCCGTTCACGAGCGAGAACAGTTCTTCGGGAATCGCTTCGCCATACCACCACGACGGCGTCTCCACGTAGTCGGTCACCGCGACTGCGGTCGTGAGAGGGTCGAACGACAGGAGAGACTGGCCTACGACGAGATCGGTACGAAGTGGCGTTCCCTTGGGGAACTCGTATGTCACGGTCTGCCCTGTCGACGGGCGCGTGGTCAGGATACGGTCGACTACGGGGTCTGTGAGATCTGTGGATTGGTAGATCTCGCCATCTTCACGCACCACCGGCAGGTTCAGGACGACGTTCAACGCGCTCTCGATACGCTCGAGGACAGGGCCCAGGATGTAGAGCTGGAAGATGCCTTCGAGGAACGAACGGTAGGCTTCGGTGCTGTTCTCCTGACGGCCGATCAGCGCGCCGAAGTTGTTCGCCAACGTGCGACGGTCCACAAGCGTTTCAGGCGTCCATGCCGCGATCTGAATCACTCGCGTCGATGTCGCTGCTGAGACGATCTTGCCTGTGATGGACAGGCGCGGCTCTGGCCCCGCGGAAGGGTAGACCTCCTCGCGCCACGTGTAGTCGACGGCGTACGGGCTCACCCCCAACCAGGACGTCAACTGGTAGATGATGCCACCCTCATAGTTGATGGTGTAGTCGACGTTTTCGACGACGTCCATGCCGTCAGAGACGCGGCGTGCGAACACGCGAACCGACCCATGATCGATGCGGTTGTGCACAAACGTCGCAGTATTCAAGACCAGCGTGAACGCTTCTGCAACGACCGCCGTGTTTGCCGGTACGCGCAAGACGACGTATTTGATGTTGGATGTCGGTGTCGCCAGTGCGGAATCTGCAGAGACGTACAACGCAGGGTCGCGGACGAGGATGATCTCATGGTCTTCGCGCTTACGCTGGGCACCGTCAGTCCCCACATCGAGGATCCTCAGGGTGTCGCCCTTCTTGACGAAGGTGGTGGTGGTCCACAAAGACACGAGCGTATCCGTGAAGCTTCCACCCACAGAGACGTCGATCGATCGACGCGCGAATCCCGCGAGCGGCAGACCATCGCCTGCCGGGTTGGTCGGGTCAGTCTTGAACAAGACGACGCGATCGATCACGTCGAAATCTCGTTGCGGTTCGAGCGAGGCTGTCGGTTCGACGACGCGGTTGTCGATCGAGATGAACGTGACAACGGGGTCGGGCAGCGCGTAGGCCCAACGATTGTCGGCGACCGTGGCACCCTCGACGAAACGGACCTCATCCTCGCGAATCGCGAGCATGTGGTAGTACTCGCGATCGAGCGCGATCGCATCTTTGAGCGCCACGCCGAGCGTCGCGGACATGAGGTCCAGGTACGCCTGTCCGATGAGGATGGCAGAACCTCGATAGAGTGCCTCGAGCTGGTCGGCATCCGCGAAGAACCGCTGCCAGAAGTCCGAAAGACCTCGGATGAAGTTGTACTCGTACCCAATGGTCGGCATCAGGTACCTGCCTGGGTCGCCACGATCGTGGTCGTGTTTGCGATGTACCGCAGTGTCCGGTTCGTAACGCCAAGACTGTCAAGGGTGACAGGCTCGCCGTTGAAGGTCCACGTGGGTGGTACGGGTCCGGCGGTTTGTTTGGTCAGGTCGATGCTGACTGCGTCCGCCGTGCTGTACGTCAACACGTCGCCAGTGGGAGCGCGTAGTGCGTAGTTGATGCGAAGGATCGGATACCCCGGATACGACGGAACGATGTTCCCGATGTCCGGGTAGGTGTTCATGACCAGTTGGATGATGGCCGCGACGTCAATAGACGCGGCGGTTGCGTCGAACGTGTTGACGTAGTCCACGATGGTCTGCGCGATGGCGGTGTTGTCGAGCGTTGAGGCGGCCGTCGCCTTGAGAGTGTACGTGAGCACCATCGACACCGCGACAGGGTGATGTCCACGGGGAAGTTGGAAGGCGGCGCTGACCCGTTCTCGAGGGCTGCGCACGAACGCATCGATGCTCGCGAACGTCTGCAGCGTGCGGTAGCGAACGCGCAGCAGGTACGTGTCGAACCGCGACCGGAACGAGTCGGTGCCGACGACGACCTCCATCCACTGGAGCGCGCTCTGTGCTTGCAGCGGCGCGTGCACGATCGTCTGGAACTGCAGCCCCTGGGTAGGCGTCGCGGTCTGTTGAGGGGCTTGGTTGACCTGGTTGGGGAAGTGGACGAAGCCGTCGAGCGTCGATTTGAACGCGGCTTCGGGCGCGGCCGGGTTGATGATCGCCACGTCCAGGATGTCCATGACAGGACCTCCGGGAAGTGTGATGCGTCCAGACGTCGCGACCTTGCGCGACGTCGAACCTGTCGTGTATGGCAGCCCGCCAAGGTCGAAGACGACGTCGTTGTACGTTGGACCGATCCGTCCGATCACATAGCTGACCGTGGTCGGGGGTGCTGCTTCATCGGTCGCGATCGGAAACGGCGACTGGTTGCTCACGATGAGCGACGTGCCCGCGTTCTCCACCACCAAGAACTCCGCCGGAGTCGTCGGGAACCCGGCGGTGACGCGGATGATGTCGCCTGGCAGCACGGACGCGAAACTCACGGCACCATCACGGAAGACCGTGGAGATGCCGTCAGGACGGGCGAACAATCCACCGACGGAGCCGGTGAACGACGTCTCCACCAAGGCCGTGCGCAGGTAGATGTCGACGGCACCGCCGATGTGAAACTTCAGGTTGGGCGCGATCGTCGGAACGATGTCGCGCTGCATCTCAGGGTCGCCCATCCCCACGACCAGGATGTTCTGGATCCCTTCGAAGTTGTCATCGAGCGTCGCGATGATGGACCGCGCGTTGATGAGGTTACGAACGGCCACGACGGTAGGTGCGCGTGCCAGGATTTCCGAGATGGTCTCGGCGCCACGCCCGCCAGCGAAGGTCGCAGTGTTCTCGACGCGCGTGACGTACGGATTGAAGCGGTCGAACGCTGCGAACAGACCCGGAGCGATGTTGTAGGTCTCGCCGGGGGCGACCGCGACCAGCGGGATCCGGAATTCGTAGTCGACGATGGAGCCGTCTGCCTGGACGATCGGCACCAGCTCGGACTTCGGGATGAAGAGCGTATCGGCCGAGTCGACCGCGAACACGATTCCCCGGCTGTACGTGAAGCGGATGGTCACTGCGATGAAGATGTCGACCTGTTGCGACGCGTGGCCGATGGCGAAGCCACGCGCGAACGTTCCGCTCTTGGGTGCGACGAAGAAGTTGGACAGGATCGCGGTGACGGCATCCGTCAACGCCTGGGCATCCCCTCCAACCGAGTTGACGGCGGCCTCCACCGTCACCAGCGACTGCATTTGCCGGATCTGAGCGGCATCCGCACGAAGAAACGCGACCACCGCGGCGATGGCTTGCACGCTGAGGTCACGCAGCGCCGTCCCTCGGCTGAAATCGCCGTCAGGTACTTGGTCTGTCAGGAATTGCTCGAGGAAATCCGCCGCTGTCGAAACGTCGGACGGGCTGATCGTGACGGTCGTACTCATTGGCGTACCTCGAGCGTGGGGAGCACGATTTGCAGCTGTTGATTCGCGACGTTGGTGATCAGAACCTGAGCGGCGAACCCAGGACCATCAGGAATGACGATGTAGTCGGTAACGACAGCGGTTGCAAGACGTTCGTCATCATCCACGGACGACTGAAGGGATTGAAATGTACGGATGGCTGTAGCCGCCGTGTCGACGGCCATGTCCAAGACCTCACGTGCGTCATTCAAAGACACGTTAGTGCCGATGAGGTACGTCAGGTTGGTTCCATACGTGAGGTCCAGCGGGTCTGTCCCGACAGGCGTCAGCAGGTACTTGGCGAAGATGTTGACCAGTTTCTGGATTCCACGCACGCCTAGTGACCGCGTCTGCCCGAACGAGTAAAAACCCATCCCCGTATACTGGGACGCGGGAACGATCTGGATGTTGACGTCATACGCCATGCTATACCGGCCCTTGTTCGACGCCGTTGATGATCCACACACCCTTATCGAAGTCGAACACCATGGGTGCGCTGACCTTTTCGAGCGGCTGTGTTTTGAACGCGGAAGTTGCGGCGTACAAGCTGCTCAGCCGCGCGTTGGCTGCTTGTTGAATGAACGTTGCGTGGCGCGCCTGCGCCAGTTTGATGTCTGACGTGTCTTGGTTCTGTAGGGACGTGCCGCGATCCGCGCCCTGTAGGAAGACCGCGGCGAAGCTCGACATCATCTGCGAACCGAATGGCGCCTCGGGCGCCATGAGGATGCTGTTGGAAATCCCTGCACCCGTCGTGGAGTCTTGGTGACCCGGCCAAGAGTTCGGCACGATCGATGTCGGTGGGACCAAGGAAGATGTCGTGCCTGAAACGAACGAGATCTGCAGGGAGAGAATCGGTGAGGTCGTCGAGAAGCCCGTCGGACCGCCGGTCCCGCCCGTCGTCCCGATCTTCTGTCCTTCGGTCACCGAGTTGCCTGGCGCAATCGCGCTGACGTCGACGCTGCCGAGACGGTAGTACTCGGTGCGATACCCCTCGAAGTCTCCGTTGTGTAGGATCTGCACGACGATGCCACCCAGCCCGATCTGATCAACCGTCGAGACCACCGTGGAGTTGCTGCTCAGGATGTTTCCGTGGGCATCGGCATGTGCGCCTTCGACATTGACCAGGTCCAGATGGAGTGCTTTCGACTGGTATCCAACGAACACCACGGTGCCATCACCCATCGCGTAGACCGGTTCGCCAAGTTCGACCTGGTAGTCGAGTGCGCGGTGACTGGAGGACCAACCATCGTCGATGCTGCGCACGCCTCCACGAACGTAAGGTCCTTTGATTGCCAGAGGGGACGCAAACAAGCGCTTCGTGGGAACGGGTGCTGTATCGTAGAAGCGCTGCTTGGTGCTCGGGTCGTATTCGATCGAGGGAGACTTCTCGTTTACGTCGGACTGGGTCTTGGCGTCCTGTGCGGACGCGACGCGCGTCAGCCCGATCCCCATCACCTCAGTCGAATCGTTGTTGTTGGGAGGGTTAGCCATGGACCTTCTCCACGTGCTCGATGAGCTTCGCCTTGGCGTAGCTGTATTGGCCCTGCGTCATGTTGAGCTTCTTCTGGATCTCTTGATTCGAGAGTTGCTCAGCACCCCCGTACCCCGTCAGGTGTTCGAAGATTGCCTTCTGCTGTGGAGACAAGTCGTGGTGGATGAAGTCGACGACGTGCTCTTGCTTGTCCGCATCGTAGAGCCCTGCGTCGCCCGTCTCGAAGAGCCCACCCGACTCGAGCAGCTCCTTGCGTCCGATCGACTTGCGGTACTCCTCGACGCGATGCATCGGCCACCCGAGTTGATCCGCCAGCTCGTCCGTCGTCGGTGCGCGTCCGAGGGCATCCGCCAGATCCGAGTGGGCGACGTTGTAGCTGTGGTAGAGCAACATCTTGTTCTCGGGTAGCCGTGCGACGTTCTGGTTCGCGTAGCTGAGCCGAGACAGCCGCTGGAGCTGGTTGACGACGTGTGTGCCAAGCGCCGCACCCTTGTTCGGGTCGTAGCTGTGGAACGCCTCCATCGCGAGGCGCTTACCCTCCGACTCGAGCAACGGCCGTGCGAGGGTACCTGCCCACTTGTTGGCTTCACGGTGGATGAGCGGGTTGACCTGCGCGAGGAGCGCGCTGGCGTTCGCATCCGTCGGGCTCTTCTTCCACGCGTGCCACGCGTCGATGTCCTGCGTTTGGCGGCTCGTGGCAGCCAACTTCGCAAAACGGGCGAGCGTGTTCGGCATGGGTCGCATGGTACTAGGTTCTCGGTGTCTTGATGGCCAAGACGTTGTTGCGATAGGCCAGAAGGATCGCGTCCCAATCGCTTCGGGATTGGGAGAAGCTGGTCGAGGTCAGCCCCGTCACCGCAGGTGAGTCGAGCCCCGTGATGTTGGGCGGCACTGCGTCCGGGAGGTCCTGATACACGATGCGGCGGATGCGCGAGAAGTACCGTGCGCCCACGCTATGTGCATGCCCGAATGCGGGGACCTCTCCCTCACCTGCGGAGTTGTAGAACACGATGTATTCATCGAGCGTGCAGATAGGCCGCCAGTTGTAGCGCATGGCTGCGTCTCGACTCTCGAAACAGGCGCTAGAGAACGCGGTTGGAACTAGCTCTCGGTTAGCGTTGTTTCCGCCCAGGTTATGGGCCACGCGTGTCACAGAGCCGACCGACGTTTGGTTCTTGATGGCCAACACAGACAAAATCTGTGCGTCAAGGTCTGCCAGCGCCGCCTTGGCGATCGTCAACGGTGGTGTGAGTGTTGCGATAGCCGCTTCCGCTTCCGCGGTCGAGATTTCCTTGACCAGAGACTGCAGTGCATTGGGATTGAGATTGTCGTCCAACGGCGAGTTCAGCGTGGTAGACGACGCACCAAACGAAGACGTGTTCTGTTTGATGATTCCTAGATGAACATCAATCTGCGTTTGTAGCGTCGTGACCTGTATGGCCAACGGGGTCCGTTTGGCTAGCAGTGTCGCGTAGTCCTGTGTCGCTTGCACTACAGCGTCATCCGTCGCGGCGTCCGGCCCGTTGACGTAGATAGGTTCGGGTGATGCGCCGGGGACCTTGGCAGCGAATGCCAAGATCTTCCGGAAGTCGAAGGATGCGTCCTTACCGTAGAGCGGCTGGGCCCCGTAGAACAAGTTCTGGTAGTAGGCCTCGGCCTTGGGAAACGACTGCAGGATCTTGCTGACGTCGCGAATGGGTTCTTCAGGCGCTGCGCCGCGCGCTGTCGCGTCATTCCTCGAGAACTCTTCGTTCAAGAGTTGAAACATCTCCTGAATCTGACGTCCGTAAGAGAAGGAGAGCGTAGTGCCGCGCCGACCGTCGTGTGACATCGACTGCTGAACCGTCGTGACGTAGACGAACAGGTCCACGCGAGACGCGCGTTGATCCAGAATCACCGCTGGAAAGCCGGGGACGACGTAGGGGTTCCACGAGATGGAAGCGGAACCCGTTCGCTTGGCGTAGCGTTCGCGGAAGTACTCGAACTTCGCGTAGAGCTTGTAGACGGTGTCGGTATCCGTCTGCGTGGCGTCGAAGGCTGCAGGCGTCGGCGTCGGGGGTGTCGGAGCTGCCGGTGCCGGTTGGTTGGATGTTGCGGCTTGTGGTGTTGCAGGCGCAGGCGCTGCAGGAGGCAATGCTTGCCCCGCGGTCACATACTCCCACGGGCCCGCCTTCATGTAGGGCGCAGGATTAACGAAGTTGGTAGGTCCCGGAAACCAGAGTTCGAAGTGCAAGTGCATCAACTTGGCTTCGTCGCGTGGGGAGTACCCGACGATCCCGAGTGGTGTACCTGCGGTGACACGCTGTCCCGATGCAGCCCTTTGCGTGGGCTCCATATACATGGAAGACATGTGTGTATAGTACGTGCAGCACTTCAACGGACCGTGGTCGATAACAATCGTGTAACCGACCGGCGTTTGACCAGCAGACCATACAACACCATCATGTGCTGCCACGACGGTCACGCCGTTGGGCATGACGAAGCCGCCACCCTTGGACCGATTGGGCGTATTCTTCGTCCACGGGTCTGTCGCTTTGTGTTCGAAAAAAAGGTCGAGCCCGGGGTGAACCACACCACGTTCTTTGCCGGGTGTCGGGTCAAACTCGTGCCCGATAACCGGCTTCCGTCCTTCGAACATCGCGACGGGCCACACCCAACGTCCCGGTAGCGGCAGCGTCGGGTTGGTGTTGGCCGTCTCGCCAGGCGTTCGAATCGCAGGCGTCGGGAAGTGTGGCTGCGGTGCGGGCGTTGCCCCGGTCTGCGCCGGCGCTGGCGGTGTTGGAGGAATCCCGCCCACAGGTGTTGGGTTGATGTGGTTCTCCTGGGCACTCAGGAAGAACATCCACGGCGGGATGTCGCGACGGTCCATCACCGGACCCTTGAAGAACTCCTCGGGGTAGAGGAGGAAGTTCTTCGAGTTGTAGGCGGGGGACGCGTGACGCTCCTTCTCGTAGAGGTCGACCTCCTCGGGGTATCCGATGGCCAGCGCATCCAGGATGGTCTGCTTCATCGCGGCGCCCTGCGTGTTCAGGAGCCGGTTGACGGTGCCGTCATTGAAGTAGAGGCGCGTGGGCTGCGTCGCATAGTTCTCCTCGTACGTCATGTTGAGGAGCTGTGACGGGAAGACGGTGTTGCACGCTGGCGGGATGCTGAACAAGCTCTGTGGCTTGACGAAGTAGTTGGGGATGCGCTTGGGCTTGGTCTTGCGGCTGTCGAGGCTCAGCGTCGGGACCCACTTCTTCGCGTTCGCCTTGGCCGTCGCGCTCTCGAGCGTGTCTCCGTACTTGATCGGCGCCTTCGTGACGCTGTCGATGGCAACACCGTTGACGAGCGCGATCTGGTGACCGTTCACGAGGCCCGTGATCAACGTGCCATCGAACGTACGAAGCTGGTTCCCGGTGACCGTGAGAAGTTGGTCCGTCCAGCCGGGTGCCGGGGCGAGCGTGTGCTCGTTGAAGTTCGTGGGCTGGATGAGGCTCGTTGCCAGGTCGACGGTGACCAGCGGCATCGACGGGATCATCGCGATCTCGGTCAAGAGCGTCTGAATGACGGTCTCGAGCATGTCCCAGATCGAGCCTGCGTTTTGAACCGGAGGGATGAGGTTCTTGACGATCGTGCTGACGGCCGAGACGCTTTGAATCGCCTTGAGCGCGGGGAAGATGTTGTCGCTGAACGCAGAAACTTCGTCGAAGAACGGCGACGCGACGAACTTGTTGAGGAAGTTGGTCAGCCGTGCCCAGCGTGCAAAGAAGTTGGATGCGGGGATGGCTTGGTGATCGGCGGGGACGCGCACGTCGAGCATTCCGCGCACGGTGTTGTAGAGGAAGTCAAAGGGGCGCTTGATGAAGTCGACCTTCGCGTCTCCGACCTCGAGCAACCCTTGGGTGAACAGCGCGAGGGGATAGACCAGGTGTGAGGAGGGCGTCGACAGGTTGGTGACGCCCTGGGCGGGGTTGGTCGCATCTCCAACGAGATCATCGAACGTGTTCAGGAAGTGAACCGTCAGCTGTGTGTAGATTGCAATCTGGTTCACGGCTGTGAACATGATCGACCGGCCTGCACCAGTGTTGCGGTAGCCCCACCCGGTGATCTCCCCTTCGCCGAACAGACGGAACGCCGGCGCGACGCCGGGTACGACGTCACAGTCATCGAGGTAGAACACAGCGACCTGCACACGGTCTTCAGCCCCGAGACGCGTCAACGTCGGGTCTGCGGTCATCTCGATCTGCATCTCGGGGACTTGCCAGACGCCATAACGCATCGAGACGGACTTCGCCGGCACTTCGATGCCGTTGATATAGACGATGAATGCAGCCTGACGCGGCGCACTGGCAGAGAACGTGGTCTTGGAAGCAGTGGTCATGCGATCAACATCTGGGTTGCGAGACACACGGTCGCGGCCAACGCGCACGTACGGTATCGAGGATATGGCGCCATTGCGTAGAGCCGGATCAATTCGACATAAGACTGTGGAATAGCGGGGACCTCACCGAGCGCATCGATTGCGGGCCCGATCAAGTAGCGCTGCAAACGCATGCTTCCATCGATGTCAAGAAAGCGACGACGCTCACACACGTTCGACTCAGGAACGTCTGCAGGAAGCGTGATCAGTTTGTTCAGCACCGCGCTGAGTTCGGTCTCGAAGGCCATCTGAAAGACGATCCGTGCGCCTTTCTTCAGGTCGTTCGGATCCACGACGGCATACAAGAACCGCTGCCGCAGTTGCTCGAGCGGGTAGGACGGAAGCGGCAACAGGAGCTGCTTCTCGAAGAGGGACGCGGTTCCGTTCCAACAGGTGGTCATGGGTCACGGCACCGTGCGGAAAGAGGAGTTGGGCGTGGGCGTCAAGACGTTGTTGGCCGGGTTGATCGTTGCGAAGGATTGCTGCGGTGCTGGGGCCGGCGTTTGAATCGTGCCCTTGGTGTTCGCCGTTGGGTCCAAGCCCGGGCGGTACTGTGCAGCCGCGCCGTCCGTTTGCACCATCGAGTTCTGGCTCGTGTCGATCACAGTCGTGGGTGCGGGAGTGCCTGCGGCTGACTGACCTGCAGGGATGGGCGGTGTCACCGAGACCGTGCGCACACGCTGGTCGTTGGCTACGCCCGTCGGCGCCAGCTTGGCGATCTCCGCCTGCGCGGCGAGCTGCACGTATTGCTCGGGACGCATCTTGGTGAACTTGGCGTTGGGCAGGATGACGTACTCCTTCACGAGGAAGGAGAACGAGAACTGAACAGCCAGCTCGTTGTCAGCCACCAGAACTTGTTGGTGCGCGTTCATCGTGCCGGACACGATGACGGAGTCGTAGCGCAGGCGGGCAAGAGCACCGCGACGTGCGAGCTGTGTGCCTCGGAGCAGCTCGAGGTACGCGCGGGCGAATCCCGAGCGGTGATCGTCCTGCATCGAGTTGAGCAGGACGCCCGAGTACTGGAACATCGGCGGGCTTTGTCCGTAGTAGAACGCGACGTAGTCGTCTGCGAGAACCTTGTCGACCTGCATCACTTCTTGGAACGACTCGTTGGCTGACGTCAAGAAGAAGTCGATGAAGCCGGTACCTGCGGAGCCGCCCTTCCCGCTCGAGAGCAGGACCTGCGCGAGCGCTTTCGTCTCCTGGTTGGGCAGGCTCGCAAGGTAGGCGTCGATGGCCGGGTTGCCTGCGTCGGCAAGCGAGATGTACAGCCGCGCCATCGTGTCGCGGAACTCCGCGTCACGCAGCCTGCCGTCGTTCCGCGCGTACTTCGGCGTCATCAACGGGTTCGCCCCGAAGACGCCTTGCTGGCCGCGGTTGTACATGTCCGGCTTGGACGCTGCTGCCGTCACCGCGTTGACTCGCCCTTGCGAGAGCACCGCAAACAGCGTCCCGTCTAGCGTCGAGACGTCCTGCCCCTTGTTGTTCGCAGGTTCGAACAGACCGAAATCAAGTGGGTTGGCCATGGCTAAAATCTCGACTGTTGGCTGGAGTTGTTGAGTACTTGCTTGAGGGTGGTGACCGACTCTTGGAAGTCCTTCACCGACGACGAGAACAACACCGTGCTGTCCGCCGTGAGTTGTCCGATGTCCGACGAGCTGGCGTCGCCCTTGGCAACCTTGTCACGCATCTCCTCGACTGCGGAGATCTGATCGTCGATAGCCTGTGCGGAGCGGTCGGTGCCGCCGCCGGAGATCTCTTTTGTCTTGGTGACGCCACCAACTTCCGAGATGACTTTCTGGATTGCTGCGTCTCGATCAGCACCCTTGGGCTTGGCCCTCGCCGCCAGCAGCTTCTTGTGGAGCGCCGGAGATGTGTCTTCGAGGTTTTTCATCTGCGTGTCCGTCAACCCTTCGACGGCGTCGACCGCGAACTTAGCGTCAGCAAGCCCCTTGTCCCCCACCTTCTCCGACAATGTCTGGAGGAACTTCTTCTGGGTGGCACCTTCGAGCGTCATCTCCAGCGCGCCTTCGATTGCTTCGACGCCTTCTCCCGCTTCCTTCGGACTCGCGCCTGTCGTCACGGTCTTGATGAGGGCTTTACGCGTGTCCTCATCCATATGGCCCATCTTCTCTTCAGCGTCTTCTTTGAGTGCGCTGAACTTGTCACCGTATTCCCCTTGCATGGCCGTGATGATCGCGTTGGCCTTGTCTTTCTCTGCCGGGGTCGAATTGGCTGCAACGGTGGCGTACGCAGCCGCAAGTGTAAGCATGTCCTTGCCGCGCTTGGCGAGGTTGCCGTCCTTGTCACGCTCAACGTCTGCCGCACCGAACGTCGCCTTCAGACTCGCCCGCGTCTTCTCGTCGATGGAGATTTCCTCAGAGGTCTTGTTGAACCACCCGTACTTGGTACCCGTGAGTCCGGCCTTGCGGTACAGCGCCTTGATAGCCTTCTCGTGACCTTCTCGAGAGCGCTTCCAGTCCACACCGCCGATCGCCTCTTGCACGTCCTTTGCCTTCATCAGTGTTTCGATGTGGCCCTTGTTACCGCCGCGCATGATCTCACGCGTCAGCATGGCGTTGACGGTGGGCTTGTTGGCCTCGTACTTCTGCGCCGCGTCGCTATCGGAAAAGCCCTGCGACTTGTACATCTCGATGCCCGCTTTACGTAGTTCGCTAGCGCCTACCGCCGACGCACTGTCTACACCGCTAGCCTTCAGATCGTCGAGGCTCGAACGCAACGTGGTCACAGCCGCCTGCAGGCCCTTGTGTACGTTGAAGTCCTTGTGTTGGGTGTCTTGCCCCGAGGTCTGAAGCTCGGAGTAGGCTGCCATCGCCTTCTCGCGCGTCATCGCCTCACCGCGTGTGACCGCTTGACCCGCCTCGCTCACGTCACGCACGCGTGTAACGGCGTCGCCGACGTTGCCGAACGACGCAAACGGGTGCCAGCCGCCGAAGCTGCCCCGTGAATGGCTTGCGATCTCGACGAACCGGTTCTCATCACTCTCGCCCGTGAGGCCAAGCCAGCTAACCATGCGGTTCATCTGCCGGTCCGCGTGCCCGCCAAGACCCTGGGTCGTGCCGATACGGTCCATGGGGCTCTCGCCAGCGCCTTCGCCGTATTGTCGTCCGAAGCGACGGAGGCCCGCTCGTGCCATGCCACGTTCGCCTTCGGTACGCGCCATCTCACCTTCGCTGTAGCGATCGATAAGCTCGCCGCGCCCTGCAGCCGCCTCGTCTTCGTGAACCCGCTCGAAGTGTTCCGAGATCGACCGGAAGGGTGATGAGATGGCCTCACTCACGCCCGCACCAAACCGCCCGATCGCACGGCGTGCTCGCGTACCGAGCCCAGGCGTCCGGTACTGCTCGCGACGCGCACGATCTTCATCGGCGGCATCGCGACGACGGACCTTGAGCTGATCGACCTGTGCGTCCCAGAACTCACGGCTCTCACCCATCTTCGCCATCGTGCGCGATTCGGTCTCCGACATCCCCATCGCACGGAAGCCTACCGCGAGGTCCGCACCATGGCCGATCTTCTGCTGGAGCGCCTGCGCTTGGCGGTACGACATCAGCTGCATCTCGAGCGGGCTGAGCTTCTGAGCGATCTGGTCCGTGAACTCCTGGGTGCGGTTGGCGAACTCGAGGTTGCCCGAGACGCCGATCTCGCGCCGCTTGGTCGCCGCCATCTGCGAGACCTCCTGCATCGAAAGGCCCTGTGCGCGCCGATAGAGGTTCGGATCGACGGTCAGTGCGCCGTGTTTGTCCCGTGTGAGTGACGCCGCGAGGTAACGACCGTCGTCCATCGCACCGAGCTGCGCCTTCGCCAGGATCTGTGCGACGCCTTGGTGACCGCCAGCGCGCGCCATCTGCAGATCGTTGAGCGCTCCCGTCGACCCCGCGATGTTTGCTAGACCTGCGCCTGCCTGTCCCGCCATCACACCCGTCGCACCTGCAAGGCCCATCTGTTGGGCCATGCCTGCGCCCATCTGACCGTACTGACCCATCTCCGCCTGGGAAACACCGGCCATGCGTGCGAACGCCGCACGGTTCGCAACAGCGCCTGCTTGCGCCGCGAGGCCTTGGAAGCCCATCGTCCGCATCTCGCCGAGCGAATGGATGGCGTCACGCACATCCGGGTCGCCGGTGATCTTCATCAGCACCTTGACCGCCTTGGAGATCTCCTTGACCTTCGCAACGAGCTGGTCCGGTGACTGCGCGCCCGTCAGGAGTCCTTGCTGCCCGGATAGCTGCATGATCTTCATCGCGTCCTGGGAGTTGAACCCCGTGCGCTCGAAGTCATAGTCACGCTGCATGTGTCGGAGACCTGTCGCAGTCTGACGTGCCGCTGTCGGGTCCATCCCTTGACCCGTCATCATGTTCAAGTTCGAACCTGACACCATGAACGGTGACGTCATCTGCTGAATCTGTCGTCCACGTGCAAAGTCCTGTGTGACGTTGCCCGTCATCACGCCCGACACAGCTCCGCCAATCTTGCCGCCGAGCCACGACCCTGCCATCGTGCCAAGCGGACCCAGTGCCGACCCCAATGCGCCGCCGATCACACTGCCGCCAACACCCATCACGCCTTCGGTGACGCCTGCCGCCATACTCATCGCGCTTGATTGCGCGTGTTGCATCATTTGCAAGTTGCGCATTGCAGGCGATGCGAAGTGTGCCTGCGGCATCGTGGGTGCGAACGGGTTGAAGATCGAAGGCATCCGCGGAGCGCCGCCGCCTGCGAAGCCGCCACCAGCAAACGCGCCGCCGCCTGCGAATCCACCGCCTCCATAGCCGCCCCCGCCGTTCCCGCCACTGAACCCGCCGCCGACCGGCGGTGCCATGAAGGGGTTCATCGCGCCCATGCCGACCATCGCGCTCACCGACGGCGTCGGAGCTGACGGTGGCGGCTGGTAGCGCGTGACCTGTGCAGCCTGCAGCGTCTGCTGCACCATGTTGTCGTGGCGTTGCAACGCCTGGAGTGCCGCCTCACCGGGGTGCATCACGGGCGGTGGTGGGGGTGGTGCTTGGAACTGCTGACCCGCGCCGCCCATCGCTTGGGCTTGCGGCATCGGCAGCAATCCAAGGTTGAATTGCATCGCCGAGAAGCCCGACATCATCTGGCGGATGGTGTCGTTCGACTGCTGGTCTGCCATTTGGGGTTATTGTAGCGTATTCCAGCAGTTACTTGGCATTCTTCGGGTTTTGGCGATCGTAGAACTCACCCATCCGGTTCAGCCGCTCGATCAGCCGCTCGTCATGCTCACGCTTCGCGACGATCTCTGCTTGGGCAGCACGGCGCCGCGCGACCTTTCGCTTGAGGACTTCGGGGTCGTACGTCTCTTGGAAGACCTCGGCTGCGTACTCCGCAACGATCCCGCCGAACGCTTTTCCAGCATCCACATTGAACACGCGCGCGATCATTTTGGCGATCGCATCGACATGAGACACGCGCTCCTGGCGCTCCCGGAAGACCATCTCGCGCATCACGCGATCCTCAATAGAACCGTAGGGCGCCAGATGCATGCCGCGCGAGAACAACACCGCGCGTGCGTTGCCTCCCGGGCGACCTAGAAATTTTCGATGGCGCCCTCCTCGAGGACGGTGCTGATCATACGGTCGAACTTGGTGAGCTTGGTGATGAGCAGCCGCATCGCCGGATCCGACAGGTTCTCGACGTAGCTCAAGCGGTCGAAGAAGGACTTTTCGATGGCGTCGTGCTTGCTGCCCCGGGGCAGGTGAGTGAACGCGTCGTCGGCGAAGCGCTCGAGCGACGCCGCCAACAGCAAGCGTGCCAGCAGCTCGCTGTAGTGCACCTCGTACGTCAGGCGCTGGGCTTCGATCTGCTCTTGGGCGCGCTTCGTGTCGCGCGAGTTGCGCGTGCGAAAGCGGGCCTTGATGGACTTCGTGATCGCGACGTCCTCAGCGTAGTAGCCCTTGAGAAGGACGGCGTCGATGATCTCGGCAGCCTTGACCTTGGTGACGCCGATCTCCTTGAGACGCTCTTCGTAGGAGACCATCGGCTTGAGGGTCGCCTCGTCTTGCTGGACGGCCTCCTCGAGCTTTTGCTCGGCGTGGTCGAGCGCGTCCTTGGTCGGAGAGGTGCCTGCCTTGGGCAGATCGACCACGGGGCGCGAGAAGTCACCGATGCGAGCGTCATCCGTAGTTGGCATGGAATCTTGGTACAAGGAACGGACTAGGAAAGCAACCTATCGTCTTGATGTTTATCCCATGAGCAAGGCAGACTCACCCAGCATGCGCACGGTAACCGACTACTTGACCGATCCCGCGCACGGCTTGGTGCGTGAAGCGCGGCCTCCCCAGATCATCATGGCGAACTCCATCGAGGAGGTTCTTCGAGACGGGGGAGCCTACTTCTGCGAGGCCCCGGTGGCCACCGGCAAGACCTATGCGTACCTCCTGCCGGCGCTTCTGGCTGCGGGGCGTCGGGTCGTGGTGGCAACGGCCAAAAAAGGGCTTCAGGACCAGATCGTCGGCAAAGACTTCCCGACGTTGAAGCGTGTGCTGAACCAGCCCTCCGCGACCGCGATCCCCTTGAAGGGGAAGGGCAACTACGCCTGCGAGTTGTCCGCGATGACGATCCTCGCCAAGAACCCCGACGACGGCGCGCCGTACATGGACTTCCTCCGGCGTAACCTCTACGGCGATCGGGCCGAGTACCCTGGAATGCCCCCGCGATGGTGGGGCTCTGCGTCCGCCGAAGACTGTGTTGGCAAGCGCTGCGACTACTTCGACAACTGCGGCTACGTCCGTCTCAAGCGGGACGTCTCCCAGTCCAAGCTCATCGTGATCAACCACCACGTGTTGGGGGCCGAGATGTACTTCGGTCACGGCAAGCTGGTGGGCGGGCCGTACGACGTCCTCATCATCGACGAGGCGCACACGCTCGCGGCAGGGATCCGCTCGGCGTTCACGCACCGGGTGAGCGAAGATTCGATCACCGCGCTGAACGACTTGCTCAAGCGTACGAGCAGCACGTTCCCTTCGATCGGCAAGCTGCTCGAGCCTTGGAAGGCGATGTTCGAGGCGGTGCCCAACCGGCACTACCAAGAGGCCAACGCCAAGGAGATCCCGGTCTTCCAACCCGTGCTCGCGCTCGCCGCCATCGACGGGCTGCGCGCCTTGGCGGTCGAGCTGGCCAAGTCCACCGAGGTGTTCTCCAAGGAAGACGAGTCCGAAGAACCGCGCGAGTACGCGCCGATCGACGATGGGCTGTCGGAGTTCGACGAAGAGATGCGCGGCATCGAAGTCGACCTGGCACACGAGGCGGTGCGAAAGGAAGAAGGCAACGCCCGCGACCTCGCGTTCCTCGCGCAAGCCACGCGGCGTGTCGATTCGTTGCTACGCGGCCTACAGACGGCCCAAGGTGTCGTCGACCCAGACCTCGAGGTCACCAATCCCGAAGAGCAGGCGATGCGCCGGGAACGCATCCTCGCGAACACCGCGATCTACGCGACGCAGGATGACCGTGGTCGATTCGGCATCAACTGTGCGCCGGTGAGCGTGGGCGGTATTGCGGGCAAGTACTTCAGCGCCATCAAGACGATCGTGGTCTGCAGCGCGACGCTGGCGGTCAACGACGCCTTCGACCACGTGACCAGCATGACAGGCTTGTCGCCGGCAAAGGCGGAGGTGCTCCCGACGTCGTTCAACTACGACGCGCAGGGCTTCGTGTTCGTGCCTCGCGAGCTGCCTGCGATCGGACGGAACAACCCTGACTACGCCGTCGTCATGCAGCGCCGTGTCGACATGGCAGTCAAGCTCGTCGAGCTGTCCGACGGTGGCGCGTTCATCTTGACCACCGCGAACGATGAACTCGATGCGTTCGCTGTCGCGCTCAAGCAACGCTTCCCCGGACGGACGTTCGTGCAGGGGCATCGCAAGAACCCGTGGGACGGCGATCCGAACGCTGCGCTCAAGTTGTTCAAGGCGACACCCGATTCGATCCTGGTGGGTTCGAAGTCCTTCTGGGAAGGCGTGGATGTGCCTGGCGGCGCGTTGCGACTCGTCATCATGGCGAAGCTCCCGTTCCCGCAGTTCAACGACCCCATCATCAAGGCGCGAGAACGTCTGGCAGGCAAGGACGCCTTCCGTGACGTCCAGATGGTCGACATGTTGATCGACTTGCGCCAAGGCGTGGGGCGCCTGATTCGTAGCAAAGACGACCGCGGATGCGTCGCCATTCTCGACAGCCGCATCTGGGACAAGACCTACGGAGGCGCTGTTCGACGTGCATTGCCGTGGTCGAACGCTGCGATCACGTCGGACATGAAAGTATGCGAGCGCTTCATCCCGCGGTTCGTCGCGCACTTCCGGCGCACGCCCGCCGCGTGAGTTTGCGTAATAAACCCATAAGACCTATCATTCCGTCGCCATGAGTCGTGACCCTTACGTATCGCTGCTGAAGGAACTCAAAGACAAACGCCTGTCAAAGAACTTGACGCAGGCGGAGGTCGCCGCGGGTATCCAGCTCAGTCGCGCGCAGTACACCGCCATCGAACAAGGGCGGAGCCTTCTGAACTGGCGCCACCTGCACAAGCTGGCCAAGTTCCTCAAGACCAGCTGGACCATCGGCGCATGAAGGCGGGCCGCCCCAAAGGCACAAAGGTCGTCGTGTGCCCTTGTGGGTGGCGCGTGACTGGGAAGGGCAAATCGGCGAGTTGTACTTCGTGTGGGCGGCGCGTATCTCTCAACAAGAAACAGCCTCGCATCAAGGCGGTCGCATGACGCACAAGTACGTGGTGGGTGTGGATGAATCCGGGTGCGGCGCTCTGATCGGACCGTTGGTCGTCGTCGCAGTGGCATTCCCTGTCGACGCCGAACGTGTCACATCGATGTGGAAGGGTGTGTACGACGACAAGACCTTGGTGGCAGGAGACTCGAAGGGCATCAAGAACCCCGCACACCGGGCGGCACTCTCGATTGCGGTGCAGGCGACCTGTTCCGCCGTGACCATCATCGAGAAGACGTCCGCCGAGATCGACGCGCGGCTCTTGGGGTCCGTCTTCCCCGAGGCGATCAAGCTGGCGGCCTCGCGGTGTCTCGAGCGCCTGAAGACGCTCGACCCTTCGCTCGAGCCAGATGACTTTCTGGTCTTGATCGACGGGGACCTCGAACGCCCTGACCTCCCATGTCAGGTCAAGTGCATCCCCAACGGCGACAAGCTCGACTGGCACATCGGCGCGGCATCGATCGTCGCGAAGGCAACGCATGACAAGCGGATCGACGAGCTACACAAGGAGTACCCCAACTGGGGTTTCGACAAGAGCCGCGGGTACCCAACACGCGAGCACAAGGCGCTCTTGGTCAAGCGCGGCCCGACCGTCGCACATCGCAAATCCTACCGTCCCGTGCGTGCGGTGATGCCTCGTTCTGAAGGGATCGAGGACTGATGGACTTCGACATCCTCAAGCAGCGGGTTCCCCACACGACGTGTGCGCGTTGCCGCAAGAAGTTCAAAGCTGGCGATCGCGTCCTGCCGGCACACATCATCTTCAACCCCAACGCGCGGGATCCTCAGACGCAGGAGATGGGGATCCACATGTCGGGCGAGTTCGAGTTCGTTCACGCGTCGTGTGTGGACCCGTGTTTGGATGGACGTGTTCTGGTGGTGGCGTGAGCGACAAGAAGCCGAAGGGGATCGTAGATCCGTGGCGCACAGTCGAACCCCTAAGGCCCGCACCACGCCTGACACCCCCGTCATCAACACGCAAGCGGATCAACCTAGATGAGGTCGACCGAGACGCAGACCTCGCCATCCCCAACAAGCAGGTACTGCGGTTCACGCACGTGTGCTTCGACGTAACGTCAACGCGTGTACAGACGGCGAGTGATGCACTCGATGCTTTGGCGGACTGTACTGCGGACCTGTTCTCTGTACGCGATGTCAGCACCATGTTGACTGCGACAGGAATCGGCGTTCGTTGCAAGGACCGCATGTTCAACGTTCCGACGGAAGACGAAGTGGCCTCGACGCTCAAGAACGCGACATCCTGTTTCTGGTTCGTACAGAAACCGCTCGACCAGGGCGTGTTGGTGCTTGCACGCATCCTCCGCTCTCCCTACGCAGCACCAACCTTGCACCGCTATGGCATCACGGTCATGATGACCGCCAGCTAGGAGACTTCTGTGGCCGACAAACCCTGCAAAGACTGTCAGAACTACGACCCCATCATCCGCGGTGCCAAAGAAGGCCGTCACGGTCGTTGCGCCGTGCAGTCGGTCTATCCGGCCGCCGAACAGAAGGGTCAGATCTTCCCGCCTGGCGTGGCGCGCGCAGAGCCCGGCGAGCTGGCCAAGCCGGCCATCGTCGTCGGTTCAGAGATCGTGCGGGGCTGCTTGCAGTTCCGGGCCAAGCCCGCGACCAAGGTGAAGCGATGAGTGAAGAAGAATTCGCCCGGAACGTCTCGAAGTCGCCTGCGAACGTCGAGAAGGCCCGGCAGACGATCGCAGCGGGCGCGATGAACGAGCATTCGCTCGAGGCAGCGGGCAACGCGGAAGAGATCATCCGCTACCTGGGCGAGCTGTGGGGCGACCGAGGGTTCACGCCCGAACAGTGCGTGTTCGCACTCGCGCTCGTGACCATCAACTACCGCGAGAGCCTCCCCGAGAAGTACGGCGGCAAGGCCATGTTCGACCGCATCGCTGCCGAGGCGAGGAAGTACTACGATGCCAACCGCTGACGCGGCGAACCAGTACTTGGCCTACCAGAAGGGCTGGAGCGCCGGCGCTGCGATGCGTGCGATGGATGGGCTGATCACCAGCCACCACGACCTGAAGATCGCGGCAGCGTACGACCAGGGCTACAGCGACGGGCGCCTCGCACGCAGCAAGGCGATGCAGGCCGCTGCCGACCGCTACAAGCATCAGGTCAACATCCTGCGCCTGTGCGACGGCGACGGCGCTGCTGCCGAAGCCTAGGCACGCGCGCGGAGGAACTCGCCGAGGCCCTCGACGGCCTTGGCACGCAGCACCTCGAGCGACGCGTTGTTGTTGATGACGTAGCTGAACTCGCTGTCCGGGATGGCATCCATCTCCGTCTCGGATGCGTGTCCTGCGAAGCCTTGTGTACTGTTGTCGGTCGAGGGACGGCGGATGCGCCAGATCTCGCCTCCGGCTTTCTTGATCGCCACCATCTCGGACTTGAATCGGCAGTCGGTGATGGCGATGAAGAGCTTCTGGCCATCGAGCATCGCGCTCGCACGCTTGATCGCGTGCTTCACCCACGCGTCCTTGTCGACGCGGCGAACGCCTTCGGTGCCGATGAACTGCAGGATCATGCGGTTCGTCCAGAACGACGCGAACGCGGCTGGCGCACCCACCGCCGTGCAGCCGTTGCAGAGGACCTGTGACGTTGCGACGAGCATGCAGTTGATCGAGCCGCACGCGGGACACTTGAAGAGCGGCAGGTCGGTCACCTTCGCCTTACCCTCCTCGGTGTAGCAGTCGTCGTGGGTGAGTCCGAAGAGGTCCATGCAGACCTCCTTGAGCTTGTCGGCGAATGCGAACGTCGCTCCCTTCGAGTTGTGCTCGACGAGCATCTGTCCGACGGTGTCCTTACCCGAGTGTGCTTTGCCGCATAAACCAATCAGACGCATACAGTCTCCTTGTTCCGATGTAACCGGCGATTAGGACACGCCGGGATGTTTAGACGTACGCGCCGGGCACGTACAGCTACTTTAGTAAGGCCCCATTCCTTCGCGAGCGAATAGTCGCTTTGTATCCCCAGCCGACGTAATTCCTTTGCTGAAATGGACGTCTTGTTCCAAGGCACACCGCCTAACGGGCGCCCTTTACGTGACGGGTCATAAGATGCACGTATGCCAAGACGTACGCGGTGATACCGAATAGCCTCACGTGTCAGACTGCATTGTTCAGCAATGCGCGCGTCGGATATTTGGCCGAGTAATCGAACTAATTTCGCAGGGAGGGTTGTCCGTGTATGTGCACCGTTTCCACCGTCGCTCGAATTCAGCAAACGACAACCACGTCGCCGAAGCCGTTTGATCCAAGCTCTCTCCATTTTCTGCCAATCAATGGTACCAACGCACAAAACTATCACCACCGGCTGAAGCCCTCTAACCAGAAGACCGCGTATCCAATCACCAACGCGCGTCTTGTTGCGTCCCGATCGGGCCTTGTACAAGTGATTGTTTCGGCGTGATGGTACGGATGTCGTCTTTCCAATATAACGAATGCGCTTTGTAAGCGGATGCGCAAGCCCGTAGATGGTGAAGGACTTCATTCTAGGTACATGACCCGCACAGGCCAGAACGGCTGTGGCGGCACACGCCATCCAAAGTCGTCGTCAAACAGGTCTACGAACTGGCGTATCAGGTCGAGGTGTTCCTTGTCGATGCGCCAGCCTGGGTCTTCTGTCCCACGCCAGAACTTGTCATAACCCTCACGCCCACATGCGGGTCCATCGAACACGATGGCGCGAATCTGTGGGTTGGCGAGGATGTCTCGCACGATGTCACGCAAGTAACTGCTCGAGTCGCCGATCGCTACTGCTGCCCGTTCGGACCAGCGTTCACGAAGTACGTCGTTTGACCTGAGCATCGGGCAGGCAACCACGATGACTTGACCCTTGGGGTTCAACGTCACGTAGTTGAGCTTGCTCTGTGGTTTCCACACGCCCAACGTTTATCACACAATCACCCTACGAACGAAAGAACCACCATGGCCAAGATCCCGCTCGGAATCGACAAGAACTACTGCAGCGGCTGGGGCGTTTTCGCGGGCGTGCGCGAACTGCTTCAGAACACCAAGGACGCGGACGAAGACGGCTACAAGATGACGATCGAGCACTTCCCGCGCTCGGCGCGGCTGGTGATCTCCAACGCTAACATCTACGTCGATCCCGCCAAGCTGCTCATCCTAGGGAAGTCCGACAAGGTCCCTGGGCAGAAGCGGGGACAGTACGGCGAGGGCTTCGTCTTGGGGGTGCTCGCGCTCATGCGAAAGGGTCACGACGTCAAGTTCACCAACGGGGACCTGTCCTGGACCGTCTCGTTCGAGCAACCAGACGTCGGGCATCCGTTCGAGGGTCAGGAGCTGCTGACGTTCAAGAGCCGGAAGGTCTCGATCCGAGAGTCCGACTTCAAGATCGAGATCGACAACATCCCCACGGAGGTCTGGACCGAGCTGAAGAAGTTGTTCCTGTTCCTCGACCCGCCCAAGGCAGCTGACACCCTCGAGATGTCGACGGGCACACTGCTGTTGGCACCTGCCCGCAAGGGCCAGGTGTTCTCTCGTGGCATCTTCGTCAAGGTGTTCGAGGATCTCGCGTGCGGCTATGACATGAAGTTTCTCGAGCTGGATCGCGATCGCAACGCGCTTGACGAATGGTCTCTCCACTACAAGCTCGGCCACCTGTGGCAGGAGGCGTGCTCGCAGAAGCCCGAGCTGGCCGCGCCTCGCGTCTACGAGATGGCGAAGGCCGATGCCGCCGAGGTCCGACAGCTGAAGTACCACGCCGACGCCAAGCTCCTGAAGCACGTGCGCGAACGTTTCGAGGAGGAGCAAGGCCCAGACGCCTCGCCGGTGACCACGATGTCAGCCGCGAAGGAAGCCGAGAGCGTGGGCGCCAAGCCTGTGGTGGTCTCGAACACCCTGCAGGAGCTGCTCGAGAAGGGCGGGCTGTCGGCAGCGACGGTGGCTGCCCGGATGGAAGGGACGATCGAAGAACGCTTTGCGCCAGCCGATCTGACGCCGGCAGAGTGGGCAGTCCTCGATCGAGTCACGCCCTTCCTACCGTCGATGTCCGTGGTGGCGTTCCGCGGGACCAAAGCAGCCTGCCGGCTCATCGACTCGGACAAGATCGTGGGCGTCGAACGACGGCTTCTGGCGGCGCCATTCAAGGAACTGCTGACGTCGGCGCTGAATGCCGAGGCCAAGCGTCGGAACGTTCAGCCGCTGGACCTCCTCCTCGAGCATGTGGCACGTGAGGTGGAGCCTCCGGCGCAACCCGAGGCCCCCGCTTTCGAGATGTGCGACGAGTGCGGGAAGGCTATCCCAGACGGGGAACCTTCGATGATGAACTGCGACCACCATCACTCGTGCTCGTTGTACGAAGTGTGTCATGCCCCGGCGGAAACCTCGCCCATCTGAACCGTCGTGCGCACGCTGCGGGAACGAGACGGACCTCGTTCAGTGGCACGACGGCAAGGTCTATTGCCCGAGCTGTCTTGACTGCGGTTGTGACGACAGCTTCCAGAAGATCAACGGCACGTGCATCAAGTGCCTACGGGACTTGCACACGATCATGACGTTCGAGGGCCCACGACTGCGGGACCCTGAGGTCTACGTGTTCGACGCTTTCAAGGAGTACGGCGTCCGCGCGCACGAGCTGATGACTTGGACCTTCGAGGAAGAAGAGATCCTCGAGTCCGTGTGGGATGGGGAGAAGCGAAAAGACAGCAAGGACGGACCGAAGTTGGCCCCACCCCATCACCGGACTGAACGCCAACCGCGTTGACGCGCAACGATACTAATTGTCGATTGCGCCACGTTGAAACGTTTAGCGAGCTGTGTTTGTGACACATCCCCGCGTTTGAACGCGCGTCGAATCGCAGCGACTTTGCGGGGCGTGAGCTTCGCGTTCCAGTGGCGGGTTCCGCGTGGCACGCGCCCCTTTGTAGCCGCGTCCCGCATGTTGACGTCTTGGTCACTGCGAAAAAGATGGCTCGGACGAACACATCGAGGATTGTCACACTTGTGAAGAATGCCGATGCCGCGCGGTGGAAGGCTTCCGTGGTGAAGTAGCCAAGAGAAACGATGGGCGGCGACCGTGCCTTCCCCCGCGCGCCCTTTGCCGAGATGTCCGTAGCCTTCACCGTTCGTTGACGCGGTCCATAACCAACACCTCCGCGTCTTTTTGACCTTGGCCCAAAAACGGGTCTTGATGGAGGTAGTTTGGCGCGGTCTCACGGTAAACGCCCCCCAAAGTGTTCAGTCTCGAATTCCTTGCGGTACTGCCGGAAGCCGATGAAGTTGCCACTGCGGTCGGGCGTCGCAAGCGCCTGGGCGACGTGCTCGAACGGGGACCAGTGGCCCGGGTCGCCTGTTGCGGGGCCCGCACAGAGCCGGTCGTGGAGCTTGATGTCCTCGACAGGGTCACGCTTGCCCTCGTGTGTCAAATACGACACACGTGCACAACGTCCGACCGAGATCTTCTTTAAGACATCCATGGAGACGTCGTCGGATCCGTCGGTGAGGGGCAGATGCCATTCACCTGCGGCAAGTTCCTGCGGCAGGTTCGACGGTGCGTGGAACTTCTCCCACATGTCCTTGGCTACCCACGCGATCTCGGGCTGGGCCATGCGGTGGTTCCGCAGGTGGAACCAGTTGTCGAACTCCGTTGCCGAGAGAATGACAGTGATGAACATCCACGGCTCGATGATGCGGTTGGCGAGCTGTTTGTGGACGCCCAGGCCTGCGAGGTTCCGGCACTGTTGCACCGCAAGGTCTCGCGCATAAAGCCACTGGGCTTCGGCTTTCTGCCGTTCGGCAGGCGACATCTCGACCTCGGCCTGCATCCCCTTCTGGTTCTTGCCCCAGAAGACCGGCATCGCTGGATCCTGTTCGACGCGCTCGATGAGCTTCTCGATCGGGATGGCCCGGCTCGACGCGGCGTTGCGACTGAACAGTCGATGGGTCATCAGCTCGGCGTGCACGAAGCGTGGGTAGGTCAACTCCCAGGTGGTGAGACGTTTGCCGCACGGAGCAATCGAGTCCTTGAGAATGCGTGTGGAGTACATCCATAACCTCCGGTTAAATTTGGTATCAGTATCCGATGGAGGAGACGCTATGGCATTAGATGATCTGGAGCAAGCACTCTTCGAAGCGAAGTGGGGAGACGCGGAAGAAGACGTGATCGAAGTGATCGCCCGGATGCTCGAGCAGCCCCGCGAGGTAGTCGAGCGCGTCCTCTTTCTCGTTGAGGAGGTCAAGGGCGACATCAGTCATCGTCTCGTCAATGCGTGTCCAACGCTCAGCACCGACTTGCAGCACGCCCTACGGACCGTTGTACAAGAGGGCGTGGCACGGGTACTCGTGCGCTACGCTATCAACAACGACAAGCCGATGTTGGCGCCGTTGCACAAACTCATCAAGGACCCCTATGAGGTCTGCTCGGGGTGTTCCTACTCCATCGACTGCATCGCGAAGAACTACAGCACGCCGGATCACTGCTTTCGTCAGGGGCCGCCAGTAGGGGTGCGCCCCATGTCGAGGCCCGGCGACTCAACGCATTTGATACGTCTGCGCGATGGTGCCGCGCTCGTGCATCCCGTCAAGATCAGGAAAGACACCGTCACGGTGACCTGTGCGCACCCTCGCGGTACGTACAAAATCGCAGCAAAGGATCTATCGGCATGATGGCGTTGAAGATCCTCGACGTGCTCACCACGTCCGAGAAGAAGATCAAGGAAGGCACAGTCGACTGTGGGACCTGCCCCGTCAGCATGGCTTGCGCGATCAGCGCGGGCGGTAACGGTTGGAAGTTCGGCTGTTGCGGTTCAACGGCAGTTGAAGTGGGCGTTGACGGCGCGTTGCTCTACATCATGGACTGTAGCAACAACCACTTCGAGCAGAACAACAAGACGCCTGCGATGCGATGCCCTCTGTGTACGGGGGACATCATCGAGTGGGCTGAGCGGGGCAACGCGGAAAAGTACCGCTACGTGCGTACGGTACACTCCACAGTCCCAGTCAAGACGCGACTGGACCTATGGCGTAAACGCCTGCTCATCGCGCAGGAGAAGATCCGCAAGGAGACCTCGCGCCTGAAAGGAGCCTGATGGGGTTCGCAAGGCGAAATTCACTGAATCGCCACAACGAACAACTAGATAAAGCCCTTCGCAACGGAGGCGTACGACACAAGGGCACGAATACGGAGATCGTCTTCGAGGGCAAGGCTGAGCGCTTCGTTACGTTCGAAGGCCTTCTTTGGACCGCGACTGGTCGCATGGTCTTCAAGCACCACGATACCCGTGTAATGGCGGTTGATTTCAGCCGTGACATGATCACGGATTTTGGATACACCGGGTACAGCATGACCACGGACAAGAACCTGAGGGGCTGGCGCCGTGCGCTCGGCGATGCGGGGTTCCAGGACATGATTAGCTTGGCGTCCGAGACCAACCCGTTTCGTTGGACGAGCAACCACAATCGCTGGCCCCGGGGTGCTGGATACGCCGAGGACATGTTCAAGCGCTTCTGCGCACGCGTTCCCTGGACCACCCGGATCGACGGGGAAACCTGGTTCGTCGGGGCGAAGTACGCCCCCGTGCTCGAAGACCACTTCGACATGTTGCGCCGCGAGATCCTGAGCGATGGGGTGAGCTGGCACTGGTTCACCGCCGACTGGAACGAGCGGGGGCAGTGGGAGAAGCGGTTCATCGATGATGTCGCCAAGAAGCGCTGGGAGAAACGGGAGGCCAGGAGGTTGCGCGCCGAAGCGCGGCAAGCGATCTATGATGCCTCTGTGGAGGCCGCTGCAACATGAAGTACTTTAACCTGTATCTCGCCGCGCTCTACGACGCCCTCGAGGCAGGCGGCAAGCAAGACGTCGTCGACCGCGCGATCGAAGAGATCAACAACCCGACACAGACAGGGCTCGACGCCTATCTGAAAGCACGGAGTGTTGTTCCGTGCGGGGTCTGCGGAGAGTCGTTCAATCTCGAAGAAGACAAGCCCACGCTCAACGAGGAAGTTCTGTGCCCAAGCTGCAAAAAGACAACGAGCCCATCGTGAAGGATAACCTGTTGCCGTTCCCTTCGCTGCAGGCTGCGCCCCGGGACCCGCCACGCTCCACGGTGTGGCGGGGCCTCCTGTCGTTGGCCCTCATCGGCGCCGGTCTGGGCTTGTTTGCGTTGACGCTTTGGGCTCTGTTCATGTGACGCCATGCCCGTGCTGACCATCAACGTCTTCGTCTCACCGCGCGCCGCCATCTTGGCAGGCAAGGTCACGGTGGGGTCCCAGAGCTTCACCCTCACGGAAGAGGCGCTCGCAACCCTCTCTCCAGAGCTACGCCTCGAGCTGGCGATGGCCTACGAGAACAACGAAGCCATCGGGACCAGCACAGCCGAACCGCCGGTCGTGGAAGCAACGCTGGACGCCATCCGTCCGATTCTCGAAGTCCGTGCACTGCAGCGCAAGCACCTCGAAAAGGCACAGCAGGTCGAGAGCGCGCGCAAGGCCGAGATGGCCGCCGTGACCTCGCGCGATGCCACCGCCAAGGACAACGCTCGCTCCAAGGCTCTGCGCCTCTGGATCGAGAAGAATGGCGACGACGAACAGAGGGCTCGGATGGCCGAGGGCTTCCTGCCCGAGGACGAGATTCTCGATGCCGTGACCGACGAGATGTTGGACCTGTCGGGCTTCACGGTCTACGAACAGCTTCGTCGCGGCGACGCGTGTGACTGTGGATGTGCTCACTGTGTGACGTTCGAAGTCGGACCTCCGAAGTACATGGACGCGTTCCAGTTCTCGAAGCTACAAGCAGTTCGTGAAGCAGCGCCCGACGGTGCGACGGTGAACCCCGTCGAACACCGCGCGGCGTGCCCGGACTGCAAGTGCGTCCCAATCGCAAGAATCTCCGCGCTCATCACCCTGCCGTGGCACGGCTGGGAGCTGGTGCGCGAATTCTTGCTCGCCTAGAAATTGTCACGCTGCGTATCGCTACGGCAATACGTGAAGTTAGGGAGAATGGCTACCAAGCAATGGTGGACGGTCTTCGCCGTCTATGATGACAACGAACAATCCTACGTAGACCATTTCGAAGCCAAGACCTGGCAAGAGGCGCGTTCCAAGGCGCTGCGCAAAGCTGACGCGGTCATCCTGATCGCCGGCATCGTCCCAGGCAAAGTTGACTCGGTCGACGTCGACTCCGTCGAGAACGTCGTGCCCATTCGTGGAAAGGGCCACGCGATAGACGTGGCCCACGTCCGCATTTCAACGCGACAGCTGGTCGTCCCGGCGCGTTGTCCCAAGTGCAAGAAGGACCTTCGGCGTGCGAACGCGATCGTCGAGACCTATTTGACCGCGCACCTGTGGAAGGCGCACCTGTCGCACAACGACAAGGACCTCTCTGGAGAGCGGGACGGCGCGATGAACCGCGTGCCCAAACAGGTCATCGATGCAGCGCGCCTCGAGTGCGGGGCTTGCAGCACCACAATCTGGGATGGTTTCCATGTCGACTAAAGAATGGCGAGTTCTTCGATTGTTTTGACCGCGTATCTTTTAGCGTGTTTAGCGACACGTACACACCGTGCAATGTAGTCAGACGCGGTAGATGCGCCCTTCCCCATGTTACACGCGCGACACGAGATCGTCAGATTACTCGGGCAATCACCTGCACACGGGTCCATGTGTTCAATGATCGAACCATTCAATACATCACCGCAATACTGACATGTTTTAGCTACACGTAACGCTAAAATCACGATGCGACGGTCACGGTCTGACAAATCAAGGTCGCTTGTTCGCGTGCGCAAATACCTTTGACAAGGTTTACAACGGTGTTGTAAAGGCGACCCGGGCATGTAATCGTTTCCACATACATCGCACTGTTTAACGATGTAGGGCCCGCCCGGAGATCGCGCCCGTTTGAAAACGGGTTTGTTTTTGCGCTTTTCAAGCGTCCAGCGCTGTTGGTAATCCGCGACGCACGCGCTGCAGCGCCATGACCTTCCTTTAACGGAAGACAGTTCAACAGGAAACGCCTGTAAGGGTTTTCGTTTAGTGCAAACCCGACACGTTCGTGTACCGGTTGTGGTGGTTTTCCGGGATTTTCGCCACGTACGCAAATACTCTGCGACGCAGGCACGGCAACGGGTTTCAGGACCTCGTGTCGTCGTGTGAAATGCTGAAAGCGGACGGCACTGTTCACATGTAGAACACTTCTTCGTTTCCCGCATCGAGGAACCTTGACATGAAACTGCTACGGCATGCCTCCGCAATATAAACTCAAGAAACTGAGAGAGAAAACGCCCGAAATCCTCGTCGAGGATGTTCCCGATCGTCTGTTCCTTTCGAAGAACGACAAGACAGGCGTTTCGATCAACACCAGCATCGCGCTTACTTGCACCGGGATGACGCGCGCATGTAGTGTATACTGCTACGGCCTGGGCGGCCGTATCGCTATGCCAGCGGCGCTGCGACGGCAGGCCGAGAACGCGGCGCTGTTCGGGATCGACACCCAGGAGTGGGGTCAGCTCGCTGACGAGGCGATGGACATCGCGCACGTCGTGTCGCGTCAGCAGGACTTCCTCCGGATGTTTGGCGTGGGAGATCTGCAGCTCGGCAGTGTTTATTTCATAAACCAGCTTGCAGCGTACGCCAAGGCCGTGAAACCTAAGTTTCGGATTTGGGTTTCGACCCGCAAATTCGACATGGCCGCCAAGCTCGTGGAATCCCCCAACCTACACGTGATGCTCAGCTTCGATGCAACAACGCTCGCGCGACACCGCGCTGCAGGGCTAAAGCTCTTGGCCAAACGGCGCCCGCAGTTCTTCGCAGCGTGGGTTCGCTGCACGGATGACGAAGTCATTCCGAAGTGGGTCAACGTCGTGTTCGAGGAGCACGCGATCGGACGTGGACGTGCCAAGCGCGCGCCTGATGCTCGGACGTGTCCCGCGACGATTCATGAAGGCCACCCTGACGCGGTTCCGTTGGAATCCGCCTGTCAAAACTGCATGTACTGCTTCGACACCAAGAAGCGTGCAACCAACACCCCACTCGTAGTCCTACGGAAGAGGAAATGACGATGACGACCGAGACGGCCAAGTCCAAGTCCAAGAAGCAGGCGTTCGACTTTGCACGCAACTCCATGTGGTCGGTCGACCCTGATGACTTGTGCATCGTCGGCGGCAAGTGCTTGCCCAAGGACGAGCAGGGGCCCAACGACACCGAGGAGGATGAGGAGAATTCGCTCTACGACGTCCGACTCCACGAGCCGCTGACGCCCGAGTTCATCAACAACATCTACGCCGTGGGCGTCGACACTCCCATCATCATCGCCAAGCTCGACGATTTCGCGACGGTCGTCGTGGGGCGGTCGCGTGTGCGCGCAGCCCGCGTGGCGAACAAGCGTCGCAAGGCCAACGGCGAGCCGCTCATCAAGGTCGACTGCAAGATGAAGCGCGATACCGACGTCGGCCTCATGGGCACAATGATCTCCGAGAACGAAGCGCGGCGCGACGACGACATGATGACGAAGATCGGCAAGCTCAAGCGCTTCATGAACAAGGGCGTCTCGCCCGAGGACGCGGCCATCCGCTTCAACGTGACCCTGGCCACCATCAAGAACTGGCTCGCGTTCGACGACAACGCGCTGGCCGTGACGAAGAAGGCGGTCGAGCAGGGCAAGATCTCGCCGAGCGCGGCAACGACGCTGGCGCGGATCAAGGAGCCCGAGAAGCAGAAGGAGGCGCTCGAGGCGCTGCTCGAACATGCGCCCGCTGGCAGCAAGGGCTCGACGCGTGCGGCACGCATCGCTGCGAACAATGCGGGCGCGGGCAACGTCACGGGCGTGACCGACAAGAAGACGCTCAAGACGTTCTTGGCAGCGGTGCAAGACACCTCCCACCCCAACGCCAGCGAGAAGACGTTGGCGTGGTGGGAAGGGGTCGAAGATACGCTCAAGCTGGTGATCGGCGAGGCCGCCGATCAACGCTTGCGTACGATTCTCATCGGCGTCTACGCCAAGATCAAGGCGGAGGCGAAGAGCAAGGAGAAGAAGTAGCCGTGGCCAACACCCTCTCGAGCGGCGTCAGAACGCGTGACAGTGTCATCAAGGGATCGTTCGACCCGCCCTATCGAGTCAACCGTAGCTTCATGCAGCACCACGACGGCGATGGCTTGGTGCACGTGTGTGGCTGGTGCTACGGCGCCGACGCCTACGTGACGTGCTGCAAGACACGCTTCGGACCTCAGTTCGTCGTCTACAAAGGTCCGACGTGCCTGCAGTGCATGCTCTGCAAGGGCTGCCCGGCGTGCGTCGACGGTTACGTCCGCGAGGAGACGATGCAGCTGGGGAAGTGGGTCACCAAGGATGCTCGGCAGCTGTACCCGTTCGAAATGGACGATCAGCACTTGGTCAACTCGATCAAGAAGCTCATCCGCGACGAAGAGCACTTCAAGGACGACTGGCGTGAGTGGCTCGAGGTTCTTGGTGCTGAAGCGCAGTTGCGAGGAATGAAATGACGACCAAGAAGATCACGGGCCTGTTCGCGTTCTGGAAGTACCGCTCGTTCCCGTTCGTGCTCGGTGGCACCGTCGTCGAGATGCGTCCCGACGGGGTCGTGCGCACCAAGGAGTACGGGCACATGTGGTTCGTGCCCATCAAGATCATGCCGATCGAGGCGGGGAAGAAACTCCTCGCGCAGCTCGAGAAGGTGCGGGCCGACGAACACACCGCGCAAGCACGATTCAACGCCGAGTGGGCCGCGAAGATTCACGCCCTGCTTCCCGAAGTCAAAGGCTAGGTTTATCGCGTTGACGAAGCAGGATACAGGCATGGTATCAACGGACGATGACGCCAAACGAATTTCAGAAGCTCTGCCTACGGACCGAGGTCACGCCTGCCTTCGTGAACATGCCCGCCGCGACGTCTCAGACGCCTGGTGACCATGACCGCCGAGTGGCGCGGCTGCTTCACGGCATGATTGGGGTGTGCACCGAAGCCGGTGAGCTTCAGGACATGGTGAAGAAGCACCTGGTGTACGGAAAATCACTGGACCTCACGAACGTGATGGAGGAGTGCTTCGACGTCATGTGGTACGTGTCCCTCTGCTTGGACGCGGCGGGCTTCTCGATGGAAGAAGCAATGGAACGCGGGATCGCCAAGCTCCGTGCACGCTACCCGAATGGCTTCACCGAAGAAGCCGCGCTCAATCGCGACCTGGTCAAGGAGCGAACTGAACTCGAGCGACGCTGATGCGTGGACGGCGTCCCAACTACGCGTGGGTAGACATCGCCCCTGCGGAACGCCTTGCCCGCCTCATGCAGAAGGTGAAAAAGCGCCC